TTCGGGCGTTACATTAGGCAAGAGGATGTCCAATGGCGTACGTGATATCCATGCCATTATCTCTATAGCCAACATCAACATGGGTAGGAAGACCTCCACGCAGAAGACGGCTGGTTTGACACCGGCTACGGCTATTTTCGACGAGGTTGGTAAGGGACCTATCAAGAAGCCGTACACGGCCGCCATGCCTTCCTACGACACGCCTTATGGCTGGCGTCTTAGTCCTATCTTGGCTGGTACTGGTGGTGAGGTAGAATTATCCAAGGACGCTCAAGAAATGTTTTCTGATCCTGAGACCTACAATCTTCTGGTCATGGACTGGGATATTTTAAATCGTAGAGCCATAAAAGGGAAAACATGGAAAGAACGGAAATGGGCGATGTTTGTCCCCGGTCAGATGGCTAACTCCGGTGTCAAGAGAACGATAGGGTTAGGTCATTATTTGGATAAGCCTGACGACAAGAAGCTTAATAAGATTAAGATTGATGCCACGGATTTTGAAGCCAGTACCAATAAGCTTAACAAGGAACGGAAGAAGCTATCTACGAAAGATAGGGTAGCTTATACCTCTCATACCATGTTCTATCCTTTTACGATTGATGACTGTTTTTTAAGCTCGTCCCAGAACCTATTCCCGGTAGAGTACGCTATCAAGCATAAGAATGATCTCCTTGAGTCGGGTCAATATAGCGGCATGTTGTGTGATGTTTTTCTTGAATCGGGCAATAAGCTTGGTACTACGAAATCTAATAAACAGCTAGCTGGTTTTCCGTTTAGTGGAGGTGTTATTGATGCTCCTGTCCAGATATTCGAGATGCCTCAATCTAATAGGTTTGATGATTATGTTTATGTAGCTGGTCTTGACGGGTATAAACAGGCCAAATCAGATACAGCTTCACTAGGCACGTTTTATATATTCAAGAGACGTGTAGGTATTCGTGATCCATATGCCTATAGAATAGTTGTGTCATATGCCGCTCGTCCATCATCCATAGATCAGTTTTGTCGTACGTGCGAGGTACTTCAGAAAGGATATGGTGCTATATGTCTTATGGAGAACGCTGACCAGATGTATGAGCAGTATCTTAACCGTAAAAGCGGTATGCCAGCGTCTTTCTTTCTGTTTGCTGGTGAGGCAATAGCCAATAAGTATGTGAAGGCCGGCTCCCGGCAGAACAGCAAGCTGGGGCTATACCCGACCCCCGGCAACCAGAACCTGCTATTCTCGTGCGTCGTGGATTATTGCTGGCAGGATTTCGTTATTGGTTATGATGATCAGACTGGTCTTGATATAACTGTCAAGGGTATTGAGCTGATCGATGATATAGCTCTACTGGATGAAATAATACAGTACAAGCCCGGATTGAACGTCGATAGGATAATAGCGTTCGGACATGCGTTGGTTCTCGCTAGATATTTTGACGATAACAACTACATGCCTAAATCGAAGATAGATGAGATGAATAACGCCCGCAAGGAAGACGCTTATAAGCACCATGAGATATATGCCTCTGCCTTTGGATCGGTATCTATAGGTGCGTTTCGGTAGTTTAGTGTTGCTTAATAACTTATCTTTGCTAAAAACAAATTAGATTGACATGGAGATTTTCAATAGAGATCATTCGTTTCCGGCAAAAGGGGCGCTATTAGGATTACCTCCTCAGGCTATTTCCACGAAGAAAAAGAATAGGAAATGGAAAGAGGATTGTATGGACGCTCTTGAGGCGATAGGGTTGAAACAGTATGATCGTAACCAAATGTACCGTGACTATTATCTGATGGCGGATGGTAAGTTATCTTTTATGGAGATGGCGGATGTTATCCCACAGTTAAGGAACGTACAGAAGTTAAGGAGTGATATAAGGATACCCTCTTTCTTGAAGCATTATGATATCATAGGTGGTATCGTGAATGCCTTTGAGGGATGGTTGACGAACCTACAGGATAAATATACTGTTAACGAGGTAGGGGATCTGGCTATAAGCGAGTACGAGGATACGATGTCCAACTTACTTCACCGCCATATCCAAGAACAGTGGGATATTATAGTCAACCAACGTCTTGTTGAGGCCGGGCTTGATCCTACGTACAATGAGTTTAACTCTGAGGAGGAGCGTCAGGCTTATGTTCAGCAAATCCAACAGGCCAAGACGTCTATGACCCCTGATGATATCCAGAGGTTCATGAGCACCAGATGGAAGACGCAGGCGGCTGTATGGGGAGACCATACGATAGAGTCAGACCGTAGCCGGTTTTATATGGATGAGCTTGACAGGGAGAATTACAGGGATCGTCTTCTTAGCGGAAAGATGTTCCGGAATCATTTCGTTGGCTTCGACTACTATCGTCCGGAGGTATGGAGTCCGATGGAGGTTTTCCATCCTGATGTGAAATACCCGCAATATGGATCTTATGTAGGTCGTCTTCATTATTACGAGGGTGTTGAGTTGATATCAAGATACGGCCATAAGATGACGGCCAAGGACAAGCGTCGGATTATGGGAGGTGATGATGATTATGAGGGATGGGTATCTAATGACGGTACTAGGTATGACTGGAAGAAAAAGAAGCCGTCTATTACCGGTATGTACGAGAATGAGGTTATTCCATGGAAAGGATACCATGACTATGAGTCTATAGTTGCCGCTGAGGACTATTATGGTGTTCCGATGGGCGAGTACCACACCTTCGGGCCGGACGGGGAGGAACACACCCAGCCCCGCTTCTTGCCCCGCTTCCATCCATTTGGCTATTTTAACTCTGACATGTCCAATGGCAAGAGATATGAGATAGATTCCCGCCTTTTTAGGGTTATGGAGGGATATTGGGTATCCATGAAACCGGTATTCTTAATAACTTACATGACGGAGACTGGGATGGTGGATCAGGAGCTTGTTACCGATGAGCTGCTCCCGGAGTTCTTGGAGAAGAACGGTATCAAGAAAGTGAAGAGGGTTATGGCCGAAGCCGTTGGTGATCCTGAGGTGAACACCTATATCTTGGAGTATGTCCCTGAGGTTAGGTTTGGCGTTAAGATCACCGGAGGTAATTTAATGGATAAGCCTATATATATCGGTGGGGATCCAATACCTCATCAGATACATGGTGACAGCAGTCTGTATGATTATGTCATTCCGGTTTCTGGATTTATAGGGGCCAGTCTCGCTGATCGCATACAACCGTTCCAGATGATGTATAACCTTGCTATGAATCAGCTATACAATAACGCAGAGAAGGAGATCGGTAAGTTCTTCTTAGGTGACTTGGGATTCCTGCCTACTGAATATAAGGATATGATGGACAAGAAGGGCGCTTTGGCTACCTTCATGCAGATCGTGAAGTCCGTTTCGTTTATGGGCGTAGGTGGTAACGATACGAACAATCCTTACCAGAATCCTCAGATGAGTAACATATATAACCAGTTCGGTGTATATGATCTTACTAATACGGATCAGATAAGATCCCGTATGGAAATGGCTTCTTACGCCTATATGATGGCTTATAGGATGATAGGTATATCCGAGCAGGCAATGGGTCAGTCAACCAGATACGAGAGTTCTACGGGCGTAAAACAGGGGGTTAACGCTACCATGTTACAGACCCAGACTTACTTTAATGATTTCGATGACTTCAAGAAACGGACATTGGATATTCATCTAGCCGTGGCTCAAGTATGCCAGAAGGAAGGATACGATTGGACCGTGATGTACAGGAACAGCGATCTTTCCTTGGCTTACATCAGTCTTACGGATAATAGCTTGTCGTTACGTCATCTTAATGTTATGGCTGTCTCTAATTCCAAGAAACGCCTGGAATTGGAGAATTTGAAACAATATATATTACAGACAAATACGTTAGGTAATGACTTACTTGATATCACTAGGATGATGAGCGCCAACTCAACGGCTGAGATGAATCAGATCGGAAGGGACGCTAGATCTTACGCCGATCGTGTAAGGCAGGAAGAATACCAGAATCAACAGCGACTTGTCCAGCAACAAGCAGAGGCCGAGCAACAGGCACGTAATGACGAGCATGAGAAGGATAAGGAGCTGGCTTATATCAAGGGTAACTTCGACTTAAGGGGTAAGAGCATAATGGCCGCCGGTCAAGCGGCTAGGACCGAGAACAACTCTGAAGGCATGGATTATGTCGAGGCTATGGCTGATAGGGCTTTAAGGGAAAGAGATCTTGATATCAAGGAAGAGGATATGAAAACCAGACAGGCTAACGCCGAGGCTGAGCGAAGATCTCGTGAGGAGATAGAGAAAAAGAAGTTGGAATTAAAGGAAAAGGAGATAGATGCTAGGAATAAACGTTCTGATACAGATAGGTTTACGTCAATAATAAACAAGAATTGATTACAAGTTTTGTAAATATTTTTACAAAATATGTAATCATTTTGGCGTAAAATTCTGTCATATACTATAATGGGTTTGATTTAATTGGTAATTGGATTAATAATACTTTTGTAAAAAGCAAAAAAGGAAATTGTATGAATGACATGGGTGATTTCGCTAAGGGTTTTAAGACCATGAGTGTCGAGGAACTTTTTTACCGTGGTGACGGTGATGGCGATAAGAATAATATTGAGGGTAAATATGATAAGGATGGTAATCTTATAGATGGTACCAAGAAAGAACCTGCCGACGACGGAGCGGCTGACGGTGGCGGGGATAAGGGCGGCGATGCTACCACCCCAGACCCTGATTCCATTGGCGAAGGCGGTACTGATGATAATAACGTGGTATCAGGATTTAACGGAAAATCTTTCTTGGAGAAGATGGCTGCCAGAGGTATCATAGACAGTATCGAGAACCTAGATATTATGGTAGATGATAAACCGGTTGATCTTTCTACTATCACGAAAGAGGATGATTTACTCGATATAGTGGAGGGATTGATCAAGGATAAGGCTGATGAGTTGTTGAAAGACAAGGTTGATACCGGCTCGATGTCTGATTTCATGAAGAAGATGATAGAGGTGGATAAGGCCGGTGGTAACGTTGGCCAACTATTAAGCCAATATCAGAGTATTCAGGCTCCGTTGGATAACCTTGATATGAGTAATAAAAATGATCAGCTTGCGGTTATCCAGCATTATTATAAGATGTTGGGTATGCCGGAAGACGAGATAAAGGATAATATGGGAATGATGATTGGCAAAGGCGATGAGTTTATCGAGTCCAAGGCCAATAAGTTCCATGATATCCTTAAAAAGGAGATGGATAACCTTATCGAGGAGGAGAAAAAGAAGTCCGAGAAAAGGAGACAGGAGTTAGTTGAGCAGATGAAAGTCTATAAGAAAGGTCTAAAGACATCTATAAGCTCAGGATTTCAGTTGACTGACACGATGATAGGTAAGGCTGTCGATTTCGTTACAAAGCCGATAGACAATCAAGGTCATACGGCTATAGATAAAGCCTATTCCGAGGCTATTAAAAATCCGGATATGGCCGCTGATTTGGCCTTGTTCTTGATGAATAAGGACGAGTTCCTTAAACAGAAAACCAACAAGGCTAAGATGGAGGTTAATAAGAAGACCATCACTCTTCTTTCTGGCAATAAGGGAGGAAAGCAGAATAAGACTAATATCGATAACGATACTATAGAAGCTAACTTCCTTGATCTGAGTGGATCAAAGAGTGTATAACATTAAAAGATAGATAATTATGAACCCTTTTTTGACAAAAAGTTTCCCGGCTACCGTGAATGGTGATAACGTTATTGCCTTCACCGACGCCAAGAACTATAAGACTTCGCTCGTAGAGCATAACTTAGGCTCATTGGCGAGCTGGTATTATGAGGATCCGGATAAGAATCATTTGGGTCTTTTGAATCTGTTCTCTAATATCGCTAATTACCCTGTACCGATGTATATGGGTATGATTAATAACGGAGCTACGATATCCGTTAACGGTATTGGAGCTTCTTTCCGTTATGATCTTCCTGTTACAAAGACATTTGCTGTCGTTACGGCTGAGGATACTTCAGGTCATCACCTGAAACCTGGTATTGATGGTAGCTTATTTGATATCGTTTTGAATACATCTGAGTTTACGGCTTATGATGTTATTACCTACGATGCTGCTAACGGTTGTAATATCCTTATCTCAGGTGAGATCCCGTCTAAGACCGAAGGTGATTTGACACGTTATTGGTGTCGTGTTATCGGTGGTAAGGCTAAATACTTCCCTAAAGAGAAATTACGTCCTGGTATCCGTTATTGGAAGATCGGTCATGCTCTTGGTGAGTACAGTACTCAGTTCTCTAAAGTATCTGGAGCTGACAAGGCCGGTTCTATGACTTGTGAGTTCCGTTTAGGTAACCACCGTGGTGTTGAGGGCGAGACAACTATGTACGCTGGTATGAAGTCCATGCAGGCCGCCCAGAACAGCACTTCAGAGTTCGTGGAGACCGCTCTTCGTCGTATGAATGCCATGAGAAGTGAGTATGAGGGTAATATTCCTGATCTGGCTATTATCGGTAAGACTGTTAATGGTAGACTTGATTTGCGTACAGCCAAAGTAGCCTCTACGTTGGAGGTATTCTGTATGGCTGAGTTGGTTAAGCTGGAAGCTAGACAGTTGATGTGGCAAGAAGGTGGTATTATCATGGATCAAAATGGCCCTATCCATTTGAATGAAGGTATCTACCGTCAGCTTCGCCGTGGTTACACTATCTACTATAGCCGTCCGATGGGTATTACTAAGGACACGCTTATGGCTGCCGCAGCTTATATTTTCCGTGGCCGTCAGGATCTTCCTATTACGGAACGTAAGATTAAGTTCAAGGTAGGAGCTATGGCTATGATTAACTTAGAGAAGTTGATTAGGGAATCGTTCTTCACTACCTTGCAGAATTTAAGCTGGGGTATGGGAAGCGATAGGATGTTGCCTTCTAATCCTATCTCTGGTACTAATGACGCCATGATCTTAGGCCCGGTTCAGGTTAAGGGAGCTTTCATCCCGGGCATCGGTAATGTTGAGTTCGAGCATGATCCTTCTTTGGATTACGCTGACATGACAGATCGTAGTGAGTTAGTGAATGGTATGTATCCTAGATCCTCTTATTCTTGTATTATTGAGAATATCACTGACGCTGGATCAACTAACGCGTATTCCGCTATTCCTAATACGGCTAACGCTAAGTTAGGTAATATGAATAACAACGTATTCTATATCAAGCCAGAAGGCGTAAGCATGTGGTGGGGTTATGAGTACGGTCGTTGGGCGCACAAAGCCAACGGTAATGAGATCGTATCATCCTTGCCGGGCATGAAAGAGCAATTCTGGTGCCACTCAGCTTCAGCGGCTTGGGTTATGGATAACAGTAAGTTCTTGATTATCGAGCTTCAACCGAACTACTTCGGCTAAGTTTTTTCATATATGTAATTTGGTTTTTAGAGGGGAGGATATTCCTCTCCTCTTTTTTTAAAGTAACGCAAAAAGGAAATGAAAGAAATTTTAAAATCAAGGAAGGTGTTGGCCGAGGTAAACGGTTTCAATATCATGTCAGATACCTTATATGAGGTTGTAGGCAAACACGATGGAAGTGCTCCTCAGGCCTTTCAAGACGCTAATATAGCTAAAGCTCCGTTCCCGGAGAACGCCACTCACGTATGTTGCCCTTGGGATGATTTCTCCAAGGCCTATAACACCGGTTTTTATCCAAGATCAAGATGCTATAATGGTCTTGACAAGAATGAGATCGATAAGCTCGTCAAACAGCGGGTAGATAATATCATGAAGCCTTTCGAGGAAATGTCACAGATGGATCTATCTCAAACCAATTTAGAATTTTGGGATGACGCTAAGGATAAGATCTTCATGGGTAAGGTTTATAATACGGCTAATACCGTAGATCTATTTTATTTATATCTGGCTGTATTTTCCGGCATGTTGACTCCTCATGAAATGGATGGTGACCCTATTTTCATGAACTCCATGTTCTGTTTCGTAGAGAAAGACAATATGAAGGATTTCGTTCAGCAGCGTGAGATCAATAAGATGAACATCAGCTATAAGTTTATCAGCGCTCTTAAGAAAGGCGGCTACGATCGTCAGGCTGTCATCGATCTTCTTCTTTACATCGGTATCGTAACTCGCCCGGATTTCACGGAGGATGAGTATTATACAGGATCTCTATCAAACTGGATGAATGAGAAGAAGACCAATGTCGATTATCTGCTTGATATCTGGGATCGGTCATTGGAAGGTGATTTCAAGGAAGTTCTTGAGTTTTACCGTATCGTAAACGTCCTTCAACGAAATGGTCGTATCAATATGACTCCATCCGGATTACAATATAATGGCCAGATCATAGGGCCTGACGTTCGGACATCCGCTGAGTTCTTGGCTACCAAGAAAGACTTTATTAACATAAAGGCTAATGTATTGGATGAGTATGAGGAGATCATATCTATGTCTAATATCGATGATAAGTCCAAGACCAAGAAGGTTAAGGATATTAAGAAGAAGGATGACATAGAGGAAGGTGATAAGGTTAAGGAGGAATAACGATGACAATCCAAGAAGCATATTTAAGGTCTTTGCAGAAGAACGAGCAGAATCTGGCCAATGGCGGGATTAAGCTTGATCCGGGAAGGTTCGTGCTGTTGTTCAACGAGGCCCAAGACCGGTTAGTTAAGTACTATCTCAATAGGAAGGATGACGAGACTATACGCTCCATCCAAAACCTTCTTGTTTATTGGATGTCGTTGGATAATGCTGGTAGGATGGATGACCCTGAGTCTACGTCCTTTAGCTTACCTGATGACTATCTATGGTTCTCTAACATAAAAGGCGTTTTCTCATACAAAGGGTGTGAGGCCACTGATTTCGTTATGTGGGAGGCTAAGAACGAGAATATCCATGAGCTTCTTGGAGACGAGAATAACCGTCCTTCTTACGACTACCGTGAGACATTCTACTCCATAGGGAACGGGAAGGTCGTGGTCTACGAGTCAGGCTTCCGTACCGAGGAGGTTAAGATGACGTACTACCGCCGTCCTGTCAGGGTGGACCTGTCGGGGTATATCAACGCCGCCGGTATCCAATCCACGGACATCGACCCGGAGCTGCCCGATTATCTTGTGGAGGAGATTCTGGATATGGTCGCTAAACAATTCAACCTTAATGAGAATGAATTGTATAGATATAGAATGGATAAGGATAATGTGGCTTCTTTCAAATAAACAACGTTAGTTTTGATTATCCGGCCTGTCAGTTAAAAGACGGGCCGGTTTTTTTAACATCCTGTCACCGGATTTATATTACCCCATCTTTTTTCCCATTTATCTCCAAGATACCTGATTAGGGCATTAAAGTCAGATATGAATCCACTTTCTATCATATCGGATATATACCCTTGGAGCATAACTATCTCTTGCATCTGGTCAATAGAAGCGTAATTTCTTATTCCTTCTTCATGTTTACCAAATACCACATAATTCATTCCTTTCGCTATTCTTGATATATATGCTGAAAATTCATTATTTGTTATATTATCACATAACAAAGATCTAACATCCTTGCACATTTTTATATATGTATCTCCGGCTATATTCCTGTTTTTAACCAATCCGTCTGTAAGCCATATAACAACAGTAGCGTATATCTCCGGATCTAGTTCCATTGCTATAGTTACGAAAATATATGGATCTATGAACCATTTTTGATCCCCTCTACCTCCTTTTCTATAGGCTAGTCCTATTTTTCTAAATTCTTTCAACGTTAGATTATCATAATCTATTCTCTTCTTTAAGCTATCATTACCGTATCCTAATTGAGTCATCAATGCTCTTATCTTCTCCTTGAACCCTTGATTACGCAATACATCATTTATTTCTTTTGCGGATAAGTTCATTGATTCCCTTTTTTTCTTTATAGAATCCATAGCTTCTGTTATACACACATATCCATCTTTACTCATTATGGATACAGGGCTTCCTAAAAGAGTTCTACTCTCTGATTTTAAAATTAGATTTGATTTCATAATTTTGTTTTTAAAAGTTTATGTAATATCGTGAATCGGTCTGTGATAGATAGATTCACGATGCAAATATAAATAAATGGGATTTACTTTCAAAATATAATACAATTAATTGATAATCATAATTATAATAATGGGATTTATTGTTTTTGCATATATTATTTGGTATTATTTCTCTGGAATCGGAGAAATCTCCGACTCCAGCAATTATTTGTATATCAAATAGTTATATAAAAACATCAAAATTGTTTTTATGGATTATTGTTCATTGTGGTAGCATATTCAGTTTATCTTGTTTACAAAAAATGTAATCCGTATTAATATTTATATACTCATGGCTGTACTTTATTGTCGTGATCGTCTTTATTATTATGTTTGCGTTAGGTAAATGATTTTTAAACTAAAATATTGATAATATGTTGCACAGACCGCAAGACCGGGTACTTTTCGTATCCCCACACGCTAAGATGGTGGATGTTGATTCCATCTTCTTGAAGGAAGGACAGATCGGTATTTACGATACTAAAGATACTTCCGAGAACGGTTGTAAGGCCGTGATTGATTTTACCGGTAAGCCTCGTAACGACAAGCGTTATGAGATCCGTATCGGTCGTAATGAACAAGCGGCTTCCCGCTCTATCTATGATAAGGATTTTTCCACGCCGTTATTCTCCTTGAACGAGATCACGGAGATCTACGCTTCTTGGCCGAAGAAAGATCATGCTTATGTCGATGATGTTATCTTAGGATACAATGGTGTTTCGGATGACACGGCATTCTCAGTTTCCAAGGGCGACCGTATCGCTATCCGCTTGGTTCTCGCCGGCAGGGCTTTCGAGCTTCTTGGCTATGAGGAAGGTCGTGTTGAGATCAATGACGCCATTCTTTTGGATGATTGTGATAATACGCCAAATCAATGCGAGGAGTGCGATCCTTGCGAGGAGGTTGATTTGTTGCCCGCCGTCCTGAAGTGTATTGAGCGGATGAAGAATCAACCTATCGCTGGTGGTGGTAAGGTATCTGATTATATCGATATCACTCCGGTTACAAGATGCACCAACGAGGCTACGGAGCCTGAGACGGAGGACGTGAACTTCTATTGTATGGAGGTATGTGATACTGGTGATGATTTGGCCTTGGCTGAGGTTCGCGCCCAATATCCGGGGTTGAAGATCGTACGAGATACTATTGAGGGTAGCATGTCACGTTATAAGGTTATGAAGAAGGGGGCTAAACCTGCTGACTATACTCAACGTCTTATCTCTATCATGAAAGGATGTACGGACTGTCCTCCTAACTATACGGAAGTTAAGGGTGGTTATCTTTATTCTATTTCTTTGGAGGATGACGGTGTTGATATGTCTACTACGGTAGAATCTTTACCTAACGTGGTAGCTGATACGGTTAATAAGATGAGCCAGATCAAGGGATCGGGTTTGTATATCGCGGCTACTTCTAAGAAATTGACGAGCGAGGAGATCTCTACTTTCGTGGAGGCCAATCCTACGGCTATTATCTACTATGTGGCTAAGACATCCGATATGTGTGAGAATCCTACGGTTCGTACCGCTTCTTGGTCAGCTTGTGGTTCTTGCAAGGTATCCACCGAGAAGTATTATATCACGATCCCGGATGATGAGTGCGGGAACAGTGCTTTGGAGGAAATCAAACAGGCTTTCCCGGAACTGGAGATCACTGACTACGGTACTCCTGCGGCTTGCCAGCATAGCTTCCAGACAACGGTATATACTAACATGTTGTGTGATGAGTGCGACAAGGTGTTCGAGGGATTCTTCACCAGCAAGGCTCCGGCGTCCTACCGCAACCGTATGTGGAAGAAATTGGAGTCGGCTCAGGAACTTGGCACGAATTGCAAGTGCGGTATCCGTTTCCGTGGTAAGGAAATGTTATTATCTCCGTCAGAGTGCTTGATGGATAAAATGACTTATGTAGAGGATAGCGTTGAGATCGTTGGCGCTAGCGGCGGTTATCCTGATTCTCTTGACGAGGGGTCTCCTATCTGGTGGGATCAACTTCATTTCGAGAGACTGTCCAGCAAAGCGCCACGTACTCATGTCGGCGGTAATATGATGGATGACGAGTTGAAGGGCTATGCTCATTTCAACGGTTTCCCGAAACATCAGGATTTCATGGGACGGACGTTCATGAATGAATACAGCCGTGTTGAACAAACAGCCCAATACGTGGACTTCCAGATCACGATTAATTCTCATAGATACGCTCAGGGATTCGGAAAAGTTATCGCCGATGATCCGGTTAATCTGATCTTACGTGTACGCTATGGCGCTCATGAGGGTGTTCAGGAGATGATCAATATGATCGGTGCTGCCGCTGGTCTTGGTCCGGCCATCGTAACTGAGCCGAAATAAAGAACCTTTTTTGCGTTCATATATTTCCTAAAGGGGAGAGATTCAATTCTCTTCCCTTTTTTGTTATCTTTGAGGCAGTAGAATTAAAATATGATATTATGTCTGCGATAAATGAGTATTTAAAGAGACTGGCTTCCATATTTGGTAGCATGGGTTTCTCCGTTCCGCCAGATGACTTCTCAGGTGTTGTTATAGACGGAAAGACGTATCCGGTCATGATGAGGAATGACGGGTGTTACGTGTACTTCGATGATAAAGGAGTAAAGAGACTTGTAAGCGAGGTTCCTAAAAAGGACTATCAGTTCATTAACATCAAGGACGCCCGTGTGTCGATCGTCAACCAATGTTATCGTACTCCGGGTGGTCAGGTAGAGGCGCGTATCCATACCTATATGAATAATAAGGGAGAGATACTGGCTGAGAAGATATTTATCATCAACTCATCGGATATCGATACTCCCATTGGCACGGAATTGGATAAGATTCCTGCCGAGTGGGTGGCTATAGATTGTGGTATAGCGGAGATGACCGATCGGGAGTTGATACTCGTAAGTAAATGTTACGCCACGGAAGGGGGCAAGGTCCAGATCGAGGGCGTTGAGTCGGTAGACCCCCGCCTGAACCCGGAGGTATCCCATTATGAGGTGGTGAATACGACTGACGATAGCAATCCTATCGGTACGGAGTATGATAAGATACCCGATACATGGAGTCGTATAGTATGTGATTTCCCGGACATGACCCAAAGGGAGATAATACCGGTGCTTAAATGCTTTGATACCGAAACCGGAAGGGTACAGATAGAGGGGTATAAGATATTTGATTACGAGATGGGTACCAGAAAGGAATGGTATCGCGTCAAGCAAAGTACCGATCCTGAGAATCCTGTAGGAGGATTCATCACCAGTATAAGCGATGACTGGGTTGAGGTCGTTTGTGACTTCACGGATATGGAGGACCGGGATATTGAGGTAACTGTAGAATGTTATAAGACACCGGCCGGTAAGGTGAAGCTGGAGGTTCTCACGTCATGGGACGGGAATATAGGAGTTAGGGATAAGAACTATAAAGTCCTGGAGACTACCGACCCGTCACAACCTGAGGGCGCCAGCTTCAGTTCCTTGCCAGATACGTGGGTAAGGACTGTCTGTGATTTCGACGATATGGAGGAGCGTGACATCAGGTCTTATGTCGAGTGTTATGACGGAGGCAATGGCAATGTCAAGCTTCGTAGGTTGGTTTCTTATGACTCCAAGATAAAGGCAAGATACGTCCGCTTCGAGGTGCTTGAATCGGATGACGCCGGCTTCGTTCCGGGGGCCGAACTGGCTACCCTCCCGGACGGATTCTCTTTGGTGTCTTGTGATTTCACGGATATGGAAGATAGGATGCCTATTGATATCGAGGAGTGTTACAAGACATCAGCCGGAAGCGTACGCATGAGACATGTGGTGTCTTATGACGGTGATCTTGGGAAAAGAAACCAGTTCTGGGAGATTGTGGACTCGTCTGATAATGGGTATAGGCTAGGGAGTAGGATAAATAATATTCCTGCGGATTTTATCCGTGAAAGGTGTGGTCTAGAAAGGTTGGATGATCGTATTACCAGAAATGCGATAGAATGTTACTCGACACCGGGAGGATCGGTAAGGATTAAATCCACTTACGTTATCAACCCTTTAAATCATGTTAGGTCGTATAATCATCATGTATTGAGTTCTACAGATAATGATATCCATGTTGGTACTCAATATACCTCTTTGCCATCTAATTTCGCTCGTATCGAATGCGAGGAGCCGGATTATATGGATCGACTTATCGATACCACTGAGACTTGTTATGATACCGGAAAGGGTACGGTGAAGATCAGGAGACAGGAGTCGTTGAACGGAAATCTGGATGTAAAGACTTTCGACTATAAGATCGTTGAGTCTACCGACCCCGATCATCCTATCAATACTACCCCTACGCAGACGGTTATTAACGGCTGGACGGTTATCAGTTGTGATCTTAATATCATGGGCGTGGATGATTGTTATGAGATCGGTGGTCATAAGATACATTTGAAGGGATTCAGGACAGTCAATCCGGCGTTACAGGATATTAAGTCTATATTGTATGTCGTGTACTCTGATCATCCTGATTACAATGTAGGTGATGAGCTTACGTCTATACCGGATGGGGCTAAGGTGACGATCTGTGATTATGCGGATAAGAGCCAAAGACATATGGTTCCGGTGCGAGAGTGCTATGAGGTGGCCGATGGCCGGTTCTATGTGGAGGGGAGCCGGTTGATTGATAACAATATGGTCGTAGAGCGGACGTCGTTGATGGTGATGGAGTCATCCTCCCCGACCTACCCTGTAGGGACCACGCTGACCTCCATCCCCGATGGCGCTACTATCGTGGCTTGTTTATGTCAAACCTGTTAATATCAAGGCTATGGTTAAGGTATGTAATGATTATTATATGATTGACGCCCTAGCCGGCGGTGAGGTCATAAGGAAAAGGAAATATCGTCGTGAGAATACGATGATCGGATATAAGTGGTATGATTATAATGGAATCGAGGTAACTGACCCCATTGAGATATCACGTCTTGACGGATTGGCTACTAAGCATCAACGTGTTGATGAGGCTTATGATGATCATGCTATTTTCATGTCGTCAACCAACTACGTTAACAGCGTTTCCGGTATACCTATGGATAAGCATATGGTTGTCGTTGAATGGAGGCCGGAAAGCGAACAGGGGTTTGTTACGATGGCTCATGAGCAAGGTCTGGAAGGCGATAGCTATTATATCGTTGTCATCAATACAGGTGATAAGCAGGCTACTATCTACACCCCCGTAGATCCCGAGGATCCAAAGGACGGTACCTCTAGAGCGGTTGATGGTGATAATATCTCCGTTGGCGGATCATATGTCTCTATATCCCCCAAGCAAGTAGAGAGGATAAGGACTACCTTTCGTGATGGCAAATGGTATTATGAGTTAGTTGCAAAGACATATCCCAGTAATATCGGAGGAATTAAGATCGGGGATGTCGATTATGTTACTTTCATGTATTTATGGGATGAGAGTTCGGGAAGGGATTTGGATACCATGACAGAGGCTCTCAACTCGAATGTCCCGACTATCGATAATCTTGGTGTTGGTTATAATGGTCCCGGTAACGGTGATGAGTCCGTAAGGAGCGTGCTTAAATGGGGTGGTGATAACACCGGGTCTGGTAAGGAGTGTGTTTGGATGTCGGTAAAGGATCTAAGGGCACAGTATTATTCCACATTGCCGGATGAGACGCAATTCATGGTTTATGCTACATGGTTCGCTTCTATAGGTACAGGTAAGTGTTCTTTTGAACTTGTGGGTTACAAGGGCGGTACTATGAGCCAAGACGGATATAAATTCATCAATACCGGTGGATCTGTAGTATATCAAAATACGTATGATTTTGTTTGTCATACCGGCAAAGGTTCATCTACGTATAAGACATCCTACGAGAAGGTGGCTCGTGTTACCTATAATAAGCTCACTAACGAGGTTTATATGTCCATCGGTGACGCTATAGATCAGGAGGATAATTATGATAAGCTGGAGCGGGAGATCAATAATATAAAGGAAAGACTTAGCGATGTCGAGAGCGAGTTGGCTGTCGTAAGACGTATAGCCGAGGGCAAGAACACGGCGTATATCTTTGATACGGTCGATGCCATGAATGAGTGGCTGGCGGTTCAGGAGAACACGGCTAAGCTCCGTATTGGCGATAGCTTTTGGATTCGCGAGTCGGATGTCCCTGATTATTGGTGGGATGGGAATCAAGCTCTAGAGCAGGAAGGTCCGAAGGTTGATTTATCTCCTTATTATACGAAAGACGAGATTAATAATATTGTCAATGATATCAATCAGAAGATAGAGGATAAGAGTACGTCTATTATCTTCGATACTTATATCCAGATGAAGTCTTTCGTGGATGATCCTACCAATGCCGACAAGCTTAAGGAAGGTACCATCCTGTTGATACGAGAGAAAAACGTGCCTGATTATTATTACGATGGAGCTGGTATAGTTAAGATGGAGGCTGACGTACAGCAATGTCTTTACGTTACTTTAGCCAATAAGCCTACGGAAAGCACCGTAAGTTATACCCAAGATCGGGAGGTGACTAATTTCGCTCCTGGAGCTATAGCTAGATGGGTTGACGCTGATGGTAATAACGTTTTTTATAAGCTTGTAGAGATAGTAGGTGGTAAGGCTAAGTGGATTACCCTTATCGATACTAAATACGGTAATGTGACGCTACAGAGCACTTACGACAAGAACTATGAGATCGTGAATATCGTATCTGGATCACGTTTACAAGCTATAAATAGCGATAAGGATGAGATCAAGTTCGTTAATAGCGCTACCGGTAATGTTACTGTCGTGTTTAACGCTACGGTATCAGGAGGAGCCAAGAAACTTACGAGCCTGTTGGCCGTGAACGAGGTGGTTCTTACCCCCGGGGCGGCGGCGTCCTTTACCCGTACCGGCGAGACCTTCACCCTCTCCGATCTTTTTGGTGTTACGATCTTCCCGGATCTGGCTGATTCCAATCGTGAGGGAGAATGGGTGATGAGCGTAGGCGTAACCGGAAAACCGATCCTTATGGAGGTAAAGGAGATGAGGAAATGGGATGAGAGTATTGTCCGGGAACTTACTATTGATGAGCTTAACGAGAAGTTCCCTAACGTGGATATTGGATTCGCTGTCGTATGCAAGACCATCAACAAGGTATATGAGATGGTTAACGGGTATAAGGAATGGGTGTCTTATGATATAACCTCAATAAATTAATGGTATGGCTTTTTTAGCAGGATACGACACGGTAGCGTCCTATGTCACGTTTATAGTAAATGAGGACAGGTTCCCTTGTTATGATGGTAAGGGCGCTGATTATATACCCGATCCGATAATATCAGCGGATGCTTTTAATCGCAGTCTTAGGTTCTCGACAAGAAATCCAGGATTCGTGGACGTTGATTGGGGGGACGGGACGAAGGATCAATATCCTTTAGTTAAGGTATCTGATGGTAGTTATAGGATTGTATTCAGGTCTCTTGACATTGAGTATAAGAAGAATCCGGATGATACCGTATGGTGGTATAAGAAAGAGGATGGTTCACAATACATACCAGTCCCCCCACATAAATATAGCGATATCAGGCGTAGAGAGGTTACGATGAGGTTCTCTAACGTAATCGACGGGGAGTTCAATATGGATGGTATTGTCCTTCATGAGTTCCCTATAACTAATCTTCCTGATATAACTTATTTTGCTGTGACTAGATCCGTTTTAAAAAATGGCGATATCCCATATGACAGGATAAGCAAGAGCGTTAATCTTCGTAATATACAGATGGGAGCTTTCTCTCATTCTGGTGTATGGAGTAATTGGCCAGAAGGTTTTTTAAATATGAAAGACCTGAGGTATTTCGGATGCAATAGCGTTTTTAATTTCGGGGATGATCCTGATTCTAATTGGAGAAGGTTCTCTGAATGGAGGAATCTTACTGATTTTAACTTCAACTGGTGTAACATCCCTTCTTATGATCCGGCCTTTAATTCTATTCCAGCAAAAGGTATAAACATTATAAGCGATCGGAATAATATACCTGTATTTGATGAGGTGGATAAGGTGGGGGATGATAAGGAAAGCGTTACTTTTATGGCTCAAGGTAGTTCATGGAAACAGGATTTAGTAGGAGGGAAGTTAAATAAGATCCATATTATGTATTGTTCTTCAAGTGTGGTGTCGGTAGACGATCTTCCGGATTACTTGTATGAGATAAGGGAATTTAGGATATGGAATTTGCGTGATGGTGGTGGATTTATAAATACGCAGGAGAGGGCTGATACGTTCGTTAACACGTTTTATGATAAGATGATGTCCTGGGATTATATAACGATGTCACAGACGGCTTCTGACGGTAACAGGAATCAGTTTTATAAACTTACCTTAGATTTATATACTGCCGTAGCCCCTACTAATAAGAGACCGTCTGGCGTTTATCAGGCTCCTGATGGGTTTGTCAAGGGGGTTAGTAATGGTAATCCTACGACGCCTATGGAGAAGGTGTATGTGCTTACCAATAACTACGGGCAGACATGGGTCTTGGCCCCTGCCCCGGCTTCTAAGGCCGCCCTTACGAGGGCAAGGCGGGCTGGGAAGGCTAGGATTACCCCGTTCGTCCTTGGCGTAAAGGACGGCCATGTATCCGTGTTCAGCGGAGATGTATTGGATGATAATATGAGTAAGTATAATTTCGCCGACAAATACGAGGCTATAGATATCTGTAACGATCTGGGATTGGACGGTTCACCGGTTGTCGAGTATTTCAGGAGAATAGAGGAGGGAGAAGTATGAGGCTGATATGTAAGGATACGAATAAAGGGTCTATAACCTTTTTTACTAAGGGTAAATACGCTTTTAGGGGCGTTAACAGGAATGATACTACTGATGATGTGCCTGATCCTATATTGGATGGTAATAATTATAATGAGACTATAGGATTTTATTCTAATGCTCCCGGCATGTGCGAGGTTGATTGGGGAGATGGGAATAAAGAGCAATTCCCTTTTGTAAAGGCTAGGAGTGGATCTATATATGGTCAATATAGGTTGATGTTCAGGAGAAGGGATATAAGTTATCGTAAGAATCCCGACAGTCACCCATGGTGGTTTTATAAGGATGACGGGAGTGAGTATATCCCTGTCCCTAATCATACTTATGATGATGGCATGGATAAGGAGCGTGTGATATCCATGTCTTTTACCAATGATGTTACGATGATGGAATCCTATAGGATTATGATGGTAGGTTTCCCTATACTTGATATGCCTAGCCTTATCAATATAATTATAAGTATTCCTGGGGATCGTACCATAACAGATATACCAAAGGATAGGATAATGAGATCGGTAAATATAGAGCGTATAACATTAAGTGAGTTTAGTGTGGATACGTTGACGTCCATCCCGGAGGATTGGAATAGACTAACTAAATTGAAAGGTCTGGATTTGTCCAATTCTATTGACTTTAGTGATACCGAAGCTTCCAATATAAGGAAATTCCCTTCCATGTGGCCTAATTTGGAGATATTGCATTTAGCTGGTGGAAGGGTTAGGGTATATCCAAGGGAATGGCTGTCTTTTAGCAAGCTAAGAGAATTATCTATATCCCCGGGAGTGGCTATGCCATCGTTTGATCCTAATACATGCCCGGCTATGGATGAGGTGGATAGGATAAATTCTAGTTTAAAGATTTTCAGTCATATAAACAGATGGTATGGATCTGTTGTAAGTTGGCATCCGTATATGAGTGGTAAGGGGTTGGAAAACATTGAGAGTCTCGACGCTTCACATAGTTATAGTAATATAGATGTAAGTAATCTCCCGGATTATATATATGAGATGAGGTCTATGAATAGCTTTTATATGCATTTCTGCTTGTCAACCCAAAGTCGATGTGATACGTTTATATCAACATTATATGATAAGGTAATGGGGTTTAATTATCTCACTATGTCCTCCTCTGCTTCTGATGGCGAAAGGAATCAGTTTTATGGATTGTATTTAATTATGTATTCGGCTTCCATGCCTTCTGATAAAAGGCCTAGTGGCGTATTACAGGCACCTTCTGGTTTTATAAAGGGTCAGTCTAATGGCTCTCCATCGACTCCTATGGAGATGGTTTATGTGCTTATGAATAATTATGGATGGAGGTTTAGTATGGCGCCAGAGGCTTCGGTGTTAAGGTCAATACGATCTTCTGATATTGATACGAGGTCGTATAAGCCATATAAGCTTATCGTATTTGACGATGGGCGTACCTTTGTAGGCAATGGAGATGTTTTAGCTCATGATACGGATAAGGTATTATCGTTTGGGGGTCAACCAGAAGGGGAGTATTTATGTGATTCTATGGGATTGGACAGGAATGTTATTGTAGAATATTTTAACAAGATAGGTAATGGCTAAGACATTATATAAATACGAGGCATCATCCAACAAGTTCGTGTGGTTCACTACATGGGATAGGGCACTTAGGAATTATTATAGTGATGATTACAATTATGTGCCCGATCCTGTGATTGGTAATCCATTTAACACGTATGTCCAGTTTAGATCAAGGAAGCCCGGTATGGCTAATGTGGATTGGGGGGATGGAATAAAGGAACAGTTTCCTATGACCAAGGTCCAAGGGCAAAATGATTATCGTATCATATTCCGTTCTTTGGCTATACAATACCGTAAAAATCCCAATACGACATGGTGGTTTAGAAAGGAGGATGGTTCTCAGTACATCCCTGTTGATAATCATCTTTACGCTGATGGAAGAAGTGATGTGCAGCGATCTGTTACGATAGATTTTACTTGCGATATTTATTGTGCTGAAATCATGACGTGCAAGATGACCGCTTTCCCGATCGTGGATACGCCGGGTCTTGAATCTTTAATAGTACATAATACGGCATACGCTAATGATGGTATACCGGTAGATAAATTGTCTAGATCTAAAAAGTTGACTTATATATCTCTTGAAAATGTGGGTACTAGGATGACTGTAATGCCTAAGGCTATAACCAGCAAGACTGAGGTATATAATTTAAATATGCATGGCATGCTTGATCTTAGGGATATAGAATCTAGCGGGATAAGGGATATAAAGAATATGAAAAATCTTCAAGCCCTTAAATTGTCTTCATGTTATTTGGATAGGTATATAAAGGAGTTTAATGATCTTCCTAAATTAACTTCGTTGAATATAACTTCAGGTCCTTCTGATATGTGGAATTATTTTGATATAGACACCCTCCCTTTTTTTGAGGTAGATAAGATAAATCCTAACATTACTGGTTTTAATTTTTTAGATGACTGGATGAATGGAGAAAGGAGGGCGAATTGGAATGATGATAATATGTCGGGTAGAGGATTGGATCATCTTACAAGTTTTAAAACCTATCATAGTAATAGCATTAGAGTGGATAAGCTTCCGGATTATATTTATGAGATGAGGGCTATTACATGGTTTGGGATGAATTGTTCCACTCATAGCCAAAAAAGATCAGATGATTTCGTAAACTCCTTCTACGACCTTGTGGTGGGATGGGATCAGATTACCATGACATCTGTGGCCAAGGACGGGAAAAGGAATCAGTTTTACGGGCTTAGTGTATCTATGTACAACAGTATTTATCCTGACGAGAACCTACGTCCTACGGGGGCAGGAGCAGGCCCCGAGGGATTCGTGAAAGGCCAGTCCAACGGATCTCCCACTACGCCTATGGAGAAAATATATGTATTAAAAAATAATTACGCCCAGAAATGGACGATAAAACCGGAATAATATATTTAATATGAGTATTTTAAAATATAAATGGAGGGGGGGGGGTAAAATCCTGTTTGTTTTATGATGAGAAGAAGGATGCTACCCAAGGTGAAGATAGTAGAGGTATTCGAGGAACTGTCCCCTCAGGATAATGGATATTGGGAGGTTCCTGATGGGGTCTATGAGGTTGAGTTCGCTTTGGTCGCCGGAGGTCTTAATGGAGGATATTCCGATATATATAATGCCGGGAGTGGTGGCAACGGAGGTGGTGTACTAACTGGGACTATACCCGTAAATCCAGGTGTTACATATAGGGTGGTTGTAGGAGATATAGGTGGTGATAGTATATTCGGTATATATCAGGCTATTGCAGGTAAAGGTGGAAGAGGCGGATATGGAGTTGAAGGGGATGGTCATGATCCTTCCCCGGGAAATCCAGGGCAAGATGGATCATATGTTTTTAACAACAAATATCCTGACCGATACCCTTATCCTATGGGCGCTGGTGGTGGATCGGGAGCTTATACAAGAGGATGGGATACAGGCTTTTTATCCGGAGGTAAAGGTGGCAATCACGGAGGAGGTGATGGAGCTGGAGCTAAGGATGTTGAGGGCGTTATTATTAATGGCGAAAATGGAGGTAATGCCACTTATTATGGTGGTGGTGGAGGAGGAGCCTCTAAAGCTTCTAATAGTGGGGCTAAGAACGGTCGAGGAGGATCAGGTTATCGTGGTATTATTATTTTACATTATTTTAAAAATGGATAACATGAATAGAAATGATATTATAAAAGAACTAGGTTCGTATTTTGATATAGTGGAATTGGTATGTCCTCATACATATAATAAGTGGAAGGACAGATCGTGGCAGTTTCTTGATACAGCGTTTCTCCATAATCTTCTTATATTACGGAGGGATATAATCAAACAGCCTATGTATTGTAATAATTGGGACAAGCAGGGGCAGTTTTCCCAACGTGGTCTTAGATGCAACATCTGCCAGATAGTTAAGGATAAGAAAGATGTTTATCTATCCGCTCATGTGTTGGGTAAGGCTGGGGATTTCGATGTCAAGTCAATGACGGCGGAACAGGCTAGAGGCTTGATTTTGGATCATCAAGATATGTTGCCATATCCTTTCCGGCTTGAAGGGAAGGTGGGTTGGTTGCATTTTGACAGCCTTGATACGAGGAATGGTATACACGCCGTGGTGTTTTAGGTACTTAATGGTATAGTAGTTAACTTTGCGAGTAGGGCACAAAATGAAAGACAAAGACATGATAGAGCGAGTGGGGGGCTTATGGAATATAGCACTTGCATATGGTGCCTCTTGTTGGGCTTACTTCCAGCCAGTGCATCATTTATTGACCGTATTACTTATAGTATTAATAGCGAATTTTTTGGCTAGGTTAGCGCAAAGCGTAAGGGGCTGGAAGCTCCGTAGAAGCCGTAGGAGGAGGTTTAGTTTCAAGAGATGGTTTAGGGAGGTCAGGTTTACTGATATTCTTAAGGAGTTCGCTTTGTCTTGTTTTGTAGTAATGACATTATGTGTTATATATAAAACGTTATATCCGATCGAGGAGGATGCTAGCATGATACTTACCGTTACCAAATACGGGGTGTATATAGCCCTTGTTGGATATGTGATGCTTTTCTTGAATACGATAGGGGATGCTTTCGCTGACGCTTATTTGGTGAAGGTGTTCAAGGCCGTATTCAAGAGGATAAACGTATTCAAGATGTTTGGCTTCTCTAAAAACATACCTGACGAGATGTTTGACGATATAAAGAAGATTGCTGATGATAAGGTTAAGGATAAGTCTTAAGGCTGTTTTTTGTTTAGGTCTGTCGCTATTCCTGTCCTCTTGTGGAAGCAGGAGGCAGGTTAGCGACACGTCTATAGATAATCGTTTGATAAGCAGGATAGAGACGATGATAGATGAGGTCATGGACCGGAAGATCGTAGAGATCAGGACATCTGATCTTAATGCTGATATTGTCATAACTGAGAGGAAATTCGATACTACGAAGGAGGTGGATCCATCCACTGGGGAGCGACCCGTGTCCTCCCAGACGGACGCTCATATCGTCATCGGCCGGCGTGATAGCACCGTGACAGCCGACTCCCTTGGTATTGATAAGACGAGGAATGATATAAAGAATATGGATAATAAGATAGATATCAAATCTAAGGATGTGGATGATAAGGATGAGTCAAAGTGGCCTACAGCTATTATCTTTATCTCGATCTTAGGTATACTAGTTGTATTGTTCGTATTATTGAAAAGATTAGGATTGATAAAATAACAGGTGTACAAGGCGCCTTATACACCTGAATGCGAGGTCAGTCCCGGATTCGAACCGAGGTGTATGGTTTTGCAGACCACCGACTAAACCAACTCATCCAACCGACCGTATCGCGAATATATAATTTTGTCTTTGACCAAACAACCTCTAAAGAAAATCCCTTATCTAGTATACTGTTTGAGGAAATGTCTTTTCAAGGTCTACACTTATTGACACCAAAAGGAAATGTGGCGGCTCCGTGAGGCAGGGCAGGAGGTATCCCCACACGGCCGGCCAGGAGCGGAGCGACTCGTAGCCCACCTCCCTTTTTCCCTTTGGCATATTACGCTTAAGCGTTGGAAAGAAGTAAACATATCAATGCATTAACGTCTGATGTAGGTAGTTGTTTGTCGATTAAAGATCCATAGACAACATAAAACTAAATTATTGATATAAGTTATTGTTGAGATCTTTATTTTTCAATCTACTACATATTTTCATATTAATGTAATTAAGTTATATACTTTAGATAATAACAAAGCGTTAGCTAACTCTTTTTAATCAATCAACTTATGAGATAAATAAATTCATCTCTTAAGGGGGCGAAAGTTTCTTATATCACATGTCACAAAATAGACAACTGTGTTTATAAAAGAAGGTAGATAAATAAATTCATCTCTTAAGTGGGCGAAAGTTTCTTATATCACATGGTTTATAAAAGAAGGTGGATAAATAAATTCATCTCTTTTCTTAACTATCCCTACGATAGTCTCCCTACGCAATGTCCAAGTTGGATTTCGACCTTAGCGATCGCCGTAAAAAGCCGCGATCATAAACAAAAAAAATGAGTACTTTCACAAGCACTCATTTTGAATGATACGGATATTTTCGTATCTTTGCCTTAAAAAGAAAAAAATACTATGGTAAAGTTACAACTTATTTTTGATCAGTTCGTATCTTCCTCCGAAAAAAAGAGGATGTCAGAGGGAAACAGGGCCTTGAGGAGGGATTCCGGCAAGGTCATTCTGCCTTATTTGTTTAATGACAACGCTAATCCTTGTTGCGACAACCCTAGGATTAATCGTCAATCATCATCCAAGTCAGAGATACTGGAGAAGCCGATATCGGAGACACTGATAGGCATTCTCATCATATGCCTTGACCCTATAAGGTTTAGGACGCTGGGGATCAAATACAACATCAAGTGGTTCTATTACTTTGTGAATGAAATAGTTAATTACTATATCAAGCATCATCGTCTTGGTGGTGATAATCTCGCTTATCAGATAAAGTTAGTTAGGTGGCTTTTGATCAGTTATGTTAACGTGGCTGTTGTCCACGGTTATTATGCTATGGTGAGGAAGGTGAAGAAAGATCATCCTGACCTTTTTGTACATAGTAACAAGGCTAGGTATTATTATTGGGAGAGCTGCCCTTCCGAGTATAAAAAGTTAGATGATGAGCGAAATATGAACAATCCTACTTATAAGGCCCATGAGTGCAATAGGAAGCGCTCCGAGGATATCAAACGTGTTGTTTATGACTCCATGGATTCGATCAGGAAACGTGACCTTAAGGATTTCGTGTCCTCTAAGAGCAATGGAGTTAGTATCTCTTTTAAGGAAAAGGTTCAGAACAAGGTCAGGAAGAAGGGCTTTGGTAATGTCAGTATCAAGACCATAGAGAGGGCTATAAAGAGCTATTTAGATGAGAATGGTGTCACTTTCTCTGAGTTCGTCGATGGGGTGAGGAAGTTGGATAGGAAGATAAAGGAAGTCAAGTCCGCTTTTGGCAAGGTTAAAAGGATTAAGATCTTTGGCGTCAAGGCTTATGATTATGTGTCTGGAGATGAGATAGTTGATGAGTTTGGTATGGCCGCGTTGTCTGATGAGGTGTGGATTCCTGATAATAGCACACCGTTCCTTGACGATTATATTGAATCGCAGTATTTGTCTAACAATTTTAATTTCTAATATTATGGTTAATATAAAATCACATGACTTTTATACGGTGTTTGATGATAAGAAGCAACTTTTTAAAGTATCATCATTATTTGATTCTTTGGATGAATCTGAAGATATAGTCAAAGATTTGATGGATTCTGGAACATTCATGTATGTTGTTGACGAACGACTGTCTATGATATGGGTGGATATATTTATGATGATAGAGCTTCTTGGGGAATATGATGGTGGGGATGTTAAGGATTTGGCTATTAAATGCTCTTCTCTCTATTTGAAAGATAAGGTGATGCGTTTAATTGTCGATTATGTCAATTGCGATTCTGATGATTATGATGATAGCGTTGATCCTATATTGAGTTATTGTAGCAATCTTATTCATAGTGGTGATGGGAATATTGATTATCTGCCATTGTCCGACATGGTAAGTTTGAATGTAGGAAATTATATGTCAGATGACATGTTGAAGCTATTTGATATTGCCAAGGAAGACAATCGCATAATATCTATATTGTTTGTTTTGTTAAGTAGACCGTATGTTGACGATTATAGTCTTTTTACTCTTACTGATTTGCTTTCTATGATGATTGATAAAGGTTTTATCGGTGATCGTGATGATATAGTGAATGTCTTAGGGTTTATCTTAAAGTAGGTTTATTATATTGGTATGACCCTATTTTGTATCTTTGCTTAAAAGTAGTAAAGATGAACCAAGTAAATATCATACCGAAGATAATTCATGATAAGTTCGCCGCTAGGATTATCATGGATGATTACGATATAGAGAAACCTATTGTAATTACTGTCGTAGCCAGACGTAACGATGGTGAGTATAACACCCAGATATTGACATACCCGACATCGGGCGTTGATTATGAGGGTAATGTAAGGATGGTGTTTTTTGATGTCGCTAGGTCTCATGTTTGCCAGATAACATCGGTATTTATCAACGGTCATGAGGTCAAGACATATTATACCGATATCCCGGATCTTGATATGCAAGCCCGTTATGACGATAGCTTATGCCGGTACGATAAGAAGGTTAATATGAATGATATTCGGCTGTCATTTCAGGTGCTAGAGACACGTGATCCCAAAGTGCTTCAGGTATTGGATGAGTCTGAGTGGGGGCTACTAGAGGACAGGAAGGCGATTATCGAGATCACTACGCCGGGCATGTCCGACCCCGTTACGTTGTTCCTTGGCAAGAATCAGGTCAATACCTTTACTAGCCTAACACTAGGCCTTAATTGCTTTAATTACGATGATTGTAATGTCAAGTACCTTGATCTACCTGATGGTATATATGATATCAAGATCATAGGTAGCCCTTCTACTTACAACTTCAGTCGCAAGTATCTTAAGACGGATCTTATACGCAGACGTCTTGATCGGCTATGGATTAAGACTGATGTCCTATGCGAGGACAAGGATAAGGATCTTATAAATAAGATACAGGAGATGGAAACACTTATGGTCGTGGCTGAGGCTAACGTCAGGTTGGATAATATAGAGGCGGCTCATGAGATCATTGATCGTGTCGGAGAGCTTCTTGAGATGGCTACTAATTGCGTGGATTGTTGAATATAAAAATATTTAGTCGTGGGTTGTAATACTTGTAAGGAAAAGGCGTTAAAGGCCGAGAGAGAAAGGATTGAGAGAGGTATGATGAACCGTGCTTCCTCTACCGTTGTTAGCGATATGGAATACGCTTCTAGGAGCACCGCCGGTTGTATGGTCATGCTCGATCCGTTGAAGACCATGGAGCGTGACGTGGTGAGCATATACAAACAGACCCGTACCATAGGTGACGTGGGTATCGTCTATCTCAACATGCAGAAGAAGATCCGTGAGTGGATCAAGAACCTGCCATATGGATGCCCGCCTGATGAGGAGGTACAGGAAATGAGAAAGGAGATACTCGATGGGCGCACAAAGTATATCAAGCCTTGATAGAATAGATCTATGTAAGGTCGTAGATGAATGGCTTTCTTGCCAGTGGGGTAGATACATGAGGTATCATAGGTATAGGATCGGGAATAAGCCTGATGTATCTTATTGGGGCAAGATAATTCGTCTGCAAAGATCATTATGCGATAATGATTGCGGGTTATGCCCGGATGAGGTAAGATCGTTAAAGGAACGTATTAACAAATTGTTGGCATGAGAAAGTATAATTGTTCACATATAACCCCGTCCACTTGCGTACCTTACGAGGGCGATCTTCCAGAGTGGTCAAAGTATAAGGACTCTGATGAGTGCGTTATGATTATTTAACCAACAAAACCACCATACTTTAGGAGGTGGATGAATTGGTTTGATTAATTTTGAATCAAAATTGTAAATAAAAAAAATGATTACCTACAAATACAACATCTATCATTCCAAGAAAACGAAGTATCTTGATAAAATGCTTCGTGAATGTTGTTTTGTATGGAATCACGCTTTATCTATACAGCGTAGGTATTACAAGTTGTTTGGGAAATATATCTCAATTGGTAAAATGAAGAAGCATTTTGCTAAAAGAATTAAAAGAAATCTTCTTCATTCTCAAACAACACAAGAAATACTTGAACGTCTTGATGAATCTTATAATCGTTTCTTTAAAAGAAAATCAAAGAGACCACCTAAGTTTAAAAGATCAGATTGTTTCAACTCTTTTGTTTTTAAACAAGGAGGTTTTACCTTAAACGGTAATATCCTTACAATCAACAAAGGAAAGAAACGTTTTAAGTTTTCATACAGTAGAACATATGAAGGTAATGTTAAACAAATAAGGATAGTCAGAGAAACCTGCTATCGTTTTAGTTTGATTATAGTTACAGATTACAATCCTGCAAACTCTTACAGAAAGACATATGATGGTGCATCTTTAGGATTGGATTTTGGTCTGAAAACTTACCTAACTAAAAGCGATGGTAGTAAAATCAATTCTCCACTATTCTTCAAGCAATATCAAAACAAGATTAGAAAACTAAATAGAAAGTTTTCTAATGCGAAGAAAGGATCCAATAATAGAAAAAGAAGACTGTTTGAACTTCAACAAGCGTATCGTAAAATAAACGATTTTCGATCTGATTTTCAATGGAAATTAGCTCATGAATTATGCAAACAATATGATTATATTTTCATTGAAGATCTAAACATTGAAGGAATGAAACGTTTGTGGGGAAAGAAGATTTCCGATCTTAGTCATTCTTCTTTTATTAACAAACTTACGTATATCGCTTCAAAGTATGGAGTGATAGTACATAAGATTGACAAATGGTATCCTTCCTCAAAGACTTGTGAATGCGGGCTTGTTAATAAAAACTTGTCGTTACGCGACCGCACGTGGGTATGCCCGTCGTGCGGCGCAATCAACGACCGTGATATTCTTGCAGCCCGTAATATACTTCGGAAGGGCATTTCCGAATTGGAGAGCAAGAGTAATTCCAGCGATAGTAATATCGGGGTTTCTTGCGTTTGTATCCAAGAATCCCATTTGCTTTAGTGATGGGAGTATGTCAAGTCAAGATCTCTGACGTGATAGAGGAGATATATGACGAGCTTACCCGTATCAGGGAGGCTATAGACGTCCGGGATCTAGGCGAGTCTTGTGTTAAGATAAATGGCGATAAGACCGTAGCGAAAATCCTTTACGCTATTGAAGATAAGATTTGCAATGAGTAATTAATGTCCTGATTTTAGGATATTAAAAATAGCCAATTGGATTGTGTTTGTCACACCAATTGGCTATTTTTGTATGTCCGCCGACTCTCACGAGGGAGCGGACATAAAGTAATTAATTATTAACTTCAAAATTAGATTAAAAAAATGAAGACAGTAAATGTTTTAACAAGAAAGATGGGTAATTTTAACGTTTTTCAAAGAACTAGTGATGGTTATTTTGATGCCAATAGTTTACTTAAGCAATGGAATGATAATCCTGAGAACACGAGAAGACGGCTTGATGATTTTATGAATAGTGGTAGAACTAAGGAATTTGTTAGTGCTTTATCTGAGGATGAAAGCCATAGGAGAAAAATCGACATTGGTGATAATCAATTAGTTATAAAAGTGAAAGGTAAGACGACTAAGCATGGTAAGACTCCTGATAAGGTATGGATGCATCCTCTGTTGTTTATAAAATTTGCCATGTGGATAAATCCTAGATTCGAAGTTCAGGTATTGAGATTTGTGCATGATCAACTTATAGATTACAGGGATAAAGCTGGTGATGCCTATAAGAGGATGTCTTCCGCTTTGTCTAAAATAATTGAACCTTCAAGACTAAGGGATAAAATACAAGATTTGGCTAGATCCGTAAATATTATTGTCTATGGGCTTCATGAGACTATGATAAGAAATTCTGTTGGAGAGGATGCTAAGGCTAAAGAGTTGATGGAGCTGGAGATTGATATAGCTAAGATGATTGAATTTGGGTATATAACTACTGAGGAACAGTTAAGGGATTATCTGTATAAGGTTTTGAGAAGTAAAAAGGCTCTTCCTTTGTAATTTGATTTTAAATTGTATCTTTGTGACAAAGTGAATGACAATGGTATACGGTAACAAAGAAATAGTTTGGACGTTCACCAAAAACAACCCGCCTGCCGGGTATGTGGGCGGCTCTGTTGACTACCGGGTCCCTGCCAACGTCTATTTTGGCGATACGCAGGAGGAAGCTGACAGCAAGGCTGAGGATGATGTCAATGCCAACGGTCAGGATTACGCCAACACATATGCCGACATAATACCGGCTGTATGGTATAATGATCAGGTATGCGATGAGTTTATTAAAAACGATTGCGTAAGCGGTAAGGGGTCCAAGGAACAGGTATGTGTAGAGGAAGGCAGGTTTGTGTCATACGTATCCAAGAAAGACGCCAATGATAAGGCTAGGGCGGAGCTGGGACGGATCGGGCAGGGGGAGGCCAACGCTGTTGGATCTTGCTGCGAGGACTGGGTCTCACAGCCTTTCCGTGGCGTTTTCTACAAGAACGATTGTGAGGCCGGGACATCAGGCAAAGAAGGTATTGTGTATGAATTGCCAGCCGGAGCCGTTATATCCGATATATCCCAGATCGATGCTGATACGTTAGCTTATAGGAAGTTCATGAAAGAAGGGCAGGAGAAGGCTAACTCCGAAGGTAGTTGCTCCCCTGTATTCTATAATACTACGATCGGTGATTGGTTTGAAAAGGTATGTCCGTTTGGATATAAATCAGGTAAGGTATATTATTCTATCAAAGCCAATAGGTTTAGATCATGGATATCAGTAGAGGATGCCAACGCCAAAGCTCGTGAGGTTTTGATGGTAGAGGGGCAGGAGTACGCTGATCTTAATCTTGAGTGCGAGAAATGGATTGAGAATATTGATCAAGAGGATCAATGTTCTTGGTAAGAATGCGTTTGTGTTTTCCATAATAACCTCAAATAGTATTAAAATCGATAAAAATTATTAGTCGTTTTTAATATACCCTTTAACAGGGTCAGGTTATTAGCCTAAGCCTTGAAATAGAGGCTACGTTGGTCAGGAATATATAGTTACCAAGGGATGTTTACCCAAGTCCCTTGCTCTAAGGCAGGTGGTTAAAAGGAGTAGCGTATTTGGTGAAACAGTGCCGCCTACGCGAAACCCTTTCCAACATTGGCGATGGGTACTAACAGGAGCGATCCTGACTTATCCCTTAACCGGGATTACATTCCAGGGGAACCCTCGGGTTCCTGAGGAATGTTTTAAAGCTTGCATGTAGTTTAATAAGTTTAACAGATTTATTAATATGGATGATTGTGAGCATAGCGTAATTTTGGATTATTTTTCACGTAAATATTTTAATATGAGAGATAGCGTTGAGGTGGTAGATACGTTATCTGGAAAGACTATTCGTGTGGATAATGATCAGTATATTCGTATTCAGGATTTAATACTTAAATTGGATATGCTTTTTATTGAAGATCCTTACAAATGTAGGGTACTGATGGATATACTTGATATAGATTATATTTATCTGTCTATATTTTCTATGAAAAATATTTGCACTAAAAGAGATAAGCCCTATAAAACATATATAGCGTTTGATGAGAATACGCTGTTATATAAAATAGGTAGATCTTCTAATCCATTTAAGAGGATAAAAAGCTCTTCTACATTTTCTCCTTTTGTTAAATTGATGTTTGTGTCTGATAGAGATATAGAATCGGTCATTCATGATAAATATAGTAAATATAGAAGATTGGGAGAATGGTTTGATTTATCCGAAAAGGATTTATGTGATATCGTGAACAATTATGGCTTTATTAAATATGAAGAAAGATGAGGGATAAAAAGTATGTGTGTATAACTGATTTGATGAATAAGGCTAGAGATATTGATAACAAGAGTATAAAATTATCTGATGTTATCAAATATCCTTCGTCGTCTCTTGTGATAAAATCGTTCCTCTCTTCTTTTGGGATAGATTTAAAAGACGAGCCTGTTACTTTGATGGTCTTAAAAAGAGAAGGCTTCGCTAAGAGAATAGGCAAGGGCGATGGGCAGAAGTGGATGATAGAATTTAACCTGTCTTTTATATTGCTATTTTTAGCTTTTGGGAGTTTAGCATATGATTTGCTGTACGATAATATTTGATTGATATTACAATTTGTAGAAGCCGGGAATAATTCTCGGCTTCGTTGTTTAATAACGTATGTTGTCTTATAATTAAACCAAATCTGTATCTTTGCTAAAAACATTAATATTATTAATATGTGTAATATAGGTGGTTGTTGTCATGATCATTCGAGGGAGCGTCCTGAAGAATGCTGTCATGGTGTTAAGATAGACAAGTTTCTTAACAAATGCCCCGAGGATCCTTGTGATCCTTGCGATCGGGATTGTCAGGACGAGCCTTGTGTTGGCTATGGATGTCCTATAGTTTTATATGATAAATGCGTCTTATACTCAGGTGATGAGTTGGTGGTGGACGGTATAGAGAAAGGTACTGATATATCTGTCGTTATAGACTCATTGAGGCGTATTATAGCGTCTAGGGATAAGCAGATAGATTTATGCCATCGTGAGGTTCTGGATTTGAAGAAAATTATAAACGAGCTTGTCAACGCCGGTAATGGTGGCGGTGATAATGGTGCAGAAGAGGAGGTATGGTAATGAATGGTTGTAACAAGAAACAATACAGGCCTACTGTAGATGATACGAAAGTACCGTGCTCTACATATATGAGTACCGATTGTATTTATCCCGGTGATAAGGTTCGTGTGGAGTCGCTGGGATTGTCCCCTAATTGCGATATGTCTGATGTCCTTAACGCTATGATAAAGGCTATACGGGATAGAGATGCGGAGATATCCGAGTTAAGAAGAATGATCAATAAATTAATTTGATAATATGAGAAATTGTAATCCATGTAAGCCGGAATATAGACCGGGGAACGAATGTAGTATCTACAGTTCCCAGATCATATATGATGGTCAGTCGTTTCCTGAGGCAGATATCAGGAACGGAGATGGCATGAATAACGTAATCGAGTCTCTGGTAAGGAAGTTGGTTGCCGTATCTGGAGCAACGGCGTCCATCCAAAGGGATTCGTTCAAGGGTGTTCAAGCTGTCAGATTAAGATACGAGCCGTTGACCGTGCTCAGCGTTACCTATTGTGGTACTATCGTCCCTAATGACGGGTATGTCGTTTCTGGTAGATCCGTTAAGTTTAAGAAGAAATATTGCATGGGTGATGAGTTCACTGATGTTAATATCGTATATACTACATTGAATAGTAATATTTTAAATACTTCTTGTTATGGCTAAGAGAGTGTACGATACGGTCTTGGCTTCCGAGTGTGACGGTTGGGTATGTGGTGAGACCCTCAAGAAAGGATCTATCCCAGTAGATAGGTTAGAGCTTGATTCTTTATCAGAGGCCGTAAGGGAGCTTATAGAGCGTTTTTTTGAGGAGGGATGGTTGCCTGATATGATCTGTGATCTTGGTTGTGGAGGCGCCAGCGTATTTGAGATTAAGCCTACTAACTTCGAGTATCCTCCTGAGGGTGGAGAGAAGATCCTTGAGATTATTGTCGGCAAGAGTGATAAATGGACTATAACGCAAGCGGATTGATATGGCTAGTAATTTAAAAGATATTCTTGCCAAGATCGAGCAAGGCTCCTCATGGGTGTCCTACGACAAGATTTCCGGTACCGGCCCCGACAAGGTGACTATTAAGGTAGAGCCTGGATGGATGGGTAGGTTGCCTAGGGAGACTTACGTAGCGGTCGAGAAAGGCAAGGTTACGAAGCTCGCTACCATAACCCAGAAGGGCATGGAGCGGGTAAGCGTGGATCCGACCAATATCATGTTCGATATGGAGGGCGGGACGGCGGTCATCAACGCCAAGCTTAACTCCGCCTCGGTCAAGGCCTCCTGTCTTACCCTTGGTGGCTCGGTGAGCAAGTTTTATATAGTCTCCATGAACGTGAACGGCTTATCCATGAAGGTCCCGGAAGAGGATAGCAGATATATAGTGTATGCCGATCCTGAGGATCCCGGAGCCACTGATTTGTATGAGGCTAGCTTTGTCATAGCTATGCCTAAGAATATGGATAACGAACAGCATCATGAGATGTTCGTCTTGAACGGTAAGGTTGTTAATATCAATCAACAACCTAATGATATACCTTATATTATACTTGATCATGACTTCGATAATGTGACCGGCGAGAACGGTCAGGTTATTATTGATATCAAGTCCAATACCGAGTATGATATCGAGCTGGTATGTTGCACTTGCGGTGATGGCAGCGAGGAACCTGATCCGGAACCACCCTTTAACGTGGATCCGCAAAGGTTGACGCTTAATAAGGATGGTGATACCCAAATCGTGAGGGTAGAGGCCGGAGATGATGTTTCATGGAGAATAGAGGAGGATTGATATGGCGAGGGAAGTAGATAAGAATTGCGTTGAGGGTAATTGCTTTGCCATTAACGACAAGAGCCATGGGATAGGCGATAATAAGCTTAACATCGTATACAAGGCCAATTACACCGGTCAGATCTGTACGGCTAAGTTCCGTATAACGTCAAAGGATGGCAGTGTTGTTAAGGAGTATATGATAGCTCAAGACGCTAAGCCCGTTTATTATAATATCAAGATGGTTCAGCCGTTCACCAAGGATGACTGTCTAGCCAACCAGCACGGTTCGGTTGTCTTGTATGTGGTTGAGGAACGGACGCACAAGTCGTTTATCTCACAGGAGGACGCTGACGCCAAGGCTATGGAGGATATAGCCCTAAATGGTCAGGCATACGCCAATGAACATGGTGAGTGTATAACTGACATCTGGTATAACGAGGAGCAAAGGAAAACCTTTATCCGTAACAATTGCGATAAGTTCAGTGATGGTCAGGAATATGTTTACATCGTTCCTGAGGGTAAGTACGTGTCTTCTATCTCTCAAGAGGACGCCGACAGGAAGGCTCTTGAGGATATTGAAAAGAATGGTCAACAACAAGCTAATCTGGAAGGTGAGTGTAAGCCTAAGGAGAATATCTATTATGGTAAGTTCAGCAAGACCTTTACCCGTAATAATTGCGACTCCACTCAATACGGAACGGAGGTGGTTGTTAACGAGACGATGGTTACAGGAGACTTTAGATCCATCGTATCTCAGGAAGACGCCAACAATAAGGCTAAGGCCGCCGTCGAGGCTCAAGGTCAGGATGTGGCTAACGTGAAAGGTAAGTGCGAGAAGGTGCCTGTATATACCGGTACTTATACACGTACGTTTACCCGTAACAATTGTGGTGCTGGCACTGGTGGTACTTATACGGTAAATGATAGGATGGTTGACGGTTATCCGTTCACGTCTACCGTATCACAGGAGGATGCAAACAACAAGGCCAAGACCGCCGTTGACGCCCAAGGACAGGCTCTTGCCAATATCCACGCCCTTTGTACGTACACCGGCCGTGCTTCCTTGGAGTTCACGAGAAACAACTGTGGTGAGTGTAAGATCGGATCTAAGGTGACGATTACCCAAGATATGGTAGAAGGACACCCATTCCAGTCTAACGACTCCCAGACCGACGCTGACGCTATGGCTATGACCGCCGTACAGGTTCAAGGACAGGCTTTGGCTAATACCAAGGGTACTTGTTCTGACGCTACTATGTATACCGGTAAGGCTAGCTTCGAGTTCACGAAGAGCAATTGTGGCGCTAATCAGGTAGGAGATCCGTTCACCGTGACACAAGATATGGTGGAAGGTCATCCGTTCCAGTCTTGCGTGTCACAGGATGAGGCTAACTTATTCGCTATGGCCGTTGTCATGAATCAAGGTCAGAAGATCGCCGATGAGCGTGGTACTTGCCATGAGGCTCCTAAGTACACCGGTCATTATAGCGAGGTGTTTGAGAAGAATAATTGTCCGTCTGGTCTTATCCCGTCTTCAGTTACCGTTACTGAGGCTGACGTGACCGGAGGTCCGTTCTACTCATACGAGAGCCAGTTCGCCGCCGATGAGCTTGCCAAGGCCGCTGTCAAGGCGCAAGGTCAGGTTATAGCCAACGATCGTGGTACTTGCGACGAACTGAAGATATATGTAGGTAATTATAGCAAGGAGTTCACTCCTAAGTGTCCTACTTGTCAGTATGCAGATCCTATCACCGTAACCCCGGATCTTATGGGTCAGTTCTTTACCTCAACCCGTTCTCAGGAAGAGGCAGACGCTTTGGCTAAGGCCTATATCGACAGAATGGGTCAGGCGTTCGTCAACAAGAACTATGATGATACGTGCCATACGAAGACCGAGCAACCGGTATGGGAGACTATAGAGACCGTATGTAAGGACTGTATCTCTCAATTACATCAACGTAACACCAATACCTGTTATACTGATCCTGATAATCAAGAGCGGTATATAGCTGGTGGTAATAATACATGTTTCTGGTTTGGTACGGCATCCAAGGCCTTTACCCGTCAATGTGCGGATGGTGGAGTTGGAAGCTCTGTTACCGTAACTCAGAATGATGTCACGGATCCAAGTCCTAGCTCTGATGGTAAGTTTAAGTCATGTGTATCCCAAGCTGACGCTAACGCCAAGGCATTGGCCGCCGTGAACTCTCAGGGTCAGGCCGTGGCTAACTCGAAGGGTACTTGTACTTGGACAGGAAGCTATACCGGTCAGGTCCAGAAGAACGATTGCGCTGACGGCGGCGTGGGCGACATGGTATCCGTAAGTAGCAGCAAGCTTCCGGGACACCCGTACACCTCCACCGTTTCCTTGGCTGACGCCAACAAGAAGGCTGAGGACGCGGTTCGTGGATCTGATGGTCAGGCTTACGCCAATAAGAATGGAGGATGTACATGGACTTACGTGGCAAGCCGTGACTTCTATAGGAACAATTGCGCCGGAAGCGGGGTTGGTCAGAGAATAACAGTGACCTCTACGCAGGTTAACGGCGGTACGCCTATCACCAGCAAGGTTTCCTTGGCTGATGCCAGAAGCAAGGCCGAGCAGATCTTAGACCAGAAGGGACAGGATTACGCTAACCAACATGGAACTTGTGTATGGACCGGTACTGGAAGCGCTACATTTTATAAGGATAATTGTGGTACATGTAAACATGGTGTCGCTCTATCCGTTCCTTATAGCGCCTTAGGGTTGCCAGCGTTGACATCTACCGTATCTCAGGCGGATGCCGACAGCAAGGTTCAAAACGCTTTCAAGAATGATACGGCGACTAAGACCGCCGCTCAAGCTTACGCTAATAAGAATGGTGATTGCGCCGATGACGATGATACCCCATCTTATGATGATTGGAGTTACTATTGTAGCGGATGCGATTATCGTAGGAGTAGGAATCAGACCAATCCTTGCTCTTCAGCCCCAAATCAAGATGAGTTGGTTGAGTCCGATTCGAGATCTTGTGGATGCGGGTGTGATAATACATATCATATGGATGATAGCAGGTGTAATAAAGGTAATAGCGAGGAGCATTATTCTAGCGAGTGCAATCCTACAGGATATTGGCAGGATGGTGGTGAACATTGCTGTAATCCACATGACTACACTATCTATACCAATGAGGTATGTAAGGGATGTTCAGGCGAATGCGGTGATATATGTGTTCCTGATGGCCCTATTAAGGTGGTTAGCGCTGGTGAATTTTGTGCTTCTTCATCGAATCTGGCTAGTGAACAAGCTTATAACAAGTATAAAGAGTACAAGGATGCATTACAATATTTAGTTGATTCTAGGATATGTCCTTCTAAGGTTGGCAATGATGACCGATGGGGAAATGTCAAGGCTACGAACTGTCCTAGCAACTGTACTCCTAAGACTATCAGTTATAGGCAAATCGCTGGTAAATATGAGGCTTGTACCAAGGACGAGGCAAATAGGATAGCCGACAATAACCTACAGTCAGACGGTATCTCTTACGCTAATGGCTTGGCGCAGGCCGATAGATGCGATTGCGTGGAGCCAGCAAAGACGTGGAGCGCCAACGCTATGCTGAGCGGTGATCCTTGTAATGGTCTGTCTGGTTTTACATCTGCATTAAGGTGCTCCTATGAAGTGTCTTACAATAATCAATGTGGATCATCTAAATCAATAACTGTAACTGTTACTGGTAGGAATGATTATGGACAAACCGTTACGGCTGGAAGTACTACCGTAAGTATACCTACTGGGTCTGGTAAAAAAACCGGTGTCATAGGTTTTGATTCAGGAGTACAATGTGGGTCTATAAGGGTTTCTGGAGGAAGATCTGGGAACTGTTAAGATTCTGATGTATAACAAAAAAGGAGAGGCTAATAAGTCTCTCCTTTTTATTAAAAACCATAACAGCAGTGATTGTCAACAATTACCTGAATCATGACCAGAGATTGTTACATCTCCACATACCACTTCTCGGCTAAAATGTACACTTCCACTCTTGGTTCCGGATCCTGCGGGAATTGTAAAGCTAGCGCTACTGACCTGCTCTTCTCCGTTTTGTGTATATCCTATACCACTCACAGAACCAGATATAGATCTACCACATTGATTATTATACGTAATCGTAAATCCTCTTGATGTGACAAGTTGTTCATGGCTCATGCAATCATTATTCATAGATACCGACCATGACCACGTCTTTGCTGGCTCCACGCAATCGCATCTATCGGCCTGCGCCAAGCCATTAGCGTAAGAGATACCGTCTGAATCGATGTGAGTTTAGCTTATTCAATGCGCATTGTTTATCTATTAATTAAAATCATTAATATTGTATCGTTAATATTAATACATTAAGTTATGGCTTGCAATAAGAAAAAGAAAATGGCTAATGGAGGCAAGGTCTCCGAGAAAAAGAAACCTCAACTGAAATGTGGAGGCAAGGTTAAGAAAAAGAAGTAATAACCGGAGGGGTATATCCCCTCCTCAGTATTTAGCATATGAAAAATTCAGAATTTGTATCTAGAATCATAAATGATATGAGCTCCATCAATAAGGACGCTCATGTCAGTAGGAGATGGATATTATCCATAGGAAGACAAAAGGCAAGATCATATATAGCCCAGAAGTATGCTGATGGAACCTTGTTCGGCGAGGAATCACTGTATACTCATATCAATTGCATGGAGATGGATAGGGTTCGGAAAATTGATTGTTGTTTTGATGAGTTTAAACTATGCAGGATACTTATGAGATCCAAGAAAAGATTGCCCGATATGATATATACCCGTATAGGTCCGGCTATCATCAAAGTATCAAACATCATGGATGATATTATATTTACCTCCATATCGTTAAGAAAATACGCTAACAACAAGGAACGTAAATACGGGAATATAGATCAATACTATTATTATGTCAATGATGGATATATCTATATACCAGATATTAACATAGAGGCTATAAATGTTGATCTTATAACTCTCGACAGAAAAGCGGCGTTAGAGCTAGGGGGATGTGGAGCTGAAAAAGATAAGCCATGTACATCTCAATGGGATTATGATTTCATATGCCCAGACAAACTTCTTGAATATGTGGTTTCCGAAACATTAAGGGAAACTGTAACCAAATTGCAGATCCCTACGGATGAGAACCCGGATATGGATATTAATAAGAAAACACAAAAAATTCAATAACATGAATCTAATAAGATCAATAATCAATTTCTTTGGTTTCAATGACGCCATAGTTGACGGTATAGGCGAAAGAGGGATGAGAGACAGCTCTATCATAAGATATAATGAGGTGCACGATATGTATGACAAGATCATAAAGGATCTTGGGGATATATCAGCTTACGTATCCAAGAACTATATCTATGATAAAATAAGGGGAAAGGACTGGATTAAGCACCAGACATATTAGTAGGATATTGAATCATACAAAGAAAAAGGATCTTAGATTTATATAAGATAAAAAGGAGAGTCTAACAAGTCTCTCCTTTTTTATTATCAACATGATCCAGATCCATCTCCGCTGTCAAAATAAGCGTAAGCACCAGATGATATCCCGTAATTGGTCGTAGTAGAACCACTGAATGATCCAGATCCGGATGGTATGGTGATTACTCTTGTTTCATAGGTAATTATATACCTAATCATGTATATTATTTCTTGTATTAGGATTGATTGATTATATTTGCGGTATGGATATAAAATCGTTTAAGATATTAAATCAGTATTTTCTCCGGTTCTATAGGTCAATAATGTCTAAGAACGGTAAGAGGAGGAAGCATACGATCGTGGACAAGAATGATATTCTCGAATGTCAGTCCTTGATATGGAAGGTTATACGTGATAAGTATCTGGAGAATGAGGGTGGGGTTTATATAAACAACATCGGTTATCTGTGCCATAAGATAAATCCTAATCGTAAGATATATCTGAATAAGCTTACCGGTACTATTAATAGGCGTGGAACGGGTGGATATTCTTATGTCCATACGTGTATTGATTTTATGCCTCGGAACAAGTATTTCCATCTCTATATTTCTCCGGCGTTGAACAGGGAGTGTAGGTTGGCTATGGAATCAGGTAGGAGATATAAGTTCTTGTACCGGGAGGTTGAATCGGAGAGTAAGGTATTTGGAGTTAAATGGGTTTACAAACTGTAGAAGTTTTTGTGATCCAGTTAGCCCGTGAGGGTAGACTGGATTTTTTTTTGTATCACGGATTCAAATACATATCTTTGTGCAAAAGACTTAAATATGACGATAAAGGGCTTATTGGCCGAGATCAAGGCCGATTTACATAAATACGATGATAGCGGGGCTATAGATACCTCATCTGTTTATAGGTGGGCTGAGATCGCCTTGAAAAGGTTCGGGGGTGTTATAGCCGTCATGTCCGAGGCGGTTGTCAAGACCAGCAACAGACAGGCGGTATTGCCTTCTGATTTTTTCGACATGCTTGATGCCTATAGGTGTGAGCCTCTTGTCTGTGAGATTCCGGGCGGCGACAAGGCCAAGGCTGACCTCCAACACGAGATCGGCTGGGTCGAGCGCACCGAGCGCGGTTTCCGTTGGAACTCCTGCACCGAGTGCTGTAAGGAGGAGTTTGAGAAGACGATCACGGAGAGGATATATATCGGGTCTCACGAGGTTCGATTTCATTACCATCATCCCGTAAGGCTGTCTATAGGTCGAGGACTGAGGCGTGATTGCGCCGCTGACAAGTATCGGGATAAGTACGATTGGGATAATTATGATATAACTATATCCGGCAATATTATGTATACCGGGTTTGACGGGTTTATTTATATCATATATCGTTCTACGCCTAAGGATGATGACGGTCTCCCGTATATACCTGAAACGGCGTTAGGATACCTTGAGGATTATGTCGAGACGTATATCAAGATGAAGATCTTCGAGAATGCCGCCGTGAATGGCTTGATACAAGGCGCTGGTGACGCTTATAAATTATATGCTCAGCAGGAGCCGGGTAAGTTCGCTAGGGCTATGAAGGAGCTTAAGATGTCGATGATCACGTTAAATGATTATCGGGAGTTGGCTGAGGATAATAGGAGAAGGATGTTGTCTTATGAGCGGATGTGGCCTAATGCTTTTGATAAGTATATCAAATTTATTTAGTTGCGGGGGAGGGAATCGAACCCTCGATCTTTAGGTTATGAGCCTAATGAGACACCTCTTCTCCACCCCGCGATTATGACGCGAATATACGTTTTTTAAAAAGAAAAAAAGATAATATGGCAAAGAAAAATGATTGGATACATTTAGATAAGACAAGTGGTACTGGCCCTGCTGAGGTTAAGGTTACAGCTGATATTAATGAGACCGGCGAGATACGTCAGGTAACATACAAGGTTATAAAAGAGGGAACCAAGGAAGAGAAGACGTTCGTGTGCAGGCAGGAGTCCGTCCCGGTGGTGATCATCCCGGAGTTCGATTACCTTGTTCTTAGGTATATCTGGGCTGACGAGGACGGCATTGACTTTGACACGGCTACCGGTTTCGATAACACCGGCCTCCCGGACGTTGACGGCAAGCTTGTTGGTTGGAGTAAACAGTACCAGACCACGCAGGAGCGGGTAGGTGATTATCTTATCCACGGTGGTGATAACATGGAATCAGGTAATGAGGCCGCCTTGATCCAGATGGGACCGTTGTTGGATGGCGATAATTACGATAAATTACCTCTTGAGATCAGATGCAGTATATACGGTAACTGGTATGGTGGTCGTGAGAAAGGTGATGTCACTATCAGGTTCACGGCATATAAGGGCGGTTCTATGGAGAAACGCGGATATGATTTTGTCAATATCGGAGGCGAGGAGGTTTATACCGGTGACGCTCCCACTAACGTATCCGCTCATGGTGAGGATAATTGGCAAAATATAAAGACCTTGTATTCTAAGGTAGGCACGATGATCTACAACAAGGAGTCTCGTGACTGTATTGTAAGAATAGGTGAGTAATTATTCTTTTTCATAATACAAATATCTATCAGCTCTCTCGTCCGTGAGGATGGGGGGGTTTTTTGTTTTTTAGTCCTTTACTTATGACATATTTGATCTTTTATTGCGTGGGAATAATCTAGCTTTGCCGAAAACTAGTATTATGGTCACATTGAATGATGTAAATAACGAACTCCATGTCCGGTTATATATACTGGAGGTACTTAAGGATTATATAAGAGATGATGATTTCGATGGTCTTGTAGATAAGGCGTTGGATTTTGTCATGGAAGGCGTTTCTATGCCTAAGGCTCCGACCAAGGATACCACCATGAGTGACATATCAAAGAGCGTTTTGGCCTTGGTAGCGGGTGCTGGATTAGATGAGAGGTTAAGCAAAAGCTCTTTAGAGTTAGCTTATGACAGATGTAAGATGAGGTACGTATTCGATCCTCGAAATCGGGATATACACGGTGTAGTCGTAGGTTATTCCAATGACTTTAATAGTCTGGTAGCTGTGTGTGATGAGGGATCGAAGAAAGGAGTGGATAAAGGATCTACTGATTTTGTGGATGTCAATGAGAGATACGTGACTAACGGTTTCTTTTACATATCTGTAGAGGATGCCGATAAGCAATCGAACTACATGGGTAAAAATTTGTAATTGTTGTGTTTTTGTACTTTACACGAGCGTTTAAAAGTATTTAGTTCTCCTCCTGACTTGTGAAAGTCTGGAGGATTTTTTATTTTTGTACGATTTGAATGTTTTGCATAATACGTACTGTTTATTAGAATCCGCCACATAAGTGATTATCTGGTGGATTTATTATATTTGCGAAAAAGATAATGTCGTGCAAAATAACTCTAACATAGCGGTTCCCGACTCCGGGATGAACAGGGATAAGCATCCACAGGATCTATCCCCGTCTGAATATAGTTTCGCCTTGAACGCTACCATAGAGGGTGACGATGGAAGCCAGCTTAAGATCCAGAACGAGCCTAGTACCCTTTTATGTAAGCGATTTGATGGCTATAAGGTTATTGGGTATAAGAATGACATAGCTGGTGATAACACTTATTTCTTTCTATCCAATCCGGATGATAATACGTCTAAGATCACGTTCATGCGGTCATTGGATTATATCAAGACCGTTGAGGATCAATTGGCTGGATCGGGAAAGGACATCCATCGTATCCTTGGCGAGAGGCTTGAGGAGTCGGATGGTCGTTTTGATGAGATATGTGATTTGATGGAGGTCCTGATAGAGGACTGGGTTGATGACCCTTGTCTTAATTTCTCCATTCATCATCCGATCTTCGATATAGAGATCAAGGACGAGAAATGCGGGAAGGTGATATACTGGACCGATGGATATAATCCCCAGCGATATGTTATGGTCGATAAGGCCCTTAACCCGGATGATGATGGTGACTTTTGGTATCATTACCATGGGTATAAGACATGTGGGGATGACAAACCAATAGAGAGGTGTAGGCTGGCCTGCGAGAAGCTGCTGGTGTTCCCGTTGCTGACGGCCCCGTGCGTGGAGCCTGAGGTCGTGGAGTTCGGGGGGAGCCTGCGTGCCGGGACCTACCAGTTCTGCGTGGCGTTGTGCGATGAGTTCGGGATTGAGAAGACCGGATATTGCTCATTGACCAACCCAATCATGTTATTCGATCGTCAAGATATGGTTATCCGCGATGGTTTATGGGGTAGGTCAACCAATATGGGTATCCGCCTTACTGTATCTAATATAGATAAGCAGGTATCTCATTATAAGATAGGTGTTATACAGAACACGGTTGGGTTTAATGGTGAGCAAAGCCCGGTTCTTGAGTATTTCATAGAAGGTATACATCCGATAACGGAAAGGACCATCTATTACCTTACGGATCAGTATAGCGAGCGTACGACCATGGAGAAGTTATCCAAGGAAATACAGGTATATAAGACAGCCAGAGGCATGACGTCTGTCGGGAATCGTCTTCTTCAATACGGATTGACCGTGGAGAATGAATGGAATCTTCAACCGGTCGTTAATTTCTTGGGTCATTTCGTTAAATGGCAGACATCTATAGCCACGGAGAATTTGTATAAAGACGGTGTGGCTTGCTCTAAATACGCCTCTTTCATGCGTGACGAGGTATATCCGTTGGGTATAAGGTTCTTTACCAATACAGGATACAGGACAGCTAGATTCCCGCTTATCCCTCGTCCGGCCACAAGGGAGGAGATGGAGGTTATCGTTGATGAGGACGGTAACTCTGACGACCTGTCGGCTGCGTCGGTGCTGGAGAACAACCCGCAGTGCGCAGGGAACAGCCGCCGTCATCTTTGGCAGTTTAAGAATACGGCAAAGATCATAAACGACCCGTCTTGGGGATTTGATGATTTTGGAGGAGAATGCAAGAATCAGCTAGATGTCAAGCAACTCAGATATGTAGAGCAGGAATATGCCACGGTAGGAGAGACCCAATTCGTTATCAATACGATGGGGGAAGATGTTACGGTAGATGATGCTATTGATTATATCGCTGATAATATAGAGAACCTGTGTGATATCATAGAATCTAATGTAGGTATTACTGACGAGTTATGCGCTGCTATATCATTGCCAGAGGATCAAGACGGTATAAAGGCTCCCGATTTCCCTGGTGGATGTGATGATATCGAGAGGATAGAGACCAGGACTATATTGGATAAAAACTCTTTGGTGGATTCTAGGATTGATTTTACATATAAGCTGGCTAGTGATTATACGGAGACCGAGCCTACCACCTTAATACAAAGTAACGCCGAGTCACAAAGGAAATTCTCTGTATTGTGTGATTTCGATAATTACTCCAGTGGAGGTAAGAATATCATAGATCTGGTTCAGGAATGGTTGGATGGTCAGGATGAGGATAAATTCCCGTCTGATATAGACTCCTCCGCCTTGGTCTTGTGTCAGGATATGTCTAATGTCCGGCAGTTATATGATGAGGGTATATGTACTAATGGGTGTTCGGTAGGTGATCCTCACGTGAATCCTACTATTAACGATGTTCAACTTCCTACATTCCAAGGGGGTAGGTCATTGGGTAAGTGCACATATTTGTATCAATATCCCGGATGGGAAGGAAAGAAGCATACGGAGACGATGCTTGATCAGTTAATGGATACGATGGAGGCTTATTTCCCCCAATATGAGAGTCAGTTTGGTATCGAGAACGCCATGTGTCTTTTTGGCGATGGTGATAATTCTAAGTTTAATACCGGTATAACTACTGACTGGGAAGGTCGTGTGTCTATGCAGAATGATATTGACGCCAAGACCAATTGGTTCGGTAGAAGCAACTTGACTTATTTCAAGTTCTATCCACATGTATCCTCATATGCCAGATGGGTGGAGTTGGATTACGAGAAATACATAAGTGGTTTATCCGATCCTGATAACGGTATTATGTATATAGAGATGATGGGTAACTATAATTATCCGATCGGCGACTCGTCATCATACAATAAGGTTCGTATAACGTTTTTCTCGGACAAGGAAGGTACCGTGGCTCCTAATCCTTTGGCTAATGATGCCAAGAAAGGTGTTATAGTGAATTACGTGGATCATAAGATATTTATGATGCCAAAGTACTTGTTCTGGAATGATGACAAGACTACTTTCCATAAGATATATGTTTGCATCGAGCCTGCGGTATGCGTGTTCTTCACCGGTTTCGCCATGAGGCAGGGCATGAAGGAGCTTGCCGGATTCTATACGGCCGGCACCGCCATCTTCCCCGCCCCGTTCTGTTTTGGCATTCGGCCACTGGAGGCGAAATACGTATTCTTCTTCACAAAAGAATTGAGATTAAGGAGATTTGTTACCTATGAGGCGAAATGTATCTCATGTGGGGATAAACCCGCTGATTGCGCTCCCAGACCATATCAGTATGGTGATTTCGGATATTGGGAGTCTACCAATAAGTACCCGGCTAATTTTGAGTTGTATGATTCAAGTAAGATCGGGATATCATCGGGAGGATCAAAGAGGAAGGACATAATAGATTCTTTGACGAAATACTATGGGTCTCCTAGATCCGTTGGGGGTAAGTCTTATTTCACCGGTAATGGGGGTAACGCTGAGTACCCAAATACGTCAACCACGTTTTGTCAGAGACCTATACGCCATTACAAGTTCCCGGATAACTCTGTCGCTCCTTTTATGGGTAATCCGTCTCAACTGACCGGTCAATATGGAGTTGACTCCTATATTTATCCTATGGGGGTGATGCTTGATGACGATATCGTTAATGAGTTTCTGGATATAGCGGTAGAGAATGGTCTTATAGATAAGGCTAGACGTGACTCTATAATCGGATACGAGCTATATCGTGGAGATAGGGCCTTGGATAAGAGTGTTATTGGTACAGGTCTGGCTTATGATATGTTTAAGTACGATGATCCCGACGGATCGGCTAACCTTTATCCTAATTATCCTTACAACGATTTGTCTGATGATATGTATATCTATAAGGATATTAATCGTGAGAATTTTATAACGCATCCGTTTAATAGGAAGGGTAATATCTGGTATTCATTCTTAAGCCCTGATATTGCCTTCAACAAGCCTGACGCTCCCACTGAGTGCCTTGTTGATGGTTATCAATTAGGTAAATCCTCTGGTATATTCAGGGAGGTGGAGGATCACCCTAAATGGACGATATTAGGAAGTAAGGCTTATAGTATGGCAACGTCATTGGCTACGGTGGAGGCTATGGCTAATTTAATATCCGCTATAGCTGAGTATACATATCATTCAGCTTCACAGCAATATGTCGGTGGAGGCGTGATGTTTTTGGCCAACCCTGTCGGCATAGCGCTGACGGCTATCCGTCTGGCTACAGGTATCGCCAAGGCCACAGCCCAGTCCGTGGTGGATATAGGCAAGTATAGGTATCAGTGGTTAACGGCATTGATAGATAGGGGACCTAGACGGAACTATGCTTATTACTATACTTCTGTCGCTCATTATAATTTATTTTACCAAAAAATAGGGGAGTCAGAGTTACGTGGATTGTCAACGGCTAAATATATCAAGAGCGGGTTATATCCGGTAACAGATATCTCTTCGCAAGGGGAGACCGTAGGCGGTAAGCCTATTATCATAAACAACCTCGATCGTGAGCATTCATTGTTCATGTCATTTGGTATGGATAAGTATATGCTTGAATATCCGGAGTTGGTTTCAAGTTATGATACCAGCCGTATTCAGGATGAGTGTAATATTCGTAACGATGAGGTGGCTGGTATGACGCCTCATTTTATGACACGTGAATCTTTCGTATCCTGCCCCTATATGAGGATAAAGAAATATTCTCCGGCTCAATACGGGCAGATAGAGGATGTCAGGTGGGTATCGTTAGGTGGTTGCGGGTTGATGGATAAGGATAAGCGTAAACCTGTTTTTGGAGGTGATGTATTTATATCAAGATTCTCGCTTAAGAGGAAGATGCCTATGTTTTATTTGACTCAGTTCGGTCAGGGAGATATGATACCATTCCCTTATTATGACTATAGGAATATCGGGAATCCACGTTATTTTGTTAATTATGATACCGGGGAGGATTATCTTAATAAGACTGACACAGATACTGGATCGCTATATTCGTTCCCTAGCCGTAAGAGTGCTTATGAGATGGCTTGCAAGACCGGGGATATGTATCTTAGTGGTCGTTTCTTTCTGTATTTTTACGGCATACCTCAGTTTCTAGTGGAGTCTGAGATTAATTGTAATTTCCGTATAGCTGGGCCTGAGCCTTATGAGGGTTTCTATCCAGAAGTAGGGGATTATATATCATGGACCCAAGAGCGTAATGTCCCTATATCAAGGGATAATGTGTTTAAGATGAGTCCTGTGTACAAGAATCGTTTTACGCTAGGCGGAAGGTCATTACCAGAGATGTATGATAGCAATTTTTGGGACTGCGCCTACCAAAGACCCAACGGCGTCATATGGAGCACCGCCGACGTTTCGGAGAACGGCATGACCGATCCTTGGCTGTCGTACAAGCCTATGGATTACCATGAGTTCAAGACCTCATTTGGGAAACTCATAAGCATGAAGGGGATAGAGTCGGATCAGATATTAGCCCGCTTCGAGAATCAGGTAGGGTTGTACAACGCTATAGACGTGTTGGCGGAGAGAATATCCCCGGAGAATAGTGAGCTAGGTACAGGTGGTCTTTTTGCCTCTCGTGGTATCGAGTATAATAACACAACGTTAGGATATTCCGGAACCCAGAGCCGGGATATGGTCAGTTGTGAGTTTGGTCATTTTTGGGTCGATTTAAGGCGTGGTCAGGTATTCAAGGTAGATTCTAATGGCAGGAATCTTACGGAGGTCACACCGGGGCTTAGAAACTGGTTTAAGGAACATCTTCAGATGAAGATCATCCGTAGCCGGATATATAACGCCGATACGGACGCTGAGCTGTCTTATTATGATATCGATAACAAGTTCTTTGGTATAGGTCTGTCTATGGGTTGGGATAATCGTTTCAAGAGGATATTGATAACCAAGAGGGATTACATACCGGTAGGGAATCCAAGCGAGTACCAATTCAGGGGAGGCCGGTTCTACAGGAACGGGCGGGCGGTGGAGCTTTCGGACACCAGCCATTTCACGGATGTCTCCTTTACCGTTGGATATAATTGTTTGAAGGGTGAGTGGAAATCATATCTATCATACACCCCTGACTATTATATCGAGCACCAGCATTATTTCCAGTCTGGTAAGAACTATTCTAGTGATAGTCGGGAAGTGGGATTGTGGTCTCATGGCTTAACCAATCAATCGTATCAGGTATTTTATGGTAAGCTATATCCGTTCGTCATAGAGGTACCTGTCCGTGAGCAGTATGTGAATAAGATCCTTACGAACTACCAATATCGGATGGATGCCAGAAGGTATCAGGATGAGGTTAATTATCAGGTTAGAAGAACAACTGGATTTAATAAGGCATGGTTCTATAACGATACTAACAACAGTGGAGAGCTTAGGATGACCATCGCCGATAAGAACGACATGAGCCAGCGCCTAAGATATCCTATAACTAACGACGATAGCCGTGATATACTGGTGACGGAAGTAGACCAGAAGATCAATATCAACGACTACTTCAACGAGGTTAAGGACGATACTAATAACCTACCGGTATGGGTTAAGGACGTGAACGATATTGGCCGGGAGATCGACCCCAGGGCTGTCGATTATCATCGGAGGTGGCGTGATCGTCTTCGTGGCGATTGGTTTTTGGCTAGGTTCGTGAATGATGTTGAGAGTCGGTTCAAGATGATAGTTCGTTGGTTCAGTAATGATGAGAAAGTTTATTAATTTATTAACATATGTGGGGGGGTATTTGCCGCCTCTCCCTTGTATATTAAAACGATATGGAAGATTTTATTGGTAAGTACAATGGAGGTCCTATAAAAGTTGATGGCGAATTTTATAAGAGGCCAAGATATCTTATAGATTCTGTTGTCGAATCTATAGAAAAGGCTATGAAATCTCCAGCTAAGAAATTAGATAAATCCAATGGGATGGTTGATTCTGATGGAGATAAATGGTATAAGGCTATCAACCCAGGTATAGAGACCGATGTTAAATCGGCGTTATATCATGGTCCTGGGATATTAGGCAGGATGATGTTTAATATTGAGAGGGATGATTATGCCACTGATCATGAAGAGGCTTTATGGAAGGCGTATGCCACTGGTGATATATCAGGGTTGCCTAAGAGTGATGTTAGGTTTGAAGGAGATGATGATAATGCCCAATACGTTGGACTCCCGCAGGAACAAGCTAGAATGATACAGGCTTTAGCTGATACGATGTACACTAAGTTGAATAAAGAAAAGGTTAAGGGTAAGTCGTATAAAAATATATATGAAGATGAAGGCATGAGAAGGGCTGCCTCAGAAGATAATGATGTGGCTGAGATAATCATAAATAGCCCTAACGAGTGGGTTGTTGTTAATGAATCTCATTCTCCTGTAAGACTGAGAAAGAAAAAAGAGGGAAGTGATCGCAAGTATAAGTATACGGGTCTTGGAGGGTTGAAAAACTTTTCTGTTAGATGGCATCCTGATACCAGGGTCTTGGATGTTAAGGATGATTATGATTTTAAGAGGTTTGGTGTAGAGGGTGTTATCCCAGAGCGTGATACTCCTCTTAGGATAAGAGATAGAATAGTATTGCCTAAAGAAGGAAGCTATGCTTATAGAAATCCTGGGTATTTTGAATCTATAGGATATGATGATAAGTTTGATAAAGGAGGTGCTGTTGAGAATAATCTTCCTTATGGAGCTGGCAAATACGTTGTTGATCCTCGTAGATCAGATGATAGTAAGATGGCTGTGTATGACGAGATATGGGACTATCTGACAGACAAGAAGGGTATACCACAAACTCAAGCTATTGGTATCTTGGCGAACATCGCCGCCGAGTCAGGAGGGGATACCGAAGCCCTAGGTGCCGCCGGTGATTTTGGCATCCAGCAATGGCTTGGGCCTAGAAAGAAAGAGCTACAGCGCAGGTATGGAAAGAAACCGACATTGACACAGCAGTTGGATTATCTCGTGGATGAGTATCAAGGAAAGGTTCCGGGGTTAGGTTGGAATTACATCAATCAAGGCAAGTTCTTTGATAAGGACGCTCAAGGCAATATATATAATTACTATATGTATTCGAAGGCTGATTTTGATAACGCCACGAATTATAAGGACGCTACCGTGGCATGGAATCAAGGATACGGGAGATCCCTTGGATCGACATTAAGAAACGAGAAGCGGTTTGAGTTCGCCGATATGTTCTCCAACAGATACGGTGTCCCGGAGAACGAGCCAATGAGATACGAGTTCGGGCAGCGGGATTCTGGTACGGGAGACGGAGGTCAGCAGCCCATGCCTGAGAAGGTAGTCCCTGCCGATCCTTCTTTGGCTTCCAGCCCTTCCATGAATAGTTGGTGGGAGAAGGAAGGTCAAGACCTGTTATATAAGATGCTAGCTCAATCAGGCGCCAACAAGAAAGCTATAGAGGATATCGCTAATAATATCAAGAACGATCCCCAATCAGAGGCGCAGATAGCGGAAGCCGAGCGTATACGTAGGGAGCAGGCGAAAAGGCAGTTGGTACTTAATATGATACCGGGATTAAGCCTTAACATAAAAGGCATGAGTAGATCTCAAAATTAATGTTACATTTGTGAAATCATTAAACGTTTTTTAGATATGAAAAGATTGTTGTTTTTATTCGTTATGTTATTGACACCATTCGCTTTGATGGCGCAGGAGGTAATCCCATCAGAAGGGACTATCACAATTGATCTAACTACCTTTACCGGTATCATGGCTTTCGTCACAATGTCGGCTACCCAGCTAGCTAAGGTAGTGCCGTATATTGACGCCCACAAGTGGGCTAAGATCCTATCGGCTATTGTTATTGGGATGTTGACATGTATCTTGGCGTGGTTTCTTCAGGTATCACCGTTGTTGGTAGGTAGTGAATGGTGGGAAGTCCTGCTTTATGGGGTGGCTGTTGGGTTCAGTTCCGCTGGCTTCTATGACCTAGTAAAAGCAATAGGTTCGTTGTTCGTAAAAAGAATTTAGTACTGTTCAATAATTACAATATGTTATAAATTGAATTTCATTGTTTTATAGTTTGTAATTGTGTATTTATTATTTATATTTGTGCGCCTATCTACTCATCACGAGCGGGTAGGCGCACTTATTAATTTAAAAGCATGATAAAAGTATGAAAAGTAATTTGATTTTACAGTCAGAAAGTCGAGAATTGTTGGGTAGAAATATCTCTGTTATGTCCAAGGATGGGTTTGTGTGTATAACGGAGGTTATGGAGGCTTTAAATGAAAAACGCAAATCCATGGGATTAGAGTCGAGGAGACTTGATCATTTGTTCTCCACAAATGGTTTTCAGGAAAAAATGAAGGCTCTTGTTAAGGAATTGAGTATAAGCAATATATGTACTGTAGGAAATCTTACAGTACAAAATTATGTATTGGAAATCAATAAGATAACTGATCTTAAAAAATACGGCATGGCTTACCGAAGAGGGAAGGGAGAAGGGCAGAAATGGTATGTCAATCCGTATTTTTTTGTTATGGTAGCATTGGAGTTGGATCCAGAAATATATGCCAAGGTGATAATATGGCTACATGATGGATTTATAGAGGACAGGAATGCCGCTGGAGAAGCTTATATTAAAATGAGTTCATCTGTAGCTAGATTGGTTAATGATAAGAGTCAGTTGTCTGATAGGATATCAAGAGTTGCTAAAGCTATTAATTTTATAGTGTTTAATAAACATGAGAGTGGGATAAGAAATATGGCCACAAAGAATCAGTTGAATGATATAGTGGCTATAGAGAATGTTATTACCGGCATTATAGATGGAGGCTTTATAGATACTTATGATAAGCTTATAGACTATCTTGGGCATGAATGGAAGAAAAAATGGGGTAATCCTGTTGCGGCTTTAAAATATTAGTATTAAAGAGACTCATCGTTATATAAATGGTGAGTCTCCGTTTTTTTTAGATTATCTTTGTGTCAGAACGAAATTAATTTGATATGGGCAAATATGTAATCAAGAGGAAGATACCTAAATATCAAGAGGCTGGGGAAGTCACCCCTATCATGCCCGGTAATGTTGTTGGTCTTCAGGGTATTGGAGTGGAGCCTTTGGTTTCGTCTACCCAGATAGGATTTGATATTCAGCAGCCTGATATTAATACCATTGATACAAGTGATTTGAGCGCTTTGGTTGACAGTAATAAGAAGGTTGATAAGTCTGGTAGTACGGATGTTTTTGATTTTACCACTATCCCTTACTATGGTGCTGATGATATAGGATCTAGGTTCACTCAGGTGGGTCGTGGTATAGGACGTATGAGAAGCGAGGGATATGGTGATTTATCCACAGGGGCTAAAACAGCTAATACGATAACCACCATAGCCTCAGGGATTAGTGGTATCATGGGATTGGCTCGTAACGTGGTTTCTGGGATAGCGTCAGAGAAAGGTACTCGTACCAATATCAGGTTAGCTCAGGAACGTGAGGCTAGACAAAGAAGACAATCCCAGATGCAGTACAAGGATGGTGGGGGTGTTTATCTAGGACCTAATAATAGGGTCGATAGCGGAAGCCTTACCGGTGAGTACCTGTATCCGTTACCTAAGTCGATGGAAGATCAAGCCAACGTAGAGGTCGAGAGGGGTGAGTACGTGACGCAGCCCGGAGAGGCTCCGATGGAGGCTATGGGGCAGAAGCACGCCGATGGTGGAACCCCCGTTTCCTTGGAGCAGGGAACGAAGGTTATTACCGACGACACAACCATAGAGCCGGATTTCGCTAAATACATCAGAGATACGTATGGGATCAAAGCCACGCCTAAGGATACGTATGCTACGTTAATGGACAGGTATAAGGCTAAGATCGGTCTTAAATCGGCTTACGATGATCAGAAAAAGGCGCTGGAGAAGCTGAAGAAAAACGATAAGATAGATGACGAGAATACAAGGCGTTTAAACGCCTCCGTATTATCTAAGGCTATAAATGATAGCAACGATACCGTTAATGGATTAGAGGGAAGATTTACGGACTTCGCTAATGTCATATACAAGGAGCAGGAAGACCGGAAGATGAAGAAGGATGAGGATACGTATTTCGCTAAGGGTGGTGAGATAGATAACATCATATCCAGATCTATGAAAGAATACGATCTTACGGAGGAGGATATAGCTGAGGCTAAGAAAGAGCTGCTTAAGAAAGTGGCTGGTATTCGCCAGAAGATGGAGATAGGAGGCACGTCTTTGTTCGGTCGTAAATTAACTTTCCGCCCGATCGAGAATAGGTTCAACAATGATCCTAACTATTTCGGTTATCAACGCCAAGGAACTGATGGCTCTTATGGAGGTATTAATACGGATGAGAGGTTGAATTATTATAAGACATTCAATCCGGTCGCTTACGATGCTTATATGGGAGCTTCAGAGGGCGCTAGGGCTAGGGCATTGCAAGACGCTATCTACGGTCAGACAAGTAGCTGGATGGGCTTGGCTACGGCTGAGAACCCGATCATCGCCAACGCCGAGGCGCTTCGGGATTACACGACGCTCGTTTCCTTTGGCGGTGAGGATAGTCAAGGTAATTACCCGGAAGACAAGAAAGCCGCATATCATGATAGGATGAGAGATAATAAATTAGGTTTGTTTACCACATCTCGCCCTATGATCGGTCTAGACGTTGTTACAGAGGAACAGCATAAGGCTCTTAACGATGCTGGTATCACCCATTTTAGCCAACTATTCTCTGACAAGAACAAGGATGTCGTTAATAAGATACTTGGCGAGGATATGCTTAAGATGCAGGCATTGAGATCCATGAAAGGAATGGAAGGTCTTGATTTTATACTTGACCCTCATAAGGTGGCTCCCGGTCCTATGGATATAGGTGATGTGGAGGATCCTGATGTTAAACTGGATACGCCTGAGCTGATTGATCCCAATACACTTCCTAAGACCAACACAAATGCCGGTAAGTCGAACGGCGGCAATGGAGGCAGGAATATAGTAGGTGGTGGTCTTGACTTTCCTGAGGTGTTCAGGATGACTCCTGGAGCCGTGACAACGGAAGGTCTGGAAAGACATTACGCTCCTACCGTGGACCCGGTGTTGAGATCGGCTGATCAGTATATGGTTGAGGCTAATCGTGCTTTCCAATCACAATTGGATCAGATGGGTAATGTCCCGGATTCCCAGAGAGGGGCTTTATCTTCCAATTTACAGGCTATCATGAGTTCCAATATAGGTAAGTATATAAATGAGGTAGAACAAGGGAATGTGGCTCAAAGGACTTGGGCTGATAATGTCAATTCTCAATCATGGGCGAATACTTACGACAAGAACATAGCCCAACGTCAAGCTTATCAACAACGGATATTGCAGGGATTGGCTATAAATGACGAGAACTGGGCTAGGTATTTCGATAGCGTCAATGATGAGATTCAGCAGAAGTGGAACACGGCTACGACCATGAATACATTAAGATCTATATTTGGGGATGTAAAGATCGGTCCCAATGGTCAGTTGATCGCAGACCCTCAAGGAGATATATTAAGTTACAGGAGATTATATCCTGCTCAGGAAGTAACTAAAGGCAAGAAAGGATAAAGGATGGCTTCACAATATAGTATATTAAGGAATTACGGAAAGTACGTATCACCCTACAACATAGATGTCATGATGCAGGGTATGGGATACATGCAGCAGAAGATAGATACTAATCGGCAGGCTATAAACGAGTATGCTGATTATATTATCAATTCTGACATTATAAAACCTCAGGATAGGGAATATCTTCAGAATAGGTTAAATGGATTGATACAGGATGTGAATAACGTGTATCGTAAATCTAATTTGGCTTCTGATGGTGTAGCCAGAAGTATACAGGCTCGTCTTGGGGAGGCTCTGGATACCCGTGTGTTGAATGCCATTGCCGGCACTAGGGAGATCCGGTCGTTTAGTGAGAAGATGGAGGATATGAAATTGAATAATCCTAAGATGTATAGTCCTATAAACGAGGCTGAGGCTTTCGCCGATGCCGTGGCATGGATGAATGACGGTCAGGTAGGAACACGTCTTAATCCTATACATTATACTCCTTATACGGATTATCACGCTGAGGTTGATGAGAAGATGAAGAACTTCATCTCCCTTAATAAGGGAAAGAAAGTCAATGTGCCGGTGATTGATGCCAATGGTAACAGGACGGGGGAGATGCGTGAGATGTATATAGATGAAATGAGCTATGCTCAAGTCAGGGATATAGCCATGGCTTCCATATCAGAGAACGGCAAAGCCCAGATGCAACTAGAGGGTAGGTATATGGCTAGGACGAATCCTGACCTATTCAATGTCCAGAGTACCTCTGATTTCCTTAAAGGGTATATTGATGATTTTAGTGCCAAGGAAGAATCTATACGGGCAAAGCTAAAGGGCGTTGGCAATGATAAGGTCAAAAAGGCTAGGTTGGAGTCAGAGCTGGCGGATATCACCAAGCAGAAAAATGATTTCGTGGAGGAGGCTGAGGGCGTTATCGGCAGCAACTACAGTCCGGAGCGGGCCGGCATGTTCATGGTGAGGCAGCAGTTCCTTCGTGGCGTGGGGTTACGATGGTCTTATAATAACTCATACGAGACGCTTGGTGTTGATGATTATTATTTCAAGGCTAATCAACAGATGATGGAGAGGGCTAAGTTCAATGAGACAAAAAGGCATAATCTAGCCATGGAGAAATCCGCTTTGATAAGAGCTAGTAAATCAGGTAAATCGGAGAATGGAAATGGTGGAGGCGATGACATGACCGGTCCCACCGTGGTTACGAAGAGTGCCAATCTTGAAGATGTGAATATAAGCGATGAGTTCATGAATGGATTTATAGCCAATGAAAAGGCGGTGAATACAGGCATGGAGAATTTTGTAAAGTCTCTATCAGACGATGCCAAGAGGAAGATCGACGCATGGTCATCTGATCCTGAGAATAGTAATGTGGTCAAGGATATGGATAGGGATCAGGTTATCATGACTTATTTTAAGGCTAATGGTGGATCTACGAATACACTTCTTGATTATAATGGAAAGGATAGTTATATAAAGCTTCTTGGGTTAAATAACCAAAGGAATAAGTATAGTAAGATTAATGAGGGTTTCAATAAGGCTGAGAATACTGTTTTGGATGGTGTTGATGCTATAATTGAGAAAGAGGCTAGATCGTATGAAGGATCAGGTATAGACATTAGTTACGGATTTGGCACATTCAATCTTGGGGATATTAACAATAATGGTGATAAGGTTTTTGATATAGATGGCATAAACGATATAACATTAGACGATTGGGCTAAGCTATCTGCTTATAGTTCTTTGCTAAATGATAATATAAACGTTGTTAATAGTAATATTCAAGGGGAAGCGCCATACGTATCGGTAGATTCAGGTCAGTCAAGTATTATTATGGATCGTTTGAATGATCTTATGGGAACGTCTTTGTCGCTTGATGATATTGAATCTATAATGTCTCTTGCCGTATCTGGGGCTAACAAGAATAGGCATATCGAGGAAATAAAAGACAGGTTTGCTGGGGATAATAGAGCGATCGCTGTCGCTACCGCTATATATGACGAAGCGCATAAGGAAAGAAATGATTTATTAAGGCATAAATGGAGCCGTGGAGATTTGGGTAGGTTAAATGATGACGCAAAGCGTGCTGGCGAGGATTATCTAAGACAATATCGTCATGAATATGCCGAGCGTGAGTATATCTTCTCCGGCGATTATCCATCTAAAAGTAAGGCGGAGGAGGATTATATAAAGATCAGCGATTTATTTACTCGTGGTGGTGGTTTTATCCCTAAGAATAAGGATAATGCCAATACAAAGATAACATTTACTATATCTCCTATAGGTGATGGTAATTATCAGATCATTGGTAATAATGGAGGTGATGGCAGATCTGTTGTTGAGGTAAGTGGGGCTGATTTAGTCGCCAATGACCTTACTTTTTATAAAGAAGATGTAAATATCCCATCCGAGACCTACGACTCTGGTGTTGTATCTATATCGTTTGCCAATTCAAGTGATAACGCTTATGGGAAGATGGCTAAGTCATTGTTGGTAGCTCCATTCGCTTACGCTAGCGGGGCCAAGGACACGGTAATGCCTTATATAGATATGTTTACGAATATAAATGACGGTAATATCAGGAAGAATCAGACGATGATCGCTACTGACGTGTTGTTCGATAACGCTTCTATGTACGAGTTAAGGGCTTCTGGATATAAGTATAATAATGGTTCCTCTGGGATAAATGTTGATATATATAGCAAAGGAGAGGCGAGAAAGGGTAATACCCCGTTATACTCAATTGATCTGGATGGTGTTAATTATGCTGATGAGGTGGCTAGAAAGATTGATTTCTGCCCGCAGTATTATTTGGTCATGGCATGGCAGCAGATACTTAGCAAGGAGAATGAGGTGTATTGGAGGAGCGAGGGAAGATCTACTACTGATGATTTCGAGAGCTTCATCTCGCCTATAGCTGATATGATTGATCAGGAGATAAGAAACAGGAATAACGGAAATAGTGGAAATAATGGAAACAATGGAAATCTATAATAATACCTCTAACGGAAAGGATCTTGCCGAGAAGTACAGATATCCTACCATGAACGTAGATAATATAAAGGCTATTGGCGCAGATTCATATAGTATACCGGATCGTGACCTGCCTCCGGTATTGGATCCGTATTCCGCTTCCGAGAGATCAAAGTCCCAGATACCATCATTGTCGGAGAGGATCAAGAATACTGTTAAGACAAATTATTATGATGATATGAAACATATGTCCCCATTAGGATATATGGCTTCTGATCAAAGCTATAAGGGTAGGTTCAATCTTACTGGTCCGGAGATATCGTTGGAGGATTCAAGGTATCGACTTAGTAGCGGTACTTGGATACCTAAATACGAGTCTTATATCCCCGGTGTAGATAATGACACACGTTTATCTAGGAGTCAAGGTAGGACTGAAAAATGGATGAGAGGTTTGGGAAAATTTGTAGGTAAGACTGCCCTATACGGATTAGGCGGCGTTATCCAGCCTTTTTATGGTATTTACGCCGGTGTATCCAGAGGTAATTTTAACGCTGTTTTTGATAACGATTTCACGAGATGGTTGGATGATCAGGACAAGAAGATGGATTACGGTCTTGCTCATTATTACAATCGAGAGGAGCGGGACATGAACTTCCTTCAAAGTATGACCACGGCTAATTTCTGGTCTAACGATTTCTTATCCGGTCTTGCTTTTACTGTTGGAGCCATGTTATCATCAGCCGTATATTCCGGCGCTGGATTGATGAACTTAGCTCGTACGGGAGCTAGGGCAGGCGTGGCATTGGCTAGGATAGGCAAGGCGGCTTCGGATACCAAGAAAGCGTTCGGCGCTTACCTCAGGGCCGCCCGTATAGGACAGAGGGTAGGCAAGGGACTGGACACCGCCGCCTTTCTTGGCACGTCCACCGCATGGGAGGCATCTGTCGAGGCCAGAAGTATGCTGATGGAGGCTGAGGAGAATTTCAGGCAGTCTTACCGTAACGCTTATGGAAGGGAAGTCCCATATGAGGAGCTTATGAAGTTCAGGGCTGATAATGCCAATGCCGCTAATGCTGTATTCGCCGCCAACGTCGGCATATTGTCATTATCCAATATAGCTATGTTCGGTGATATGTTCGGCATGGATCTTGGCGTGGATAAGTTTATAAAACGCAATATATTTGGCGTAGGGGCTGAGAGGATGGATAACGGTATGTTAAGAACCATAACGCCAAAGAAATGGCAGAAAATAGCCGGGAATACGTTCAATATTATCAAGCGCCCAGTGTCAGAAGGTCTTTATGAGGAAGGTCTTCAGGGAGTGGCTAGCAAGTCCGCCGAGGATTGGGTAGAATCAAGATACAATCCTATGGCTATCCGTCAGAACATAGGTTATATGGAGGCTATAAAGAACGGGTTCAAGGAAACATACGGGTCTAGTCAAGGCTGGAAGGAGATCGGCATCGGTATGATTATCGGATCGGTTATGGGTGGAAAGACCTTTGGAGGTATAAAGGAATGGAGCCAAGACATGTCCCGGAACAAGGGGATGGTGGAGGCCTACAACGCCAATGCCGGCGCCTTGACCGAGGCCGCTGTCCGTGCTATTCGTGGCAGTATGGCTCTTAACGCTCAATTATCTGGCGTAGACACATCGTACGAGAGTGATGGTAGGATCATAAACAAGGATTTTAGTGACGCCGTATTCAATCGTCTCCGTTATGATTCGGAGATGGGGATGCTGGATGATACCAAGGAGAATTTCAGGACGGTAGTCGAATCTATACCTAACAGCGATATAGCCTCCGATATGAATATGACAGATGAGCAGGTAAATGAGTATAAGTCCAACCTTATCAGTGAGTTTAATAAGAAGGTAGATAATTTTACCATGGCCAATAGGTTCGCCGACTCCCTTACCGATGGTATATCCAATAGATCATTTAACACCTATATCTCCAACATGGCTTATAACGGTCTTGAGGCTAAGGATAACTTGGATGATATCGCTAATCAGTTAGGAAGGATATACAATACGGATATAGGACCTGCTTTAGATATATATTCTCGTCTTAATCCTGATTCGAGTAGGGATCTTGAGAAACTCAGGAAGCTTACAGATGATATACAGAAAATGGAGAAGAATGTTTTGAAGCTTCAGCAGAGTGTCACATCTAAGGAAGCTCTTGAGTCTGATAAGATCAAGTTAGCCAAGGAGAATGATAGACTTCTTAAATTGACGGAGGATAGGATTGCTTTGGAGAGGAGATTAGCTACGTTAGTTAACTCAGAGACAGATATATCTAAGCTGTTATTAAACAGGGATGAATCAAGGATCAGCGCCGCCGATCTTATGGCAGCTTATGAGACTATAGTCGGTTTTGAGAATGCCGTATCTATCCGTGGGGTTGATAATCATAAGGAGGCTATGGCGTTGCTTAGCGAGTATCGTCATAATCTTGTGGCTTATAAGAATATAAACGAGTCACTTCGTCGTATGCGTGACAGAAGATTCATCCGGGCGCAGGAGCGCGGGTTCATGAAGATATTATCGAACGCATGGGGGAAGACTTATGAGGAGGATGACAGCAAGTATGATTTCAGGAATACCGATGATCCTGATGCTAATTCCCTTTATGCCAATGATCAGGCCATAGATAAGGCTTATCAAGATGGTCTTATAGGAGAGGACGAGGCATTTATGTTCAAGACCTATAATCATATGATCGCCAGATCTATGGAGAATGACATCAAGGCTGATGAGGGAGGTATCGTTGAGAATGTACCTGATAATGAGGATATCATAAATCCTTCTGATGATAGAATCAATAATATAGCTATAAAGATATGGAACGGTAATGAGGATATCTTATCTCCTAGGGAGAGGCAGATATATGATAATAATAAGGATCGTATCAATGATCTTGTAAATGGGTTTGGCGATAATCCTATAGCTAGGCTTAATAAGATTAGGTCAATGATAGATAGGTTAAATACCAACGATAACGTCTTAAATAACATCAGAGATACTATTGATGATATCATAGATATAAACATTAATGGTCTTGATAAGGATCAGGTTAAGGGGGCTATACAGACTTACAATGATCTTATGAATGATATTGACAACGGGAATGAAGTTGATCAGGATAAACTTAATGAGGCTATTGATATTATCAATAATTATTCTGATGATCCTCTTCTTCAATTCGTGGAATGGATGAGGCTGTATGATAATGGAAGTATGGTTGTCAAGGATTACGATAAGTCTATACCTATGGGTGATGTTCTCACGGAGAGCGAACCCGGGACATCCACCGGCAGGACGGAGGTCAACGCCGCCCAGAATCCGGTGGTGTTGATGGCTCAAAAGAGGGAGATCGGTGGGGTCATGTATTATGAGGTAGGAGGAATGAGGCTTGACAGGTTTATGGCGGGATCCGGGCTTAAGGCTCTCGTCACGCCCGGTGAATATGTTATGGATGATAAGATGGTGATGGATTTTACTGATGGGACGAACATGTTCAGCGTTATTGAGTCCAAGAATCATTCAAGATGGATGATTAGTGAGGATGACGCTCAGGCTTTCGAGAACGCTACCGGTGTCATACTGGGGCGGCAGACCGCCTTATCGACCTCCAACTGGTTCATGGTGTATCGCAAGGGGCAGGATGGGTCTATTGTCCCTTATTATACGGGTGATACGTTTGGGTCTAATAACGAGTCGGTGAATCAGGAAGCAGCGGCTAGCCTTCGCAAGGGTGATATGGTAAGGTTTAAGATGGATATGTCAGATCCATACACCAAGGGACTGTATGATAAATACAATAGCCTTAACGCCGTTGATCCTAATTCTGATGAGACTAAGTCGGCTTACAGAGAGCTGGTTGATAATATGGTTATTAAGATCGTGGATAGTGATGGTAATTTTGTCTCGGTGCTAAAAGCCAATGATCCAGACTCAAAAGGGAGTAACGCTGATTTAAGGAGTATGGCCTTTGAGTTGTATAGGGATAATGTAGGATCTGTCGCTGGCGAGATTGATATACCGTTCGTAGGCACAGTCACCAGTGTTTTGCCGGGAAGACCTAATTTTAGCGTAAGTGATGATAATGGGACGTTGATGGTATCCGAGAATGACTTTACCAACGAGACGGTTGGTAAGGTCGAGAGCGTAGGGTATATAGAGAACGGAGAGGTTACGATGAGGGATAATATTAAGTATAATATATTCCCGTTCTGTACGGCTATCGTCAGGGACAAATATGGTGACTATAAAGATTCACGTATCCCGGTCGTAGCTATAAAGACAGGAAATGGAAGAAATTACCTATATCCCGTAAGATTGAAAAATCAGGATATATCGTCATTTTCATCCATGATCGGATCGATGGCTGATAGGATTACGGAAGGTCTAGGCGGAGGCGTAAGTATTGATGATATAATGGATCTTAATAACGCTATAGCCAGATCCGGGTTGGATAATAAGACATATATGATTCCGCTGGCGGGAGACGTGAATGTTATCAAGAACCGGCTTAAAGCTGTCAAGGAAGCGGTTAGCAGGATGCCTATGACCGCTGACGTAAGAGGATGGATAGGTGATTCCAGAACTAAGGAGGATATTTTGATGAATGACGTTACGATCAACATCGATCTTAACAACGATCCTTTCATAGCTCCTAAGTTTAGGATGAGTATCAAGGAGAACAAGGTATCCAAGGAGGAGACGGAAGTCTCGTTCCCTAACCTGCCGGATCTGCCATCGGAGTTCGCCTCGCCTACGAAGGCGGCCGAGGACAAGTCTTTGGTTTCCGACGGTAACGTAGTATCCGGAGAAAATGAAGCGGAAAATCCTTGCTAAATAAATTATCTTGATTTATCTTCGCGGTGTCAGTCCATCACCTGACGAGTAAGATATTTAAAAGTTGGTCCCTGTCGGGTGTGTGATGGCCCCGGTGGGGACTCTTTATATTATGCAGTTAGATAGTTTTTTACATCGGAAAATTATGCAAGACCTACGCATCCAGCGAGTGAAGGTTTTGATGATGTTATACACCAGTCATTATTTTGTCAATAACAGACAAAGGCAGTTGTTTGACCATACATACGCTTTAAGCAGGGATCAGGCTTTTGATTATATGACTGAGTTCAACAAAAGGCTTAGTGATAAGGTGGGTATAAAATGTACGATGGGTATCCTTCTACCTACCGATGACGATAACGCTAATATCATAATCGAGTACAATGGTATCATCAAGAAGCTGATGAAGGAGGCCGAGAAGCTGGAACTTGACACTGACGCCATTAAGGAAATGATGCGTGATCTTCTTAATGAGTTGAAGGATGATATTGATCTTAATATCCTGATATTTGACGTAACCCAGTTACTTATAAAATACAATCTATTTAGGTTGGATGCCATAACCGAGCAGGAGTTCAAGGACTCTTTCGTCAGGATGGATAGTAGGAATATGGAGATAAAGAAACTAACCCTATCTGATATCAAGAAGGTGGTGATGATGATGGAGGATAGGTATGATTATGCTTTATACATGACAGAGGAATGCGATTGATTACATTTTTTGTAAAAATATCTCCTGTTTGTTTGTAGTTTCAAAATAAGGTCTTATATTTGCGGTGTCTATCCGTTGCTAGACCAGAAGAAGATATTAATATCGCTTAGGCGTAGGCGATAAATGAGAGCTATCAGTGGAGTAACGGACGCTGGTGGCTCTCGTTGTTTTATATTATGAACAAAGATCATATTTTGGGGTTGTATAATGATTTAAGTCATTTTTGCCAAACAGGGAAATTGAAACAAGCTGATTATTCAGGTTATTCTAGAGAGTTAGAGATTATTGTTAAAAATTTTTCGAGCGATTGTGATCGTTCAAAAAACGACAATGTGTTTATTGTTAAGGATTGCAGAATAACTTTGAATGATAGCGATTACAGCAATTTCCTTTATATGGCGCTAATAACGTTATTCGGTAGAAGTGATTTTGATCTTGATTATGCCTTGAAGTTATATAATTATTTTATACTTGCAGCCATAGAACGACAAGATGAACTATATGATGCGGGTTATGATGAGTATATAATTGATAGAATGTGTTTAGATCATGTTTTTAATGGTGTTGTATATAATATCATTATATCAAATACAAATAAGGATGTTGATGATATTCATTTGACTATATCTAATGATCTGAAAGTAAATAACGCTATACCTATGTTGATGTCCAAGATAAGACCATATTCGACAGAATATGATTTTTATGGTTTGTATGATTCTATAATAGGATATACTTATTTTCTAAAAAAAATAAAAAGAACTATGGATTAAGAAATAGTGGACTGTTGCGTACCTATATAGGAGTAGATATTAGTAATGGTCTTGTAAAAATTGGTAAGTCTAAGGATTTATACACTAGGGAGAGTTGTTTAAGGGTGAGTAATATCTATTTTTATATGATTGCATATGTAGATATGGATATAGAGCGTGAGCTGCATATTAAATATAGTGTATATAATGTTGATAGAGAGTGGTTTCATTTGAATAAAAAGCAGGTTAAGGAAATTATAAGCAAATATAATTTTAGAATTATAGAATCAAATGTTAAATATATTGACAATATATATGATATTTGATGAATAATGAATTTCATTTTTTTGTTATTTAGGATTGAGCTTTTGCCTGTTCGTGAGGATCGGCAAAAAGATTTGCACTTTTCGGAGAAACATAAGGTTTGTTATTATGTTGTTATTTTGGTGTCCCGTCCGCTCGTGAGAGTAGGCGGGATTTTCTATCTTTGTGTCAAAACGATTTAGTAATGGGACGATCTTGTTATGTTATAAAAAATAAGGAGGGTGGGGTAGATAATGTCCTTGCCCCGAACGACCAACCATCCGGATTATACCAAAGGGCGATGGAGGTGCTTGGCGACCAGAGGCAGGCCTTATCGGTCTGGGGTACGGCCTACTCCTCCGACTTCGTGTCTTTCTTTGGTGACTGGATGTCCATGCCATCAGAATATGATTTGGATAGTAACGGGGAACCTAGGTATGATGATGTTATGTCCTTTATCAAGCGGAAGAACTATTTCGCTGGCAATTTCATGGCCGATGAGGTTAAGGATATCAATAACACCCTTACTTCCTTGGGAGTCGATAATATCAACGATCTTAATGATATGATCGTATCTAACTTCCTTTCCGGCGGTGATATATTCCTCAATAGGTACAATCTTGAGCGATCGGGGATGTATGATGCTGATGAGATTGATAATATCATGACAAACCGATCGGAGTATGAGCGGGTAAGGGATATGATGAGGAGGATTGTCGATTTTATGTCTGAGGGGGATCTCAATGAGAAGGATACATATTTCTTGTCCTCCGAATCAGGCCTTGGTGATGATTATATGATATATGAGGATGTGTATGATTCATTGGGAAAGAGAAGGGTCTTGAATCCAATGGAGGTAAGGGATACGATCATGAGGGCGGTAGGCGGTATCAGCGACCGCCGGGAGTTCGATCAGGCTTTCGCCTCCATCCCATACCCTTCCTTGGCGCTCCGGTATCAGGAGGATCAGGATTACGCCGATCGGATGTATGACACATATCGTAATATGACCCGTATGGAGGTTCGGAGTCAGGACGGAAATACGATTACCGACTCGTACTTCAATAGTACCACACCGTATATCAGTATGCCTAAGGATATGAAGGGTCTAAGGGATAAGGTTGGGGAGATAATCGATATGGATGATTTTAAGGACATCAAGGACGTTGCCGGACGTCTGCATGACATAGCCATGGATCTTGCCGACATGGGCGTGGATATAAGCGAGGCGATCAGCGATGAGATGGTTATATCCAGACCGGAGGATATCCGTGATCTTATGGCTTCGCTGGATGTTATGTTATCTTCCATACAGGCCGGCAATTCGGTATACGATAGCTTTATCTCCGATCTTGATAGGATAACAGGAAAAGGAAATCCGATATACGAGGTTCAGGATACTTATTCTACTGGGGATAGAATGGTGTATGTAAGGTCCGGGAATACATCCCCTTCCGATATGTATGATAGGAGCATGTTGTATATGGGTAGGAATACGTACCATAACACAGCCCCGATAACCGACACCGATCAGGCCTATGAGATGTTGGCCGATATCGGGATAGAGCGGCCCTCGTACTTGCCGGCTGGCGTGGTTCCCGCCGGGGCTTCCCGTTCCGATATTGACGTGATCAAGGATAACATAAAGAAGCTAGTTATGTCCAACATCTCATCCTCGAATACTGAGAACATGATCCTTACCAGATTAATATACCAACATCCCGTGACTCCTGAGATGGATGATGTCGATATTGATCGGGAGTTCAGGAGATACGAGGCTAGACAGGGGAAGGATCGGGATTTTATCAAATCCTGTACATCGTTGAGGAAGATCCAGATCAAGGAAAGGTTAAAAAAATCGGATTTATATAATAATGTCTTACGTTTCCTTGATTTTAATGGATTTCATAATGTATCTTTGAATCACCATGACAGAGGTACGTTAAAAAGCATGGAGATGTCGTTGCCGGAAGGTCAGGTAAGGGATCTTCTGTTTGACGTGGCTATCGAGTCCGGTGACAGTAGCATGAGAAACCTTTTCTATCTGGATAGACAGGATAGGATGATGGATGCCGGGTTTTATAGGTATCTGTACCAAAGGAATCCGGGCCTGCTCCGGGAGGTCAACGGCGGTGTCGAGGCGAGACCGGACGGTTCGTTCTTGGCTCGTGGGAGGTATGATGATTTCGTGTCATTCCAATCCGGCTTATATGAGAAGATAGGTGAGACGGTTGATGGTGCGATATACAGGTTCGTTGATGATCTTATATACTCCGATCCATCATCATATCAAGAAAACATGGTACGAAGGATGGGTGACGTTACGGTAAGGAGTGACGATAACCGCCTGTCAAGGATAGAGGATAATCCCTCATCCAGTAAGATAGTTAATGAATACACTGCTAATACAAATAAGTTGATGCGAGATTTTTCGTGTAGTTAATCTCTCTTTGACGTCGTGAGACGTTTTCTTTCGAGCATTGAAACATTGAATTTTATAGATTTGCGATGAATCCGGGCCGTAGTGATACGTTCCGGATTTTTTGTCTTGTACCGGTTCTTATTAATACCAATTGCATGACATGACGTGCTTTGATGATGACATATATCACGATCCTAGGATTATTAATTCAAAAATAAATAGACATGGGTACAAGTGGAGACAAAATCGTGCTGTTAGACGGCATGGGTTCCGGGAGCGGTAGCGCCGCTAATGGTTTATTATCTATGATTCCGGGTATGTTTACCAGCCTTTTGGGTGGTAATAAGATGGATCCGAATTTAGTCGCTGCGTTGATGAACGGTCGTAACAACCAAGACCAGTTCGGAGGGGCTAACGGCTGGTGGTTGTGGATCATCGTCCTATTCTGGTTATGGGGCGGACGTGGTTTCGGGAATGGTTTTGGTGGTAATGGAAATGATTGTTGCGCTAACGGTCTTCCGGCTCAATTGAACAACGACTATGGCCGTGAGCTATTGATGCAGGCTATCCAAGGTAACAGAAGCGCTATCGATCAGATCGCTAACGCCTTGAACTGTACTACCACTCAATTGCAAAGCGCTATCTGTAACGTACAAGGCGCTATCGATAAGGTAGCTGGTCAGGTAGGTATGACCTCTCAGGCTGTTATTAACGCCGTACAGCAACAAGGTTGTGAGATCGGTAATCAAATTAGCTCTTGCTGCTGCAATTTGAGTTCTTTGATCAACCAAAGCACTTGCCAGACTCAGCAGATGATCAACAATCAAGGTTATGAGAATCGTCTTGAGACATTGAATCAGACTAACACGTTACAAAACACTATTAATCAAGGATTGACAAACAATCGTGAGCAGGCTACTACGCAGTTCAATATCTTGAGCGCTAAGATTGATGCTCAAACAACCTTGATTAATGATAAATTCTGTCAATTGGAAATGCGTGAGATGCAGAATACGATCAATCAGTTGCGTGATGAAAGGTCGGCTTACCAAGCCTCCGCGTTGACTCAGCAACAGACTCAGAATTTGATCAACCAGTTGAGACCTACCCCTGTGCCGGCTTATCCTTCATGCTCTCCTTACCAGACTTATGGATGGGGTCAAGCATTTTATGGAGGTAATTACGGATGTGGGTGCAACAATGGATGCTGCAACAACGGAAACGCCGCTATTTAACTCTATAAAGGAAGGAGGCTATTATGGCTTGTGTTTCTAAAATAGGGTCTCTTTATGAGTTGGTCACGAAGAACGTGGTAGTGACTACTACCAACACCATCTTCGGCATCAACCCAAGGATATGGCTGTCCTTGCCATGCGAGGGCCTTCTGCTGCTGAAAATCCGGCAGGTGGTTCCGACAACAGGCGAGACATTGCCAGTACAGATAGCTATTCCAGCGAACAGCACCGTATCCACGGTAGGTGATGACACATGCTGCCCGGTAACCGGCGTGGCTGTGGTGAATCCGATCAACGTGGCTGTGACCGGAGCGGCTATGGTTAACAACACCGAACGCCTTGTTTATTTCAACAAGGTAAGGGGTGTATTGAGGCTCATGGATTGCTGTGTGCCTACAACTTCCGCCTCGGCGTCGGAGACGACTGTTGATGAGGAATAGGTTAGATTGGATGTCTAATGGGAGGGTATTCCCTCCCGCTTAAAAATCGAGATATGTTTAGAGACTTAAAGAAAGGATTTCAAGTATATACGCTGGATACGTCCGATGTTCCGGTGTTCAGGATGGGGAATGTGGTTAACGTGTCCGAGCCTAGGTTCCAGCAACCCCAGATGGGTCAGATGGGGCAATATCAGCAACTACAGGATAGGGTGATAGACCTTACCGTGGAGATAAACGGGTCTTCCATGACCTATGTCGTACCGGAGAGCAGGGATGTCGCTATGTCCAATAACATAACTTTGGCCTGCTCGGTCGATCCGATCATGAACCAGCTTAACGCCGCTAAGAGAACCAGCTCCGATATTCTCGATAGTATCGATAAGCATAGGAGGACGCTAGAGGCTTGTGATTCGATCCTTGAGGAAATCAATCCGGCTTTTAAGCAGACTAAGGATCAAGACCGGAAGATCAAGAATCTTGAGGAGAAAGTCGATAGGATGGGATCCTCTTTCGATGAGCTAAAAGAGTTGTTAATTAAAAAATTAGGTTAAAATGAGAGTTATAGATTTAGGCGGCGGTCACGATGAGGACTACAATGACGAGATCTACGATCGTAGAGGCGGCCGTGGACGTAGCAGGCGTTCGGATGGGACTTACATGGGTTATGGTGGCGGAATATACGACCATTATGGCAAGGAGCATGACGGTAGGATGGATGAGCTAGAACGCCGTGAGCGTGATCTTGAAAGACGTGAGAGGGAGCTGGAACGTGACGAGCGTGAGCTTGAGAAACGTGAAAGACTCCATGAACGTGAGGACGAGATGTATCGCAGGGGATGGTTCGGTGAGCGCGGCATCCGTGACGAGTACGAAGGTACCGAACCGTATATGCGCAGGGGACGTAGGAGTCGTTACTACTGAGGAGCAGACGCTGATGACCCGGATTATAAGCGGTATATAGACACCCATGGATATCACTTTTCCAAGGAGTTGGCTAGGGAGGCCGCTGATAAGATGCTTAACGCCGATGGGTCCAAGAGAAGATGGACGATGGAGGACGCTAAGCAGATGTTCGATAAATGCGGGGCCAAGAAACCTGATAACGCTACGTGGGGAGATGTTCAATATCTGTTCGCTATGTTCTATAGCGACTACTTTCCTAAGGTATTGGACTGCGACCAGAAAATAGTCAAGGCTGTCTTGGCTTATCTGGAAGACCCTGACGCTCCGGAAGGGACGGCGTTTGTAAGATATCTGGCGGTGCGGTGCTTCGTCGGTGACACAATCAAATGGAGTGAGATGATATGATTTGATACAACGTTGGAAGAACCCCGTCGGCAATAGAATACCGATGGGGTTTCTTTTTGTCAAGTATCTTATTATCGTTATATTTGTCAGGAGTAGATCTTTTTGTTCATAGGTAGGGTGGGCGGGAATGAAAAAAGGATATCCTCACGGACACCCTTTCCCCTTGGTTGAAAATTACCTAAAAACCTTATGAGTTACTGTTCTTCCGCGAATATAACGATTAAATAGAGAATATCAATGGCTAAAGGATATTATTGGATAGAACCTGTGGATCGGACGTTAAACGACTTCCAGTTTTATAAGGCACGTATCGTAGGCGATCCTGAATATGACGAGAGACATCATCGTGTTATATTGAGGACTGATAAGTATTTCCCTGTCGGGAGTATCTTTCATGTCCTTAACGATAAGGAGATGTTTGTTATTGAACGGAAATTCAAGATCTGGGGCAATAAGTATGTTATAAGACCTTGTGAGGGCGAGTGGGAATGGGAGTCTGTCCAGAAACTTAAAGACAAGGCTATTATATTCCGTACCGGGTTCCTGCATAGGGACGGCAGCTTCTAACACCTGCCCCGTATCTATCCCCCCCCTAGATTTCTTGGCGTTTATGTATATAGCTATATTTGAGCAAAAAAAATAATTATGATATGGCAGATTTTCAAGGTAAATACAAAGGTGATCAGATAGAGCGGCTTTTGGATAAGGCTAACGATATTGATCTTTCCAAATACGCTCTTAAGACGGATAACGCTCCTACCGCCACGAAATTACAGGCAGCTAGAACCATAGCGCTGTCCGGGGCTGTTACCGGTAGTGTCTCATCGGACTTCGGAGGCAACGTAACTATCTCCACGACATTGGCTAATTTTGACGCCTCTAAGATCAGGTCCGGTACTATCGATATAGATAGGTTGCCTAAAGCAGCCTTAGAGAGAATGGTCGTGGTTGCTGACGATGCGGCTAGATTCGCCCTTACCACCGCTACGGCTCAAAGCGGTGATACGGTAAAGGTCACGTCTACAGGTAAGATGTATCTGATAAAAGACGAGTCTAAATTAAACAGTGAGGATGGGTATGAGCCTTACACGGCCAGTCAGGCTTCCTCCGTGCCTTGGTCAGGGGTTACGGGCAAACCAAGTACCTTCACACCTCCCACGTCCTCCGCTACCGTTCTTGGCGGTATTAAGGTAGGATATCCGACTTCCGGGAAAAACTATAAGGTGCAACTGGATTCGTCCGGCAACGCTTACGTTAACGTTCCATGGACAGATAATAACACCACGTATAATGAAGCCACGGCCGACACCTTAGGATTGGTTAAGATCGGCTATGCTTCTAATGGAAAGAACTACGCTGTGCTCTTGGCTAATGGCAAGATGTACGTCAATGTCCCTTGGACTGACAATAACACTACATACTCACAGGCCACGAGCGATAATCTGGGTCTTGTTAAGATCGGGTACTCAGCTAATGGGAAGAATTATCCGGTAGCTCTTGACGGAAATGGTAAGATGTATGTGAATGTTTCGTGGACGGATACCAACACGACATACACCAATATGGGAGCCGCTTCTGCCTCAGCGGCGGGAAAGGCCGGCTTGGTCCCCGCACCTGCCGCCGGAGCGCAAGCCAAGTATCTTCGTGGTGATGGAACATGGCAAACCCCTCCTAACACGACATATGCCGTGGCCAACGAATCCACTAATGGATTGATGGCGGCCGCCGATAAGAAGACCATGAACAGGCTTATAGGGGTTAATACGGTCACGACATTAGCCAGCTTACCTATCTCTAAAAGAAGCATCACGGCCACGCTATCAGCGGCTACCACCCTATCCGTGGCGTCAGGTATGCAGATAGGAGAGGAGCTGATGATCAGGTGTGTCCCGTCTGCGGTCTTTACTCAAGCCATACCAAATTCAGGAGCTTATGTAAGCATGAGTGGTACTTCTATAACCACTACGGCTAACAAGCCTTTCGAGATAAATATCTGGTGTTACGCTTCAGACAAGTATAGCATCGCTGTTAAAGAACAAGATTAAAGAATAGATTATGGCATATACATATATAAACAGGGAAATATATCCCAATATGTTGGTTTTAGACGAACCTCTTGATGATAATTACGCTAAGGGTAATAGTTATGATGATTATATTAATGGCAATCCGATTCCATGGATAGAGCTGGGACAAGAACAACTTTCGTTCAAGGAAGCTAATCCTAAAGCCACGGTTAAGGAGATCATTGAGGCTAGATTAGATGAGTCAAGGGTTCTTAACGAGGAGAAATCGGCTAAATATGAGGAGCTGAGATCTTATGAGACTGAAAATCTCCATGAGTTTTTCTTTGATGATCAAGATATTTATATTCCTGAATATGATAGGCGTAACGTTTTGGCTGATGGGGCTATAGCTGGTAAGATAACGATTATGGGTCTGGAGTTCGATATGACGGAAGGCAAGATCTTGATCGGGATGATGGATAAGTACGATAACGATCTGACAACGGCGTTAGGGGACAAGCAAAAGCAGATCAGTATAGCCACTACCGTAGAACAGGTGAGAGCTGTCGATGTTCAGTCCGGCTATCCTGATAAGGTAAGTGTTACCACGGCGTACATCCAGCAACAGGCGAAGGAGAAGGATGCTCTCGATCCTCAAAAAGTAGCTGTCGAGTTTTCTAGGATGTTGGTTAATGACAAATCTTTATCCTTATCATCCAACGAGAAATTGGATGTTAAGGTCCTATTTCCTATATGGGGACAAGAAGGAGCGGAGTTCGGGCTATCCGTGGATACCGGATTTTGTCTTAGGGTAGTTAAGGAGGATACGGATATCCTTTACGAGGTTATCCAGCCTCATACGTTATCGTCAGAATGGGAGCCTGGACTCAGTACGGCCTCCTTATATAAGGTTGTTGACAAGGAGCATGCCGGGACTATAGGTGATCCTATCCCTTATTTCCCTCCTATGGAGATATTTAAGGATAAATATTACATTCAGAACGCTGACGTGTATAAATGCACAAGGGATAGTGGAACTCCTCTTAGTCATAATTTAAAGGACTTAGTAGGGTTGTATGTTGAGGTTGTACAGGGCTAGTCGTATCTACCCCCCCCCCTATATTTGGCTTGTGATATGATATAAGTTATTTTTGGCATAATAAAATGACATTTATAAATAAATAGATTATGGCTTCACAAAGATTTGGTTTCGTAACCGTCGACCCGGTATCAGGATCAGGAGATCAGGCGGTTAATTTCTCCGGTGATAAACACACCGGTCGTCTTCAACGCACTATCAACCTTACGGTCACCACGGACGGCGGGGCTAAGAAGGCGTTGGTAGTTAATCAGGCAGCGGCTGCTGAGATGGTAAGATCAGACAGCCCTAACGCTTCCGTACAAAAGACAGGTGGTAATGTTACCATCACCGGTAAGTCTAACAGTACTAAGCTTACGTTCGCGGTCACGCCGGCTGGGGAGAACGGGCTTACGTTACAGCTCCCGGCTGACTACACGGCGGCTGGAAAGACTACGGCTAACGGAGCGGTTATCGCCGACGACCCCGGAGCCGCTGGCGAGTTCGTTTGGAGCATCACGATCTCGGACGTACCGGCCAACGTCACGATCGATGAACTGACGGCTACATTGAAAGTAACCGCCGCTGGTGGTCGGACAGCCAACGTGACGGTAACTCAAGCCGCTGGAGACTCTACTATCGAGCTTGACAAGGAGATTATTAACTTGGATGTAAATGGTACTCAACAGACGGTTAACGTAACATCTAATGACAGCTGGACATGGGCGCAAGCTGCGGCTAGGACCGTATTGAAGATGATGAGACGATAATCGTATTAATATCATGTGCTAGAACCCCGATCGACTAAAGCCGGTTAGGGTTCTCTTGTTTTATTATCTTTGTGGGTAGATGATAATTAAAAGACATAATTATGAGTGATTTGAATATTAATTGGAAGGACGGGGTAGGCGAGGTAACGGACCAGCCTCTGACCGTCAGCCCGGGGTCCGGGACCGGTAACGCCGCCGTTTCTTTTGGCTCGGTAATGAACAAAGGTCTTGACCGTACCCTTGAGTTGGAGATAACAACCCCCAAAGGCGTTAAAAAGACGCTTGCGGTGAATCAGGAGGGATGTAGGCAAGCTTATATCACGAGCGACGGGAAACGGTGGCTGACTAGCGACAATCGGGTGTATGGGGTGTTGAAGAGTGACGCCCCCGTGTCAGTGTAATGGTACTTGCCTTATCTCTTATATCCGCCCTGATGGAAGTATAACGTACACACCTTCCAGTGATTGTATAGGTGTTGTCCTTAACGCTCAAGGTAAGAGATTTATGATTGAGAAATATGAGCATCTTAATGAAAGCTACGTAACAGCTGGGTCCGGGAAGAACAGCACTTACGCTTTTTATTGGGGTGGATATGGTACGGATCAGACCGGCATTACAAATTATGACAAAGTAGATGGAAGTAATGGTTCCGGTTACCTAAAATCGGAGTCGGGTTCATACAATGGTACTCCTAACCTTTCGGCAAATGTTATTGCCTGGACAAACGGGGCTTTATCTGATTGGAAGGGGAAAGCCAATTCCAATGTATTAAAAGGGGTGACTACCGGTGGTGGGTCTTATACTTCCTATGCGACAATTGGTCATGTGCTTAATACGTTCTTAGCTGGTGTTGACGCTAAAGGATATGATGATTGGTATATCCCATCATGTGGTCAGCTTTCATTGATATGTATGCACTTGACGAGTGTCAATAACGCATTATCGGCTATTGGTGGACAACAATTCAATACTCCCGCCCTCTATTGGTCTAGTTCAGGGTATAGCTCCAACTACGGATGGAGCGTGTACTTCGGCACTGGCGGCGTGAGCGGCAGCGATAAGAGCTTACACTATCGTGTGCGGTTCGTCCGGGACATTTTACCATAAAACGGTTTTGTTTTTACAAAATTTGTAATTACATTTGTGGCGTATGTCCATCACCATGCTTTTCATCGCTAATTTATTATAAGGGGATACAGGTCTGTGATGGGATCGGTATCCCTCTATTTTTAATATGGATAAGATAAATGTTTTCGATGTTCAGATTCCTGATGGAGGACAAATCCGTTGTATATCGTATGATAAGGTTACTTATTTTGATCTTGACGATATATGTAAGTTATGTTTTGGTTCATACGATTTACATGATGTGGCTGACACTAAGGTCATGAGTGAGTTCTTGCGTCGTGATGGGAATCGTTATTGGACTACGATAGATGGCGTAAGGCAATTGTATCGTAGAGTTGAGTGTAAGATGTGTTTTGAGGTTATAGAAAAATTAAGGGGATTATGAGAGAAAAGAAATTTGATTTCGTGATATATCCGTTGGATTTGATTATCACGGTTGGATTAGATTATAAGACGTTGTGTGATCGTTTCGAGAATATGGAACCTGAGCATAATGGGGAATGGGGAAATAAGGAGGATATGGACAAGGAAGCGTCTTTTGTGAATTTGGTAAAGGATAGGGATGATGATGGTCGATTCGCTATACTTTGGAACTTTTCGAGCGATGATGATATAACGATAAAAAATACCTGCCATGAGTCATTTCATGTAGCCATGAGTGTATGTCAGTTTTGTAATATGTCGCTTGGATTTAAGGTCGGAGAGGATGAGCACGCAGCGTATATAGCTGGTTTCGCTGGTGGTTGTGCTTATGATTTTCTCTATAGTAATAGTACAGAATAGATATAGATCCATTTGTGAAATATAAGAATATCAGCCTCCGCTTATTTGTGGGGGCTTTTTGTTTATCTTTGTCAAAAACATGAAGTTATGTCAAGTTGCGTAATTAAAAGAAATAGTAAGGGTAAGATAACCCGTGTCTTGACCCCTTCCGGCGAGGTATCCACCTTGTTCGATAAGATAGCGGGTATAGCCGCCGTAAGTGACCTTAATAAGGCCGCTGAAGCTTATATGACTATTTATAACGACAAGTTCAGGTCCAAGTTCGGTGACTGGGCTAGATCCGTGTCAAGGAATAAGGAGGCCGCCAGATCCATAAGTGCCAAACTTAACGCTAGCGAGTGGGGGCAGCTTATGTCAGCCAAGGTCTTGTCCGCCATAAGCGATATGGATGCCCCGGCGTTGGCCAGAAGTCTCGGGAATAGCGACAGTGTCGTGGCTTATCTTACCTCCGGAGAGGTAGGTGATGTCAATGATATGGCTGTGGTAGATACATCTACGGTACAGGAGGTGGATCTGGATTCCATAAACGAGGATAATATTGGCGATACGATACTGAAAGAGGCGTCATGGGATGATATAAGGGCTATCAGGGAGAATATAGATATTAAGGAGACAGCCCGTATGTTATGGAAGGCCGTGGAAAGCGCTTTTACCGGTCAACGACCTAATATCAGGGTGAAGGGCGGAAATATAGATGGGGAGATCATATTTTCTGGTAATGTCTTGCCGTTAAATGATATTGAAGATTATACGCCCCCATCTTCAAGATTGGTATATGATTCCGGTGAGCCTCGCCTGTTTTTTAGATCGGATGACGGCAAGATACACGACTCTTACGCCAATGCCATAAAAGGCTCGTCCGGCGGGCGGATCGAGGCCGGGTTCTTGGCCGGCAGTGTCGAGGAGAGCGACGTCCCGTCCGGTACGGCTGACATCTCCTTTGGCTCTTCCTCCATAACCCTTAATAATAACGAGTCGTTCATCCCTATCCTTGGTATTAGCTCAGACTCAGATATAAGTACTCGTGGAGGGTTTATTAATTACCTTATCAAGAAAGGCATGTTGAGCGGGGAACGTATAAGACTAGGGGATAGATATTATCTTACTGGCGCTGGCAATTCTGATGGTCTTAAGATCTATAACGCTATGGATGCCTTCTCTAGCCTTAGAAATAGATTTGGAAGTCAGTCCTCCAAAATGAACGTATTGGGTTCTATAGGTTTTGATACGGAGGTAAGTAATGATCTTGATCTTATCACGACATCAGGGGAGAAGGTTACGGTAAGCAGATCGGAGATCAAGGGCATGTTAAGGCAAGGTAAGTTTGAGGAGCTTAACGATAAGTATGATGGGTTCATGGAGCTAGCCTTGTCGTTGATGATGGAGGATAACGCCTTGTACGGAAGTAATGTCCGTGGGGTTATTGAGAACGAGAAGGCGGAGGATCTTCAGAACAGGACTGATATCACCAACATCTTATCCACGTTAGGTATTCGGGTGATGGGTATGTCTGAGTATATGGATAAGTATAAGATGCGTAATGGTGTCGAGCCTTCGGCTAGAGCCTTGTCCGATATGGCCAATGGGGTTATCGCCTTGGCTGAGGGAGCTACGGTAGAGGATCTTAATGAGGAGGTAGCCCATTTCTTGATCGATACTTACCGTAACCAACAGGAGATTGACGAGGTTCTGGATTCTGTTGTCGGCACGCCATTATGGAATCAATTCGCCGGTCGTTACTATGAGGTGTATGGGAAGGAATACCAAGGGGAGGAACTGGATCGGATGGTGAAGCGGGAAATCCTAGGCAAGACGTTGGCCCAGCGGTTCGTCCCGGGTATGGAACAGGCGGTGGAGGATCTGGCCTCGTCTGAGGACGTCCAGCTCTCCTTGTTTGGCAGGATGGTGCGAGCTATACGTAATTTCTTCTCCAGCCAAAGATCGGATTTAAATAAGGTACTTGACAGGATAAAGGAGTCGGCGTTAGCTGATGATCCAAACGCCTTTGACGTGCTTCTGCTAAAGGATAGCGATCATCTCATGTACTCGTTATCGGACGTTGACGTGGCTAATAAGTTGATCAAGAACGGTAGGTCATTGGAAAGGCTATACACCAGATTGCAGAGGATGAGATCAAGCCAAAGCCAGAGGATCGGTGAGAGTATCTCCCTTCTTCGTGATATAGGAGAGAAGGTGAGACAAGTCGGGGGTGAGCTTAATAAAAACAACAACCTGTTATCCACCAAGAGTGTCATAGCGACCGCCAAGGCTGAGGTGGAGTATTTGGTTACGGTTGCCAGTAGCTTGCGTAAGAGCGACAAGGGATTGGATTATGAGACGATACAGGTTATCGATAACGTATATGGGGAGATAGTACCGTTAATCAGGAATCTTCGTGGATTCGTCAATAATCAGGCGGCGGATTATTATGGCAACAACAAGGTTGGCATGGTAGAGGATATGGATGATATATTGCGGATGGCTGAGACATCTATGTCTGATATAAACGCCCTTCGTAGCGATCGTAACGAGGATTGGCTGGATGGACAGCTCAGGATGTTTAATATCCCGGAAAGATATTGGAATGGGATAAAGAAGTTGATAAATAACATCCATAAGGATATCAATGTCATGTCCCGGTTTTTCGGGACGTTAGAACATAGCGGGAACGCTATCTTAGGCATGTTAGGGCAACGTCTTGCCAAGGCTTATAACGACGCTCATGTTGAGGGCGTGGCTAATATCAATAAGATGACGAAGATGATGAAAGAGCGTGGATGGGGGATAAAGGATAATGAGGATCTTATACAGAAGATAAACGGTAAGAACTCTGATTACCTTGATTCGTCCCGTGATTTCGCCAAATACGATTTACTATACAGGACCGAGCAGGCTAAGGCTATTATCGATATATATGATCTTAAGAATGTTATGGGTAAGACCGAGAAACAGCTTATTGATCTTCTTCTATCCGATAGAGGTCTTAAGGTGAAGACTCGTGACGATATCGTAGGATATGATGGGGATAAGCCTATTACGAAGGAGGTATATCATGTATTCAAACCTACCATCCAGAATTTTGATATCTCGGACATGACGTTCGAGGATCAGCAACGATATCTCGACGCGATAAATAGGTGGTTGGATGAGAACCAAGAGAAACCTATGGTGCAGGCTTATTACGATAAGATCGAGAAAGTTAATAAGAAGGTCGAGGAAAGACTGGGTCGTAGGGTATCGCAAGCCACGTCCGATTTCATGACCCGTATCCGCAGGAGCCGGTATGTGGCTATGGATAAGTTCGTGAGGAACGGGAAGGTCGATTGGAAGGCGTTTCAATCCGATCCTATAGCTTGGAGATCTTATCTGGATATTTTACGTGACAGGGCTATAGCTAAGAGCGAGTGGTATTCCGATGGGACACCAAAGGAAGAGGGATCAGAGGCTCTGATGATGTCCGAGGAGATCAAGGCCTGGGACGAGGCATGGGCCGAGGAGTTCGGGAATACCAACGAGGGTCGTAAGGCTTCCGCCGAGTTCAAGGAGATACTTCGTGGGATAGAGCGGTCCGAGGGCGGCAAGGCGGCGTTTGAGTTCCTGCTAGCTGGCGGTCATCTTGGCTTCTCCAAGGATATGTGGGGATCCGAGGAGGGTGATTATTACGAGAATCTGGTTGATAAGATCACGGAGCAATCTGTATCATCATCAAGGATAGAGAAGGTAGAGGAGGCGATGGCGACAATAAACGAGATCAATGACCAGCTAAGGCCCTTGCTTATCCAGTGCCGGGATAGCACGAGATACGGGGAATATGATTTCGATAGGTTACGTGGATCCGCCTCATTAAGAAAGATAAACGAGTTATATGATCGTCTGGCTGAGGCTAAGAGCGTTATTAACGCCGCCGCTTCCGCTGAGACTATTGAGATGGATATGCCTGATACGGTGGAGAGTGGAGTCACGGATTCTTACCGTAACGCTTTAAGGGATGCCATGGCATACGACAAGGGTATGGATGAGATTAAATTCGCCAAGGAACATATGTCTGCCCGCTCCCGGAGTCAGGTGGATAGGATGGCCGCTAAGCTATCTAGGAAGAACCAGTCATGGACGACCGTGGAGGTATCGTTTTTGAGAAGGAAATACGGTCCTGACTTCAATAATAAGCTAGCTAACGACATAGCGATGGGTAAGACTGATGAGATCCTTGTCGAGTACGCCAGAACCCGGTTGTATCCTTATATGAGGAAATACTCTCCCAAGGGATATTCTGATTTCGTCAGGAAGATAAATAACGGTACGTATAAGGTATCCGAGTTCTTTGATGCGATGGAAAATGGTATATCCAAGGAAGAGAGCGTATCCCGTTTCGGGTTCGATATTAATATGATTGACTTGTCGATCAACAACCAGTGGCTTGATGAGGCCGACGCCGAGAGTTCTTTCCGTAATCCTAATTATAATCCCGATCTGGGTTATGGGTATCATACGCCTAGGTTCGATAAGTACAAGAACGAGGCTTTTTTCAAGAAATACGGTATTACCAACGAGGGGGAGGAAGCTACGATCAATAAGGATAAGTGGGAGATGAGGAAGGAGCTGCTTAACATAAGCCGTAAGGCTATGGAGGATTATGACGAGCGGTTCAGGAACATCTACCAGATACCACAAATATCCAAGGGTGGCGTGGAGAGGATGGTGCAGGCCGGGGTTGACCCGAAGGCGGCCATCGGCAACGCCGTACGTGATATCGTTGGCGAGAGGGTGGATGACCCTATACATGGTCAGGGGCAAGACCTAGGAGGGATTGATGAGAACGATAACAAATATCGTATGATCCCCAAATACTATCTTAGTAAGTTGGAGAACGCCGATGACGTGTCCCATGACTTCGCCTACTCCTATTCCATGTTATCCTTACAAGCGACCTCTTACAAGTATAAGAGGGCGGCCTTGGATGATGTTATGGGATATAGGAATAAGATGCTTGAGATACAATACGACGGAGGCAAGAACCCGGAGGCCACTCACGCCTATAGAATGTTTCAGGACTGGGTTAACGCCAGTATCTATGACGTCAGGATAAACAATAAGCGGGCGGAATGGAATATAGGCAATTATAAGGTAGATCTTAATAAGCTTGCTCTTATGTTTACTAAATTCGTATCCAAATCCAACTTAGGCTTCTCCCCGTTCGTCGCGGCTACCGGCGCCCTTACCGGGCAGGCCAACTTCCTTTTGGAGGGTATGGTAGGGCAGTATATAAGCAAGGATTCCATGAAATACGCCTATGGGGAAGCCCAGAAGCAGTTGAGTACGTACGTGTCGGAGATCGGGGACATAAACCGTACCAACAAGCTATATGTCGTTGGAGAGGCCCTAGGTGTGTTTAATGTCCGCAACCGTGTACGATCGGCGGCGTACGACAAGATCTGGAGAACCTTATTCCGGGATCTGCCGTTTAAGATGATGGAGGTTCTTAACTCCCCGTTGGATCCGCAGGTTATTATCTCGGTCATGGATGATACCCGCCTATACGAGGGTCAGTTCTGGTCATACTCCAATTTCAAGGAGATGATGATGAAGGACAGGAATATGTCCGCTAACGAGGCTAAACGCGATTGGGAGCGTTTAAGGGATTATTCTATGTGGAACATGGTAGACGTCAAGGATGGAAAGATCGTGGCTAAGAACGAGGCTAACAAGGACATTGTAGACCGATACATACCTACATTATCTAGTAGGGTCAGAAGTATGGTGCAGATCTGCAACGGCGCCTTGAACGAGCAGAACCGGGTGGGGGCTAGCCGGAACGCTATCCTTAATATGGTGCTGCCTCATCGTGGATGGTTTATATTGGCCGTGCAGCGGGCGTATAAGAAAGCCGGTTTCAATTTCCAGACCAACCAGTTCGAGGAAGGATATATGAGGACATTATGGAGACTGGCCGGGGATGTTTACAATACTATGTCCGAAGGAAGGATGGGAGAGATATATGATGTGATGAAGGAGGAGTATAATAAGCTTAATCCTTATGAACAGACTAATATTAAGAGATCTATTATTAATATGGCGGTATTCGCTACCATGATAGCCATAGGACGGGCGTTGATGGGATATAGGGAGGATAATGAGGATAGCTGGTTCGGACAGTTCATTACCTATATCGGGTTCAGGACGATCAATGAGATCGCTTCCCAGGCATCCCCGTTCATGGAGCTTAACGCCATAGATATGCTGCAAGATCCGCTGGTTACCGCCCGGAAGCTAGGTGATCTCACCGATCCTCGAAACTGGGATCCGTTCGCTACCGTCCAGACCGGCGTGTATAAGGGCGAGAGCAAGCTATGGAGGCAGCTCATGAAGTTCTCGTTTGGTAAGCAATGGTATAATATCAAGACGGCTAGGGATATTAAGCAGACATCCGACTACTGGTTGATGACCAACGGCATGACGATGGGATTTTTCTTAGGAGGCAGGGATAAGGACGAGTCTGGTGAGGACGCTAATTGGTACTTTGACAGGGGAAGATAACCGATATAGTATGACAAAAAAAATAGCCAGTAGATTGCTTAAAACAATCATATTGGCTATTTTTGTATTCCCATCTATCCATCCCGGACGGATGGGAATAAATATTCTATTCATGAATACAAATGTAGATCTTTTTCATGATTCCACGAAGAACAGTAGTGAAATTTTGACGTCCGAATCCAACGAAATGGGATTGTCTACTATTTTTAATTACAATGGGAATAATGTAGCTTTTATCAAGACCAGTTATGGTATTCTTATTAATGCCACTGATATGGCTAGACCGTATAATAAGAGACCTGTTGACTATTTAAGGCAAATATATGTAAATGAATTAGTTAGTACAATTGTGAGCCAGACACACATATCTGAGGATCAATTAGTTATAAAAATGAGAGGAAGCTCTGAAAACGGAGGAGGAACATGGTTATATGAGGATGTGGCTATAGATTTCGCCCAATGGCTTGATGTTAAATTTAAGGTTTGGTGTAATTCTAAAATAAAGGAACTTCTTACTACAGGCTTGGTAAAGTTGCCAAATTTTAATAATCCTCCAGAAGCGGCAAGAGCATGGGCCGATGAGTATGAGGCTAGGATGAAAGCTGAGAAGGAAGTTAGATTAGCTTTGGAGGCTAAGGAAAAGATTGAGAAAGAAAAGAGGATGGTTCAAGCTGAATTAAATACAGCTATAGATACTATAAAGGAGAATGAACCGGTAATTGATATGTTTAAAAGGTCTATTCCAAGAGAAGGTGTCCTTATCCGTGAATCATCAAAGTATTTTGAGCAATTTGGCTATTATATCGGAATTAAGAACATGTATCCGTTATTACAGGAATTGAAATACGTTTTTAGGAACGAGAGAGGTAGGATAGAAGCGTATCAGTCCGCTCGTAATTCTGGATTAGTTACATATGGATCTGATCCCGGTGATGAATATTGGGAGGCTAAGGCCGTGACTGTCATGATAACATTAAAGGGATTTGTTAAACTGGAAGAATTGTCAAGAAAGAAAAGGAGCGTTTTTGAGAAATATGGTCGGTTCACGATATGATGCCCCTCACTGCAATCATTCTGATAAAGGTAAGGCTATTAGAGCGCTTACTGGTGATAATAGGTTCACTAAAGATATTTATTATAAAGTTTTTACCCAAAATGGTAAAAACCTTACTGAGGGAAGATCAACAATTGTATGTATGATAACTGAGTTTTGCATGGAATGTTTGATAACAAGGAAAGAAAGATGAGTATAAATAAATAGTTATACTATTGATGCTTAATGTAATCCGAAAATGGATTTACATAATAATAGAAGGATAGGCGATTATCACCCTATCCTTCTACTGTTATCAGCCCTTATACTTATCCACAAAATCATCCACATCCATATACTCACACCCGAAGTTTTCCGCCGTCTTCTTATCGGAGTCGGAGAACTGCCCTTCTTTTCCGGAAGCGTCCCCGATCATCAAGATAGTATCGTATACGATCTTTTCTTCCTCATCTTCATCGTTATTCATGTATTCGATGAAATCCATATACTCTTTTATCATCCCTATATTTGGCTTCCTATTGGCATTGCGCTTATTATTGCTGTCACAGTAATAAGCGCTTACGGATATATCCGTGTAATCTTCCAAGGCGTTTGATATGTAATCGAATTTATACTCAAACATCTCTCTGTCTACGAATCCTTTTTCTATACCTCCTTGATTTGATATTATCAGTATATCATCAGGAGCGTAATTCTTGATAGCCTCAAACACGTCGAGTTTGATTTTCATATCCCATATACCTTTAGGGAATGTATTCCCTGATACCGTCTCAATCAGTGTCCCGTCTAAATCTGTTATTAACAATTTGCATTTTTTCATGATTAAAAATTTAAATAATATATAATTACCATAATTATTTATTTTTATTATCTTGCCTAAGGTAAATCTCTATGATTTATAAGAATTATACGCAAGTAATATATCCTCATTGTCTACCCAGCTCCCATTAAGGTTGCCGTTTGGATGAAAAATCATTTCAAACACCACATCATTGGCAATTTGTTTTTGCTCATACAGTTTTACGAGATTTGCGCTTTCGCTTACCATATCTATACCTTGATATTTATATACCTCTACATAGTAGTAGTATCCAAGTAATTGTTTTATAGGGGTAAATCTATTGTCTTTATCAATACACTTCCATATGTCATTCAGATATACTTTGTTATTCTTGAGATAAGCCATTTTATCAGTCTTTCTGATCCACATTTATTATCCTTGTAGAAGAAGCATCCCCTACATGGTTCATTATGATCGTAGCTTAATACCACAAGCAGCTCCACGCCATTCTTGTATATCACGTCCCCTTGTTTCATCTTGTCTATTTTATTAATCTCATTATCAATATAGTAAAGTTGGATATTATCCATACTATAGATATCCAGAACGTTGTACTTAACATAAGACCTATATTCTTAGGTATAGGATCTACTCTCCTGAATGTCAGGATCATGTATATAAATGTTTTTATATTCATGATTTACGATATTTTTCTATATAGTTAACTATCAAGTCTTTAACTCCTTTTGGGACATCTACAAGTTTGAGATTACCTTGGAATATGTCCTTGCCGTACTCATCCATAATCTCCCCGAATGAAGGATTCATGACTCTTGTTGACATAGATATCGGTTGATCAGTGTCAAATTTGATAACGATCTTCTTTCCGCCGTTTATCGCCTTTTTAAAAGCCACGTAAAGCTTTCGACCTTTTATTATATCACAATTCCCTTTCAGGATATTAGACATATGTATGACATATTCTTTCTTCGCATCTCCGGGGTTGTCCATAAGCTTAAGATCTCCTCCAACATCTTTCCATTTCCTGAAGCACGGGAAACATAGACTATGATTTGCCTTGGCGTGTCTAGGTATCATCCTGCTGCTGCCGGCTGGGATCGTATTGCCACAGCAGATACACGTCCTATCCTTGTTGGTGCGCATCGGCACATAGCTCTTTATTGGGTATTCTTTTCTTTTATACATCTTCTTCTGTTTTCAAAATTATCATCACCATACTCATAATTAGGACAAGCTTTGTTGCTTGGTCGTCTAACATAAGTCTTTTGCTTCCTGTTATATTTACTGTTAGGATTTATATAATGGTCACACACTTGCCAAATAGAGCAACATACTTTCCCGTATCTTTTCGCCCACTCCTGATCATGTAGATGTATACAAGTGGCGCAAGTCGGATTCTTAAGCTTATCCTTGTTATCATCTATGATCTTATTGACCTTATCAAGAATAATATGCATTTTTTTCAATATTTATGACGTTAAATGCGTCTGGCTCCGGAAGATATGTCATCGAGCTTATATCTATGTCCATTTCCTTGGATTTGTTGTAAGCCGATTTGTATTTCCTTACCATCAAATCTTTTAACTGATTTACCTTCTTCTCATATGTTCCCATGTCTCATTCGGTTTTCCATCCCTGTTTCCTTAATAAATCCACCATCATCCCTTTTATCTTAGGGCTAATGGCTTCGGTAAGTATATCAGCGGCCAAGTTAATAGAGAAGCTGGTCATCCTAGATTCTCCTATATACTTCTCGCTGGTAACTTCTTTCACATAATCGTGGATATCCTTAATCATCTCATTTTGAGATCTTAGGAGATCCAGTATCTCATCGAGTTTATCATTCATTTTTTTTCTCAAATATACCTGACAATAACCAGACAACCACTATCAAAAAGAAACACAACCCAAGCGCCTCATCCGGATAATCATGCATCGCCTCTAAAATGTCCCTCATAGCTTAATGTCCATTTTGCCAATTATACGATAGAAAATATCCCTAGTCAGCTCAATATCGTAAGTAGCGTCATGAAGCTTATTCTCGTCGATCTCAATACCCATAGTTCTGGCTACGGTCATCAACTTAAAGTTCTCCATATCGTTTCTTACACCCATCAGGAACGGTGTCACCATAACATATACATCCATACAGTTAGGATAGAACCATGATCCGAAATACTTATCCCCACATTGCTGGAATAAAGCCCGTAGGAAGCTGTTATCGAATCCAGCGTTGTTATACCCCACTAAATACATTTTATCCCTCTTATCGAACTTATTCACGTATTTGGATAATATACCAACTAACTGCCTGTATCCGTCTTCCATAGGCTGATAAGACTGCACTTGCTCCAAGGTAACGCCGGCCACGTCCAGCGCCTCTTGCTCTATCGTGGCGGCAGGATTCGGGGCTAGGCGGATGTCGAACCTCTCAGCCTCCTGCCCGTCGATATCCACGATCCCCCCTATTTGGTGTATCCCGTTTCTCCAGAACTTAACCCCGGTTGTCTCTAAATCGAAAAATAGTAATTTGCTCATATCTATTGATTTTTTAAATGTTCCTTAATCTTCTCCAATGCCTCATAAGACAGATATCTGTCTATAGTATTATCGCTATCTATTTCCAGCAACTCATTAAACAGGTCTTTAGCCAATACTTTCCACTGCTCTCCCCAATCACGGAGATTCTCGACCTTTGACCGTATATCCTCGAAATAAGAATCTACGTCTGATTTGATTGATTTTGAATAGTATTTAACATCCTTCTCATTCCCATTCATGATATAATCACATTGTGTCTCGATATCTTTTATATGACTATCTATATCACTACATATATAATCAACAGGTCTACGTATATTGAATATAGCTTCTGAAGTAAGACCGGTTATATTTTGTATGTCTTTTAAATTATCCATGATTTAATCAATTAAATACCAACCATCCACCTGCAAATCCCATTGCGAAAATAGATAAGACTATAGACGTGAATAATATCCAATCTTTTGTGCTTAGCTCATTATTATCTCTCTTTATTTTCTCAAGATAATCATATATAGCTGTATAGACAGCATGGTGAATATTCTCGTCTCTAGCCCTTACAATATTATCATATTCGTTATGTCCTAAATTATAGGTAGCACTTTCGATCCTCATCTTTCCTGTAACCTTTTTGTCCACATTGAAATCGAAACTAAATATCATATCAGTGGTTAGAGCGCTGGCTATTCTGCTTTTTATCTCATTACTGTTGATATTAGCATCGCACACTAATTGATCATAGTCTTTTTCGTCAAGAATTATCTGTTTTTTTTATGCTCATATAAATAAACTAAATTATATCCCTAATATTTCTGCTACATAAACAAATCCATAACATATATAATTATCATCGTCATGCTCACCATAATCCTCATGCCAGATAACAGCGCATGGGAAATAGAGTGGCATATCCTCAGCCATAGGCTCCTCTCTAAAGTCATCAATGTTTATCTTCTCCCTCCACCTCCACAGGTCTTGGATATCGTTCAAGATCAATTTGTTCATAACAATCTGGTTTTTAATGTTGATACAAAAATACAATTTAAACAAAAATAAAAGCATGATTAATATTAAAATAATATTAATCATGCTTAAATATAAATATATCCCTTCTAATTCTCACGGATATACGTATTCGTACTCATCTGGAGGAGATGTCTTATAGGTGATTATATACCAGTTTACACCAGTACATTTTGACGTTTCACCACTCCGACTACCGCCGACAACTCCACGTCCCCTTCCCAGTTCACCACCGGTGTTTTGTTAATATTTTCTTGGGTTAGAAGATTCTGTTTTTCTAACCCAAATTTCTTTATATTCCTAGCGGCAAGAAGATCCCTGTCATTTACGGCCCCACAAGAAGGGCAAGCCCAGATACGATCGGATAATTTAAGATCCCAATGTATGTATCCGCATTCGCACATCTTGGAGCTAGGTTCAAATCTTCCTATCCGAATCAAATTCACGCCCTTCCAATCCGACTTATAGCTTAATATTATAAAGAACTCGCTCCATGATGCAGAAGCAATACCCTTAACAAGGCAATGATTTTTCAACATACCTCCTACATTGAGGTCTTCGATGATAATAGTTTGGTTCTCACTTACTATCTTCTTACTGACCTTGTGTAAAAAATCTTGTCTACGGTTTCGAATTCGTTCATGACAGACGGCAACATCATGCCTTGCCCTCTTATACCGGTTGCTTCCCTTATGTTTGCGACTGAATCTTCTTTGCAAGCACCCTATTCTTTTGTGGTGAATATCCTTTCCTTCATAATTTCATTTTCCTTTCTACCGTAACGATCGTATCATTATGCCATCCCCCATGAGCCACGAGAAGAATCTCCTGCTGCTCGAAACCAAGCCCTGCCCCTATACCGCCAGAGTTCCACGCACAGGTAATGACAATCCCGCCTTTCTTGGTGATCCTAGCTATCTCCTTCTTCTGCCTAGTCCAATAACTAGATTGTGTTGTTTGCATATTAACAGATCCTCCAAGTCTTTTATACGACTCAGATACCTGTCTCGAGGAATATGGTGGATCATATAGTACCATATCAGCTATATTATCTTTAAGACCACACAGGAAGTCCGTGGCGTCTTTATGATACATAGCCTTAGTCTCAGGATCAAGATCGTTGGTTATCGTCCCTATATCGCTGTTTCTGGCGAATGGATCTACTATAACCATTCCGTCTTTTTTATATCTATCTATAAGTTCTTTTATCGGTTTTATGCTGAATGTCTCGCTGTTCGGCATTGACCATTTCTTGTTTATAATCATCTCTTAATTCTGTTTGGTATATAATTACCTTCATATTTATATGTGTTATTTCTATAATGTAAATACAGGTACATAAATTGAATAGGGCTATTCACCATGCCCTTATCAGTAGGATCATCGTATTTATCAAGCCAAAGACGAAGTGCCCCCCAATCGATATCCCGCTGGTCACATACCATGCAGGCTAGGTTAGCCCCGAACAGCTCCCCTCCGCTACGTAAAGACTCGTTAAATCTCTTGGCTAGCCTTTTCTTGAATCCCTTGCTATACCATATCCCGGAGGTAGCGGCATAACAGTAGTAAGCGTTGTATTTCATTTTCACGCCCATCTTCTCAAATAAAGGCGTATGCCATATCCTGTCAAGGAAGAATACTATTCCACGATAGATAAAGGTTCGGAGATTCTTCCTGTATTTCTTCCCTAAGAAGCTATCTACGCAAGATATAGTCCCGCCTGAATAGTACCAGTTATTGGCGCCTCTCTTAACCTTATCCGTCATCTTGAACTTATTTTTCCTATCCTCTACCCTATCCCAAGGCTTTAATTTATCCTCGTTAAATGTCGGGCAATAATGATAGTAATGATTGATCCATGAAAGGTATGGGTTGTATATCGTGTATCCATTATCGCTAACATATGAGTTTATATCATATCCAAGTTCTTTGGCTAGAATAGACCCTTCATCAGCTAATACCTTCAATATCGGGTTCAAGTTCCATATCTGGTCTTGACTGACGAACATCGAGTAGCATGGATCCTCATCCTCCCCATACCATCCTCCCATACCGCTCACTATTTTATCCAAATCAAGTGAATAATCTTTCCCGGATGAAAAATCATCTCTAAGAAAAAAACCTCTATATGGGATCATATCATATATACCCGGTTGATCCTCAAACATATGTTTAGCGTTCTCGGTCAATCTAATCAATGTTTGTAAGACAGAAGATATATCTATGGGTACATATTCACACCCATAGACCTTATTATTTATCCAAAGATATTGAAGAAGCTCGGCTATATTAATAGTCCCGTCCTCTACATATCCTGTCTTGTTATCGAAGTTTATTTTGGCTAGAGGTATATTACTTCCCTGCGGCTGGTCGCTTTTTTCATTACAACAATGCACGAACCTGTCAAAGAATATATCCTTCCAGCCAAAATATTTATCCCTTAGCGTCATAAGCCTATTTCTTATCGTATAACAACATGACGTTAATAAGATCAGCCTTTCTAGCCATCCCCTCAAGTTTATTAAAGCCATCCATGTTATCTCCACTGATGATGATAGTAGGGTATACCTCTATACCGTACTTGGATATCTCCTCTTCCGTGGCCTTGTTCTCCGGGATCTGGTTCAACGTGACCTCACCCTCATACTCCTGTAATGTGTTGGCGATAATATACCGCATGTAGTCGCTGTACTCAGCGTCTTTCTTCGTGAAAAAATCAATTCTTACCATTTTGACTATTTTTTAACTTGTTAATAACTAAATCTGCTATAAATATAGCGTATTCCACCTCAGTGTCACCCATGACACCCCCTCCTGATTGCATACTTACCATCATATCCCGCACTATCTCATATCTCCGTCTTTCCCAATTCACGTCTATGTCAAATCTTAACTTGCTTAAATATGACTGTTCGAGAACTATGTTATTCTCATTCAAGAACATTATCGTAGGCCAAGGAATTTCATTATCATATATAGTACGTTTTATTACAGTAACATATTTCCCAGTATCTTTTTCTATAGCCGCAACACGTTCCTCGACTATTTTCCCTTCTTGTCTTCCCATTCGATCAAGCCTTTATTATGTTTATCGTAATATAATAACGCTATAGCGTTCCAGCATACTGCGGATAGATGCATGAATCCCTCCTTATCATATCTCTCCCCTTTCGTGTAAGCGACTAAGTGCCTCATGAGTGCGCCTAGATAACGATTGAACCCATCAGGTATATCTTGCCATGAGTTATCGGCATACTTCTTGGCGCCTTCCGTATATACCCTCACGATGTCCTCTATCTCAGCCAAAGGAAGAAGATCCCACCTAAGCTTGCCATCAGCCCTGTCGTCCTTCCCGCTACCGTCTTTCCCTACGAGCGGCCCGCTTTCCACCACCGCATCTCCTATTTTTGTCTTCCCGAAATTCATCGCCTCATCCGCCGTCTCATCATCGATAAGCCTTAGCTTGATAGCCCTGTTTAACGACACGACCATCTCCTCATCAACCCAAAGGAACTCATATGCCGTATCCAGCAATGAACCTATTTTCATCATCCCCGTATTGTCAGCGGTCTCAAGCACCTCGAATACCTCGCCATCATAAACGACTTTGTCGTATTTGCTAAATTCCTCTTTCATTTCAAACTCCTTTTTGTTTTATTATTAGGTAATTATATACTTTTTAGATTGATAAAATTCACTAAGATCCCTGCATTCTGGTGTTTCTCCTGTCATAGAGTAAAGCTCACCAGATGATAGATATACACAATTTACGGTCTTCCCGTCTCTTCGCTCGCTTCGCTTCGTAATCCAACAAATAGCGCGGCGTTGAATCCCCGGCCCCGCCTTTACCCACGAGTGCCGTATGTTTCTCTTTCTTGTCCTGTTGGTGTCATTAAGCTTTCTCATGATCAATCCTCCAAGGTCATTATAATCTTATCTTTCTTAATAATGACCTCATTTCCGCTTCTTACATCAAAGCATCTCTCACCCTCTGCTTCCTTGAAATAAAGGACGCCATTGTACTCAAACAGACCGAAGCCATAATCATCTAGCTTCATTTCGTTAAGTCTCTTGAATTTGTACACGTTTTTCATATCCTCCATATTTTCTTTATCTATATAAAACACCGATGCTCCCATTGATATTACCCCTACAGCCGTCATAATTAGTCCTCCGTGGAACATGTTGCCATGTAGTTTGTCCCAGCCCTTCATCATTACGATTATGGATAATATAATTACCATAACGCTAAGCAATACCCATATCATATCATATCACATTCTTCTTGTCTTTAGGAACTCCATCATATCCTCTGCGCTAAGCTGAAAGCCGGCCACCGCCTTATAACCTCCTCCCCCTGGACAGGCTTTACGTGCCAGCGCCGAGACATCCACCTCCTCCTTGGTGGTATAGAACGGGCATCTGAAGAATCTGCCGTTCCAGCAAAATGGCATCATCAAATCGTGTTTTCTAGGATCGTACATAGACTCGAATGTGGTGGAGTTAGACTCCGTGGTATTCATACATATCGCCTTGTATCCAAATATATCTGCCTCGAATGAGAGCATCTTCATTTCCCCTCCGTTTTTCTCGATGATATATTCTATTATGGCCTCGCCATTTCTTATCATATCAGAAACAAACTCGCCATTCGCCTTGTTTAGCACCTCCCTGACCATGTCAACGTCAAGCCCGCAATACCCTCTCATCCCATATTGGAATGAAAGAACGTCACTCCATTCGAGGCGATCATGATCCCATACATCATAAGCGCTCAATAATTTTACCACGTCAGGGGTTTCGATATCATCGAAAAGATATTCCCACGTAAGCTCACAAGCCGCCGTTCCGATACGTCTTTTGCCTTTGGCATTATAGTCCTTCACGGCTTCTGTCGCCGTCTTATGGTGGTCTATCCATGTGACATCTATCCCCTTGTCTTCCCATTCGTCGAATAAGAATCTCGTTCTATCGCCAAATGACACGTCAACTACAAACACCTTATCATATTTATTCACGTCAGGTATTTCCTTGCCGTAATTGTAAGGAAGAAGATCAATGTCCCCTTTGAAATACTTTTTTTTACTATAGCTGCTGACATTACTCCGTCAAGATCAGCCTCATGATATATACAACCTATCATAACTTATTGTTTTTAATTAAAAAATCTATATATTCTTTTATATCCTTGTTCCTATCATTATCCCAGTCAAAGGTCTCGTTTATGAATTTGAAGTACGATACCGGAATTGAATGCAACATCCATCCACAATACTTGCCGAATGTCATTAACGTATAGCCAAGGGGATGATCCGGCCTCCCGGGTACAGGGGAGGCGGTCACGCCCTGCGCCAGCCCCCTCCTTTGGTCTTTCTTGGCGGCTTTGATATCCAGATCTGTTTTCGTTACCTTATCCCCCATCGGAATATTAGTGATTAGTTTATCGCCGATAAACATCCCCCATCCATATCCTTTGTAGTTCTCTATGCTAAGACCCCGTATATCGCCGAATCTCGAAGAGTTATCGCAGCAGTCAACCACCATCGCACTATCCTTTCCATCCTTGATTCTCACGGCTCTACCAATGGCTTGGTACCATGTAGAGAACGAGAACGTAGGTCTGCCGAATACCACACAGTCCAGTCCGGGATGATCGAATCCGGTTCCGAGGGCGGAATAGTTGAACACTACCCTCGTCCCACCTGACTTGAACCCCTCGACTATAGCCTCCCGCTGTTTCTTTGGCGTGCCTCCGTGAACCACTTCCGCCATGCCAGCGCATATCTTTGCGTTCATCCATTCGGCGGCGGTATTGCAGCTCTCAACAGAATCCATAAACACCAGTATAGATCTGCATACGTCTTTTAATACCATCAACCGACGTAAAATAAGGTTGTTTAAGCCATTTTTTCTCACCGCCTCACTAATAGACTCAGCCGTATATTCGGAGCCGTTAGAATTAAGTTTAAGGGCATCTCCATTGAAATCCCATGTCTCGTACTTAAGAGGTGTCCAGAATCCTTGTCTTATCATCTCCTCCACCTGTATGACATGGATCAGGTTCTTGAAATACACCGGTCTCATTCTGGTTATGAAGTTAAGTTGAGAGTATGATACTTGTCCTATTGACATAGACTTAAGTCTGCATGGAGTAGCCGTAAATCCTATCACCTTTTTCGGTTTCAATTCATTCATAAATGTCATAAACTCGCTACCATCCTCCGGGCTATACCCGGCATGAGCCTCATCTATCAATACGTTCCTGATCCCCATCTCCTTAAGCTGACCAATAACTTTCTTGACAGATCCTAATGTGGCGTATATCATGTTAGATAGTTCTTTCTTGCCACAGGAGGCGGAGTAGATGGTAGCCGGTATGCCATATGATGTAAGCTTATCATAATTCTGCTGTAGCAATTCTTTTGATGGTTGTAAGACCAGTGTCTTATCTCCCATCAATCTGGCCGCTTCCGCTATCAACAAGGATTTCCCGCAACCTACTGGGCCTATAACCAATACCGGATCATTCCTATCGGAATTTATATAACTTGAAATGCTTTTAACGCATTCCTCTTGATATGATCTTAATTTATATGCCATCTTGATATGTGTTTATTCATGAGCCAGACTTTTGTTAAACTCCTCGATCTTGTCCCTATCCGTCTCATTAACCATCTCTGCCTCCTTACTGAACACGTCATACCCCTCACGGATATTATCCCCTACCATATTCTCTATCATCTCTCTCATTTCATCGCTCCTTACGGCGAAGGATATCTGGAACGATTTACTTGTGCCTTTCATCAGGTAATCAATCTCCTTCTTACATTCTGTCATTAACCGATCCAGATTATCGAACTTAACGAACTTGGAGTTGCCATTGGCTTTTCTTACCCCATCCTTGAAATCCTCCAATATCCCGTTAAATACATCCGCCATACACATCATGGAATGTAGCCATACCAGCATATTGAATTTATATTCATTATCAGCGTTATTCATCAAACTCACCAAAGACTCGCTTTTTGTCAACATGATCTTCGATTCCCGGTCTACGATATCCTTTATCTCCTGCCGGCATTTCATGGCACCAACGAAATCCATTTTAGAATAACATTCATTTGATTTCTCTACCAATTTCCTAATATCCTTTCTAGACATCAGAAGATCCAATACCTGTTTTTCTCTTTCGTTTTTATCCATAATCATTTATTTATTGACACAAATATAATTAAAGCCTAGATATTTACCTAGGCTTTTTAATAAAGTTAATCTTTTTTATTCTTTCTTTTTGACTCATCCCAATCCGATGAATACCTACATGTGTTTTGTTTGTGGATTGAGAAATCGCACCAAAAACACAAGGGCTTGGGGCGGGGTTCAAGGCAGGCCGGCTGGCGTCCCATGAGGTAGCGCTTCTCGTACTTATACCCTTGTTTGGCATCGTCCCAAACGTGAGCTTGATAGCTATCTATTTTATTTGTCTCGAAATCATACATGTCAAGGAGAATATCGTTAAGTTCCTTGACAGATCTCTCTACTTTCTCCTTATCTACCTTCACGTTCTGATTGTCCAGCATGCGGGTAAAGAAATAGCTGCACATATCCGGCAATACCTTGTACTTTCTCAGTATGTAGAAGGCGTATATCGGATGCTGGAGATTATGAAGCAGCTTGTCTTCATCGAATAACTTTCTCCCGGACTTCCAGTCTATCGTATACATGGCTATCCTGTCCTTTGTCTTATACTCTCCACGCCAGTCCACCGATCCTATGATATGTACCTTATCGTACGTCACGCCATCCAAGGTAAGTGGCTTGGGTAGCTTATAGGGCAGGACGAAGCTCTCCTCCACGCCGGCCGGTCTCGACCCCCGGACCACCTTCTCCATTGGCGTAAGATCAGACCATGCCTTCTTATAATTGCCAGCAGCATCCTTCTCAAACAACCCCACAATCCATCTTATTAGCCTAGCCGCATGTTGCATAGACTCGATCTGGGATTTTACGCTATCAAAAGGGATCTGTTCTATATCGGCGTAGTAATTGAAAGCCTTACTCATATCCTCATAAGAAGGTCTGCATCCGTTCTTGAAGAAATACTCCATTGTCTGGTGGATAACCGTACCATATGACGTAGCTTCGTGCTTTTCCGTGGATCTGTGACCCTCCACGTAAGTCTTATACCATTTATATGGGCACTGGATGAACGTGTCTATCTGCGAGTAAGAGGCGGCGAGAACCTTCTCTCCGTTTATAACCTTACATAATAAGTTATTCTCCGGTATTACCATAAAGCTTATCTATTTTTTATGTCATGTCCGTATAAGTCCATTAACAGGTTTTGTAGATGGTGAAGATTCTTAATCTGAATAGGATCGCTTAGATCGTCTTCCAGATCCCTAAGCCCAAGATAATACCCATCATCAAAAATCTCTATAGATATTCCATAGCCTCGATATACATCCCGCCCCTTATCACGCTTGAAATAGATAGTATCAAGTATATTATCATCTATCTCAATAGGTATGACATCATCTTCCCCGGAATACCATTTCATTATCCCATCATCAACCTCACATTCAAGGATCAATGACTTACTTTCATTACGCATACCAGTAACGCACCCTACTCTCCATATATTGCCAGCCTTGTCTTTTACAAGATCCCCTATCCTTAGTTCTTTAGCCGAAATCATACTCGTCCTCCTCGTTGTAATCGTCATCGCAATCATCGACAAGAGGGGTCTCTAGCCCCTCTTCCCAATCATCATATCCGAAGTCCATTACTTACTCTCAAGCCAATCGTACAACATATCCACAAAAATCCCTACAGTTAGTTCATCGACAGATTTATCGCCAAAGACATCATCCGGTATCCTTATATCCATCTTTTCTTCAATCCCTATCAATACCTCTAATAAATCAAATGGATCCATAGCTAGATCGGATGACAAATTACTGTCTTCTCTTACATCGTCAATTACCTCTATATTATTAATGTAATTGAACTCATGCATTTTCTCGAATATCTCTTCCCTCACTATCTCCAATAACTCATCTCTTTTCATAATCCTTTAAATAATTGTACAACATATTTGTAAGCTCTCCTACCGTCAATTCGTAATAAGGCTTGACATCAAGCACTTCATCAGGTATACATCTACCAGTTCTCTTCTCCATTTCCATTACGACTTCCACGAAATCAAGGGAATCCAAGGCCATATCCACGCCCAGCTCATCATTATTGGTTATCGATTCAGGATGATTAAGCCCATTAAATTCACCTACCTTTTCGAATATCACCTCTTTTATCATTCTCAATAATTTATCCTTTTCCATAATCTAAATCGACATTTTCAATCTTCTACCTAATTCTTTTTTTATATCCGATATCCTTTCGATATCCATCTTAACATCGCCTGTGATAGCGTATTCCTTATCCATTCTCTTTGGGGGATCCGGAAGCCGGCTTATGGCGAACAACCATGCCAGCTCCTTGTTCTTGTTCTCCCTAAGATACAAGTCAGACGTCATGCCATACATTTTTATGATCGTATCGAATAACGTTGATTCCGATAAACTCATATGCACGCTATACACATTTGATGGTTTCCAGATCAAGTTATCCAATCTCATCGTATATTCACGTTTAAGATCTATGTGAGATATTACGGCCCTTACTATAGGTTCTTCCTTGAAGTTGGTGTTAGCCACAAACCAGATAAGCCTTTTTTCCACCTCCTTGATAGCTCCTGTATCCTTACCCGTATCGTTATATACCCCAACGATACGGTCCCGGATCCCCTCGACCTCCGGTGTCAGACCGGGTGTCTCTATCAGCATCAGCAGCGATCCTCCCCTTGGCGTTATCTTCCACTTCCCATTCTTCTGAAGCTCAATATAACCAGATGCTTTATAACTATCTATTTTCTCCTTTGGAATGGTGTTAGCCATCTCTTCTTTTTGCCGGATCATCAAAAGATATCCAACATCAGACATCGTTAATCCTGATGTCATCATCTGTTCAAAATTTATATACATATGTAAATAAGTTAAAATATTGACCTAATCTTTCTGGCTACCCTCTCGACTATATCGGGATGATCATTTCCGTTATATATATCTATTAGCGTATCTATTATATGTAACCTTATGTTTTTCTTTGATGAATGAAACCAAAAATCTCCATTTTTTTCTGTTTACAGGTTTGAACATCTTCAGTTCTGGTATAAGATAACACGCCACACATGATCTTTCAGCAAGTGATAATTCAACCGCTGTCCTTTCTATTGCTATGCATATAAACGCATAATTATCATTCTTTATTAGATTGTAAGCTCTTCTCAACACCCTAAGGGCGTCTGCTTTCGATAATCTCTTTCCCTTTTTCATATTGTTTTACTGTATAAGATTCATTAGCCATACCAACCCTACCAACTGATATAGATTGATTTATAGATTGGTTAAGATGCCCTACAACCGACATCTTAGCCCTAACCGTATTGGCGCATCTTAGAAGGATTCGATAATCCTCTAACGCCCTCTCGTATCTTACGTCCACCCTAGCCCTTTTATCGGCGTCAGTCATGCTCTTGCATGTCCCGTCCTCCCTCAAACTTATAGCTATCTTATCCCGTATGATCCTGATATCATCCTCGGCTATCACCAGCTCGGCGTCAAGAACGCCCTTGTAAGAGCTAAGAAGATCCTCTACCGCCACTACCTCCCGCTTCAAGTTCTCCAATTCCAATACCATTGAGTTATCGTTCATTCTTTTATACTCCTGTACTTTATTGGATACCTCATCACAGATGCTCATGATCTCCTTCTCCCTGTCCCGGTTTATGATATACCTGATACTGTATTCGGCCATTTCCTTTAATGAGGATATGATCTCTCGTATGCCCATCTTGTTTTCGGTGGAGAAATTGGCTTTTAATAACATCTCCATCCCTTTTATGATGACAAGCAAAAAATTTTTTCTCAATCTCATGCTTAATAAGGTGTTTCGTCATGTACTACATTGAAATCATCACTGGGCGGTATATATTGTTGCTCCAACGGGATACTGGGAGGCGGGGGCGGTAGCGTCACCACAGTCGTGTCCGGCTTGCCGCTACCCACTGGGGCGTCCGAGCCTCCCGGTCTTTCTTGGCGCACCACCCCTCCATCAGGATAATATCGCTCATATCCTTTCATGATATCTACATGTATCGCATCAATCTCCTCTAATGACCGTTGACGGACCTTTACGATATGATGGAACAATAATCCATCCACACGGAAGGATCGTCTTGACTCGCTCTTGAAACGTTCCAGATTAGGATACCATCCTTGCGGAAATTGCATGTATGAGGAGTACCCGTATCTTTTCGGTATATTTAACGCTACCATAGCCGTACATAACTGTCCCAATGTATCTGATTGATAAAAATCAGATTGCTTTGGCATATGATCCTTTGGATCCCGCCGTCCTTCGATATCACGATTGAGTTGGGATATTATAAGAAAGAAAATATTAGGAAAAGTTCTTTTAGCGATATTACACATGGTTATCAACGAGTCGATATTTCTTTTGGCGTCTCCTGAACCTTGTACTAGAGCCGTATGATCTATAGACACGAATACCATTTTCTTATCCTTGTTTATTGGCATATACTCATTCCATAGAAAGTTTTGAAGCTCATCTACGGTTGATGGTTTAGGGATGTATGTTATTCTGCTAGAGTTCTCTTCCTTGAGGCATCTCTGCATTTCTTTTACCTCATCTTCTGACATCTCGTTAAGGAGTATATCTTGTATGTCTTTCCCCATTTTTTTTGATAGTGAACGTAACATCAAATCTTCTGGGTTCATCTCAAACTCACATCTTAACCATACATAATCATCTGCCTGTGGATTGATATTGACATTCATCACATTGCTCATGATTTTTTGCGCCATATAAGATTTGCCAACTCCGGGCCTAGCGCCTATAGCCACCGCATGTTGTGGGTAGAACCCGCCCAGTAACGCCTTGTCAAGATAAGCGTATCCAGTACGAGCCGGGAGAAGCTCTCCCGACTGATACTTTCTTATCCTCTCATAGGCATCCATGATAATCTCCTTGGATGACCTCCATATCCTATCCTCACTCATCCTCTTGCGTTTCTATCGCCAGCCGTATCGGATTTAGATCCTCTGTTAGCTGATCTTGATTTATATTTTAACCCCTTAGCCGTATGGCATAGATCCTTCCCCTTCCGATAAGCCTTACCCTTTAGCTTATCGGTCTTGTAGTTCTTGCGACCCAACTCCCGTCTCTTGGCTTTCTGCTCAGGTCTGGCGTTGATCTTCTTATCCGTCTCAGCCTTCTTCTTTCTGGCTTTCGGATGTGTTCTGTAATATTCAGTCGATCTCCCCATCCTCGTCCTCCTCATCATAATTATAATCCTCTACGATAATATCCTCTCCATCTAAATATGAGGCTTTATCTCCGAGTCTGCTTCTCATGCTCTCGTAAGGATCATCCCCATCTTTTATTTCCCACACACATAAGCGCGGACCTATTATATCAATAAGCATGTTGGCCTTATCCTCGCTTATGCCTTTTTCTATCATCTTATCTCTGCATTTGTAAAAACCACATGTCTTGTTAAACACTGATCCTCCTACATAAAACCCTGTCTGTTTGTGAATGAAAATTACTTTCATGCTCTGTCAATTTTTATTAATAATTATTTTTTGTAATCACCGTAACTCATGTCAGCGTCACACACCACCAAGTCAGTTACCTTATCCACTACATGGAATAGATGCTCCGGACATCCGTGGCATGCGCTACCGCCTATCGCTATCGCCTTATGCCTAGGGCAGTTATTCCCCCTCCCTCCATCATATATCTGTATCCGATTATCACTATATGTCTTGATATGTCTCATGATTTTAAGTAATGATGGCAAAGACATCTTGTAAGGGGATATATGCTCCTCCGGTATCATAAGCTCACCGGATAGTTCTTTGTAAAGATAATGTCTATCATGTCCTGTTTTTATTAAGAATACGTTGATCTCGGTCATTACCATATCCATAGACCTAAGGAGATCCGGCTTGGCTAACCTACCTACAGGTTTACCCGTAGAATCGGATCTCATCCAAGCCCCACACTTCTCGCACCCAACTTGCTTTCCCTCCACCGTATTTATCATAGTGGATGGGGCCTTGCAATACGGGCATACGGATCCGTTTAACATAGCTTTCTGGGCTAAAGATAGCTCTCTCATGCCTTTTCTTGTATTTTGACATTAAATAGATCACAGAATCTATTAAAATTCCTGTTCTCTATTCTCATATCCTTCTCATACCTGTCAACTGATTTGATGAAATTATTATAACAGTCCTCGCACATCCATTGATTGATTACTGCTACATAATAGCCCACGGATGTAGGTCTGTTACACATATCGCAAATACCTAAGCACCCATATCTGGTGAGCTTATCCATCATCTCCTGTCTTGTTATTTCAAGCACCTTGAATTTCTTGTAATTGTCAACTACCTTTGCCATTGTAAATTTGTTTAATAATAAAATAATCCGCTATATCCATTCCCTCATTTATATTGGGTTTTGATTCTAGAAAATTACTTATCTCTATATTCATCCCCCTCATATCCTTGTCTACCTTCTTTCTCCATTCGTTGAAAGCGTCGCCCTTATCCGGGTACAGGACTATCCGCCTCCTACCCAATGTCTCTATCATCTCCCTTTTCAGCATATGGATACCGCCACAGGCCATAAACAACCTACTAGGGTACACGATGTTACAGATAACAGCCGTCTTCTCTGACTCTACTATATACACCGGAGCGTCATTGGGATAGAAGTTGATAAGAAACTCCCCGAACAGGCATTGCCTAAGCAGGTAATCCTGACCGTCCAGTATATGCACCCAACATACATGATCCATGGGAACCTTTACCCTCTTCCCGTCAGGCCCGTAGTCCATTATCTTCCCGGTCCGCACTACCCAATTCTTATCCAGTTGCCAGAACACACAGCACTTACCCCAGTCCCCGAATCTCATCATCCCCACCTTATACAAGCTAAATGCCCTATTGGTATGATACGATCCGAAGATATTGGATAGATAATCCTGAAGATCGGATGTCTCGAAAGGATTAAGTGTCTCAAACATCTTATTTACTGGGATACAGTTGGCTATATCTGGGTTCACGGGAGGTCTGTATCTTCTTAGTACTTTGTTAGAATCGGTAAAAAGATCATTGCTCCCAAGCTCATTGCCTGTTGGATATTTAAAATAACCACATTTATTTTTGTGATCACATACCCCAAACTGCTCCCCTACTATCTGTCCGGTGGTTACATCTACGTACGGCGTAAGGCATCTATCCCTGCCGCATTGCGGGCACGTCAGCTTTCTTCTTGGCTTACTATGATCCAATTCATACCTATGAACGCTCTTATTAAACTCCCTGAACTCCATCACGCTTTCCTCTCGCTCATCACCCTATATATATAATCCCTCAATGACTCTTTTCTTATCAAGCCATTCAATTCAAAATCGCTTTCTATATCCAAAGAACCTATTCTTGATGTAACCGTATAATTGGTTTTCTCGAACTTATACTTACCTTGGAGATATACGACTGTAGCCATGTTAAGTATAGGATTATCAGTTTGTCTCTTCAGTTTATATTGGCTTGTCTTGGCGATAGGATCACCCGGAGCGAAGTTATATATCTCCTCTATCTCCAATATCTTTCCGTAATTTTCCAGTATCATTCTTCTATATAACTCAAGCTGGAAAGCGTACTCGTCATAGAAATTGCCTTTCCTGTTTGATTTGAAGTCCAATATAGCGAATATCCTCCTGCATCTCTTTATCTTCTTTTTCTCTGTCTTAGGTTGACCTTTCTTGGCTCCAGTCTTATAGAACTCTCCTGTCTCGATCTCTATCTCCACCATCTCCGGCTCGCTATCCATCTCCACCACAGCATCCACAGAGGAAGCCACTTTCAATCTCCTTGACCTCAACATCTTCTCAATCAACACAGGTTTTACATGTCTTTCTTTACAGAATATAGCGAATGATATTAGGTCTTCTATCAACTCATCCATATTATCCACTAATATCCGCTCCATCCTATACTTGTCTATTCTCAACTTAGCTTCCTTGACAGCTTTTCTTATCCATGTTGGAATCAGTTTTATCTTAACTCCCGTCAGATATAACCCAAACAGATAATGCATGATAGTTCCTAAGTCAGCCCGGTAGTTGGCATACTCGTCTGGGTCCTTACCCTTGAGTCTCATCTCATTTTTCCATTTTTCTAATGCCCCGGAAGTATCACAATACCCATTCGCAATATTATTGGTAGCCCCATCATATATGATAGGGTATCCATCAGCCCCCATCTCATAATAAACACGCTTGCCAGCTACGGTCATTCTATATAATATTGGTGTTGGGATATCCTTGATCCATTCAGCGGCATAATACTGTTGCTCAGTCTCCAGATCATACTCAACTTCCATTTCCTCTTTAGGTTCTTTTTTAGGCTCTTCAACAGACTTTTCCTCCTCATCCATATCTTTCTTTGGGATCGTTGACAAAACATCTAATATGCCAAAGAAAGCGGTAAATTTAGGATCTGTATGATATGATCTTAATATTGGTAATGATGATCGCCAATAATATGATGGCGCATTCTCGTCCATTGACTTATTATCAACAAACTCTATTACAACACCATCATCCGTGATAACCACATGATGTTTTTTGGATAAACGAACTCTCATATCATCAAACGATTCTTGATCGCTTATGACTTCCATATCCATTCCTTTCTTATATATCGTATCACTTATAGCCTCGTATCCAAGAGCTAAAAGTAATTTTTGTTTTCTTCTATCCATGATAATAATCTGGTTTTTAATTTACCATCCTCCTCGACTCTAGGTGCGAGATCCCTCATCCTTCTGGTTGCCAACAGCCATACGTTACCGAACTCATCCAAGAGCCGGCTAAAATCCATCGTATCTAATAGATAATCGAACCTTGTATGCTCATCAGCCGTCAAGTAGATAATGTTATCATTATCCTCGGCGACCGATTTATATTTCCGTTTAGGGTATAAGTGGCATATGTTGCTTACCCCAGGACATGGTATATATGCGCCGGTAGCAGATCTTCTTATCATACTTAACTTAGCTACGTGGGCGCCAAAGAACACGGCTAGGCTCCTACCCCGGGGCTTGGCCTTCGCCCGTATCGCCGTCCTCCCCTTTGGCGGTAGTTCCTTGGCTCTGCATGCTGGACATAACCCCTTGCTCCTTATGGCTACCATCCTCCCGCATCTCTCACACGGCAACATCCTACCTCTCATGCCTTTTTCTTTTTATAACTTTTATTGAACTCCATAAGGCTCATAGCCCTATATCTTTTAAGCCTATTAATCTTACCCTCAGTCCAATCTTGATCTTTGAAGTTGATGATCGTATCGAATATCTGAGCCAGCTCTCGGATATTAAAATTCCTGTTCTGTATTTTTTTATAGAATCCGGACCTACTATACCCTAACTTGGAAGCCAGATAAGTCTTATTAGATAATGTGAGGATACGATAAATCGTACCCTCCATCTTACTTATCTCCATCAACTTCTCGGCGACGGATGACATGGTTTCGTAGCTAGCCTTGTTGCTTACTATCCTCATGCTTCTCCGGGTTCCTGATCTTACCGTCAAACTCATAGAAATCCATCAACTTCTTCTCCTCCTTAATACAGGTTACCACGAAGTCTGATATAGTCCCTTTCATGCCCTCCTCGAAGTTCTTCTTGGCATGATCAAGGTCATTGGCCCGAACGATGTAGTTAAACGCCTTGCGTTTCTCATTGCCCGATTTCTCGTCTATCGTAATATAATCAGCCGTGACCTTATAGAACCGGTCTCCATCCATGGCAAACAATTCCGCTATCCTGAATCGTTTGATATCAACGCTAAACTCACCGGAGATGAATGGTCTCATTTCCTCTATGATTCTAGCCTCACATTCGGTATAAGAAAGGGCATCTACTAAATACTCTTCCTTTACCTTCTTCTTCATGCCGTTCTCGGCATCGGTCTCGTAAGAAACCGTACATTTAAACCAATTGTGCATTTTAATCTATATTATTATTAAACAAAGGATAATCTTTTATTCCTTCACGAATATATCTCTCCGTATCATCATCCACATCATAAGCCTTCTTGAAAAATATCATAGCCTTGTCCGTGTCGTGATCCACCAACGGAAGATATTCCTTTACGAAAAGAACTTTAAGATGATTCATGTGATCAATCTTGCGCCTTACATCAATTACTTTTGGCCATATCTCGGCACGGATTTCACCCATCTTTTTTACATTCTCTTTGTATTCGTTTACCTGATCTTTATACTCCTCCTCGATCTCGTTGTTCTTATCCTTGACAGACTTATAAGCTTCCTTATCTTTCGTGTCAAACATCGGAACATGCCTGATATTGATTATATCCAATCTACTGCATAGCTCCTCATTTGATATGGTGAAATCATATCTAGTACTGTATAGATCAAATTCACTTAATAACTTAGCTATCTTAATAGCATCATTCTGATCAAGAACGGCTATATTCAAGCCCTCCAAATAGTAGAAGAAATGAGATGGAGAAATAGATTTATATCCATACGTCTTCATGACTGGAGGCTCATCTATAAACCTGACACCTTCCTCCGCACATCTTGTTACGATCAATTTCTCTACCTGCTCATCAGTAAGATCATATATCTCCTGATCGGTCATCTCATTAATTGTCTTCATCGTCATCCTTCTCCATCATTGTAGCCTTTGCCGCCTTTTGTTTATAAACCTCACTCATAAGGCAGGTAAAATCCATATCATCCATACCAGCCATAACATTGGCTTCTACTTCCAAATTCATCTCAATGTTCATTACCGAGACTTCATAGTTACTATCATCTTCTTTATAGAAAATGACTTTGCCACCATACTCGAAACCATCATCTTCGGTCTTAACCATATCGATGATCTTCTCCAATTTCTTTACAAACTCACTCTTTTCCATATATATAATTTTTATGTGTCTACAAAAGTAGACATTTTGTTTTTGAATTAAATTAAATAAACATTATTAATAGTTAATACTATCCTTTCTCCTATCATTCATATTTATTCTTTGGTAATTATACCCTAACATCTGCTCCATCTTCTTTAACCCAATTAACCGTATCGCAATGCCAGCAATACCCTGTCTCAGAATCCTTTTTATGAGAATGGGAACCACATGTAGCGCACCAATAATTATCATCTATATTGTATGTGTAACTTTTATCCTCATGCATCTTATCTATTCTAGCTACCCTATCTTCCAATAGATCCTTTAGATAATGGCATTCATAAGGCCTATCTTCTTCCCTTAATATATAAACATCTATGTCCATCATATTCCCCATCCTGTCCGTGCACATCAGCTCGGCGGCATGACGTACATTCCCTTCCGGCATCCCCGGGACTATCTCCCGGATCACCGCCTCCATCTTCTCTTGGTATTCGGTGTCTACCTTAACCACCAAATCCTCTAATTTATCTATTAAACTCATGATCTTTTTACCTTTTTATATATAACGTCTATATCATCTTTCCTATCTACATCAATACAATGGGTATCCTTACAGTAATAATTCTTACTATTATTAAATGCGCATCCTTCACAACTAGCGTCACTGGATTCAACCACCTCCAGTTCTACTTCTTTCGAATCGATATTGTATTTAAATATAGATCCTATCTTGGATGATATCCTATATCATCCAAGATTATCTTATCGTCTTTATTAAATACCATCTGAATAATAAATGATTCCATTTTATCATCCGAACCATTCTTGTCCAATAGCTCGTTCTATTTTGATCATCTCCGGATTATCGTCATGATCATACCAATATAGATACCATGTACCTCCTCTATTAGCCTTCCACATCTTCCCTTCATATTTCCCTGATGGGATTGTCAATGAATATTCCCTAAGACCCTCAAAGGTTTGTTTGGTCATTAAGGCATACTCTTCATCGATTTCTATGTACCTCCTATGAGGTTGATTCCATGACATCCCACGCTTATCCGTTATCTTGGGTATTCATGATGCTTTGTAAATTATGTATTAACTATTGTATATCTAACACTCTCCCCATCTTCCCTTTCGCATCCCAAGCAACCTGATTTTACGCAATCATATATATAATTTTCAAAAGCGCATCCCAAACATCTATCACACTTATCTACTCTTAATGTCATTTCAGACATACCAACTTTATAGTTAAAGACTTCCCCTATTTTATGATACTTAATATTTATACATATAGTATCGTTTTCACTTATAGTACTGCCTTCACTTATCATATTCTCACGTCCAAACATATTGTCAATAAACTTAATCATCTCATCATTGAATGATTCGCTTTCTTCTTGCAGCTTCCTACATTCATCCTCGGTCAATCCACAAGAAGACACCAGTTCCTCTGCGGCCTGCGTCCAGCGCCCGGCATAGGCTAGCTCCTGAACCGCCAGCCATATTCCTTGGTTCATACCCTTCTTTCTTTCGTTCTCATCCATATTTATCCCTCCTATTCACTCATTTTTTTAACAAAATCTTCCCATGACATGTCAACGTCATTGTGATGTTTACAACAAGCATTCTGTATTCTCTCTATCAACGGAATGAACCATAACTGAGTTAATCCGTAACGAGTCTGAATTATTCTACATAGATTTATTTTTATTATCTCCATGTCATGGATATCAGGAGATGTATTGTCGTTCTCACATCTATCCAATATCGTTTGAATTATAGCCAAATAATGATCCATATCTTAAATTATTAATCATATTACCATTTCCCATTCCCTGGCGTAAACAGTATCTCCCCTGTCCTCACCCAATGATTCCAGTTATTTTTAAGTTCATCAATATCATACACCTCAGCCGACTTACCGTTATCAGATCTTTTTATGACCGACATAATACTTTCCGCTCGCACGCTCCAATGACTATAACAGTCTGTTCCGCACCCGCACGCCGTGAATCTCCCGTTATCGAACTCCCAGACCAGAGGCCGGAGGCCGCATCGTGGACACGGCAACCATTCCATTGGATTCTCCGGCTTCTTGTAAACATCAATACACTTATACTCTACTGTCATAATTAGTTCTATTAAATTGATCTGATCTTTTGATCTCTCATCTCATTCTTATCCTTGAACATCATTATCCTATTTACAATCCCCTCCGATTCCATGTACGTCGAGAATCCATGTATTCTTAGATATTGGATGGCTGATAATGATTTTTCTAGCACATCTTTATATCCTACATCTATCTTAACTTCTTTACCCATAGTCCTCCTCCATTTCTCATATCCAACTTCTACTCATAACACTATTATAATCTATTCCATTATTCATAACCACTTTATTAAAGGCCTCCTCGGTATACGCCAAAGACTCGCCCCTATTAGCTCTCTCGATATTTTCGCTCATCATCCCCATAGCCTCGATCAAGGCCGCTGATGAGTTGGCTATTAACTTAGCCGCTTCCATTATCTTATTATCATCCATAATCATATTACTTTAACTTCCTCGTTCCACAAATGTCTTTCATATACCATGGTTGTTCCTATTAGGATTCCGGTATCTTCTCCCCAATATTCAAGTATTTGATTCCTGAATTTGTGACGCAATTTTTGTATTCCTCCCTTGTTTTTATCATAAGAAGAGTAATCTGATAATCTTACTGTCTCCATCGTTTACCTCCTTCATTTGTTCGTATGCCAATCTTTCAAGTTCCGGCATGGTGTTTGTTTCTTCTTATTTTCCCCCATACTTATTTCTCATTTCATTAATATAGCTCATATACCAATCTCTTATATCCTCTTCACTATCCATGCTATACTCTTTATTGAATGGATCGTATCTGATAAACTCCTCTGTTCGGCAGAATGGGCATGGGATCTCTTCCAATGGCTTGATTAGAACACCATCATCACCTACATTATCCAGATCATACAATATGCCATCTATGCAAGTCGCGTCTGGATAATTCGCACCGAAAAGCGGGAATTTTGGACATGTGTTTCTCATACTTGTACTATTCAAATTCGTTCTCATATTCCTTTCTCCTATCCACTTCCTTTAAATTCAAACCATCAGGTGTCAATATCTTCTTTTCCAACAAATCAAAGAGAAGCATCGCCCTTGACTCCGCCTCTGTTTCCCCAAATCCGCTATACACTTCTGTTGGCGAATCGTAGGCATTGTAACGAACATAGGCGTCTTCGTTATCAACCCAATATTCATATTCTTTATGCCATAACATGAAGAAATTATCATAACATTGTCTCATCAGATCCTCTAAAGAAAAACCCTCCGGATAAGTACACCATGCATTGTAATAATCAATTATAGGTTTCAGGAGATAATAATCATAACACATCCCTGTTAATGGACAATTGTCTTCGTATCCCAATATTACCCGACTGCGTCTGCACTTGTAATTATATTTCCCATCTATATATTTGCCTATAGAATAATATTTACCTTTCGTGATATGTGGCATAATGTTGTTATTGATATACCTGAACAATAATTTACCGCATAGATTCTTAGGGAATATATCACGATTATAATCTGTAGGATGTTCATAAATAGGATCTCCGTATTTAAACTCATAACTAAAATCATATCTCTCGTATCCAACTTCCCAATTATAAACCCTAGTATCTGTCATATCCTCAAAGGCTTCCATTGACTTTTTATAGTCTATGTCATAAGCATCCATACATTGCTCCATTACATTCCAACGCTCACGCTCTATGATCCTTTCTTGTGAGTCTTTTGGTGACTCATCAAACTCATACAGTTTTAATACAATCTCTTTCATAATCCCTCCTCTTTTAATATAATTAGATCCCTAATGTCAATCGAATGACATACGTACCTCCTTATGTTCACGTTTAGAGATATGATTGTGGCTATTCTCACGAACCACCACAATCCAGATTCAGATATCATTCATCCTTTATCTTTACGAATGGGTTTTCTACATAAAACTCCACTACATCCTTAGATTTTATAGATGTCACTATACCGGTGGTATCTACAAATCCATCCGTCTCATCCATTGTTAAATCTTCTATTTTATCTCCCGGTAGAAAACAAAGATTATAACCTTGATCGATGTACATAATCATTTTTAACTTAACCATATCATCAATGATTCCTCTCATCCTTTCTACGACACTCAATTGATCATTTGTAAGCATCAATTTACTTTTAGGAGACTTTGCCAGCCTTATGTCTCCATTCTTGTTAACCACAATCAAATCATTAAACCTATACACATCTTCCTCGCTCGCATAATATGTTTTTGAACAACGTAACTCACCCTTATGATTTATTACAACATCAAAACTCTCCAATTTTCCCCTTACAGCTTTCCCGTTTTTGTATTCCCATACATAATCGTCCATTGGGGAAAATCCATACAATGACCTAAAAGCATCATATATTGATATTTTTCTCTCAGGAATACTATCGCCCTTCTTAAAACACTCCTCGGACGAATAGAACCGCTCTCCCTTTAACGTCTTATCAGTCCTGCCTCCTCCCCAAGTTCCTATATATCTAACCACTCCATATGTAAAACTGATTAAGATCTTATCAATCTCAAACCATTCTAATCTTTTTGTCGCATCATTAAACAGATACCCACTTTCCTCATAGATTAATAAAGAATTCGTCATAATTCGTTTTTTTCAAAATTACTTAATATTATTTGCTTTGACTACAATCAGCCCGATGATTTTGAACAAGATCATATAGATCACAATCGTCATACTAGGCTAAATATTTGAGAATCATCATACAATACTCTTGTATAAGGACTCCAAATTGTCCCTGACTCTACCGCCGCTGGATCAACAGCCATCAGCCCCGCGCCTATCTCATAATATAGCTCAAGATCCATTGGCTCTAACGCTACTTTCTCCGCTTCTTCCCGACTTAATCCTGACAACTTAAACACCTAACTCTATTTTCATAAGCGATGGGCGTTTCATCCGGACTTAACCTTACTGATATTATTTCAGCATCTTCTATACTATTAAGAATCAACTTTTCTTCCATATTATTATTGTTTATGGTTGTTTCTTCCACTCGTTATATCCTACCTCAAAAGCTATGGGGTCATATCTTTTAAGTACTCATCTTCTTTATAAAACTTAATTTGAGTCCCATTATCCAAACCAAAGGACAGGGTGAAGGATATAACCCAGCCCGATCCGTCCACGGCCTGCCCCTTGGGAACCCAAGACATTACCGCCTTCTTGGATATCCACCATCTTCCTATCTGAACGAACTCAGGATAGTTGTTCATTAAATATACCATCTGACTAGCCATCTTATTGACATCATCAAAAGACACTATATGATACTTGTTTCTTATCCTGACCTTCAAGAAGGGGTTATCCATATTATATGCCGCAAATGCTGATATCACAGAACTAGGATATCTAACCCCTTTTATTATCACCCATTTCATATATAATACCTCCTCTTAATTATTGACACTTTCCACAAAAACTCCTCCTTCCAGACTGTAATATGTATCCGCCTTTATCTTCTCCCCATCAACAAATTCCGTTTTTACGCAAACGGGGATATATCTTTGCTTTTTATCCGAATAAGACCATTCGGATAGTGTTATCCATGATCCTTTTGAGGCTTTTGCTACAGAGTTAATACCTGCGCACATGATGACACAGCCTTCGCCTGTGCTGTCTATCTGGGCACCGTCGCCGGATGATCCTATCTGGGCACCGTCGCCGGATGATCCTATCTGGGCATCGTAGCCGGATGATCCTATCTTGGCACCGTAGCCGGATGATCTTATCTTGGCACCGTAGCCGGATGATCCTATCTTGGCACCGTAGCCGGATGATCCTATCTTGGCACCGTCGCCGGATGATCCTATCTTGGCACCGTCGCCGGATGATCCTATCTGGGCATCGTAGCCGGATGATCCTATCTGGGCATAGTTGCCGGATGATCCTATCTGGGCATTGTAGCCGGATGATCCTATCTTGGCACCGTCGCCGGATGATCCTATCTTGGCACCGTAGCCGGATGATCCTATCTTGGCACCGTAGCCGGATGATCCTATCTGGGCATAGTTGCCGGATGATCCTATCTTGGCATCGTTGCCGGATGATCCTATCTGGGCATAGTTGCCGGATGATCCTATCTGGGCATAGTTGCCGGATGATCCTATCTGGGCATCGTTGCCGGATGATCCTATCTGGGCATAGTTGCCGGATGATCCTATCTTGGCACCGTCGCCGGATGATCCTATCTGGGCATCGTTGCCGGATGATCCTATCTTGGCACCGTCGCCGGATGATCCTATCTTGGCATCGTAGCCGGATGAATTATCCTTTATGCTCGTTTTTATTTTTTCAGGTGATGTGATCTCTTTTAGCCATTCGACTCCAAGATAGATCATGTCAGCCAATTTTAACTCTGCTTTTATTTTTATTTTCGAGGAGCAAATCTTTGTCCCTCTATCCTCCTTGGATATATTCCCGTCTTGCTCTACTTCGCAAAACCTAGAGTCTATCATAGTATAGTGATCAAAAACATCAAACGGGCTTTCGCAAGCGTGAAACCCTCTGCTACACACCTTGATCTCTCCATCCATCTCATATTCCTTGCCTATTTCATATTGAAAATCCCGACATTTTAATTTTTTGTCGAATCCTTTATAAGATTTCATAGCCATTTTATTATATTAATTCATCCGCTTCTGTCCTTTTATCCATAGGCTTGTTTTGAGCTTCATTGATAAAATTAAGCACCTCATTCCATGTCCTTTCTAACAACTGCCCATTATTCACTCCACAACATTCACATCCACTGGAAAATACTGGTATTATGTTCCCAGCACACATTTTGACAAATTTATACCCCACATATCTATCACATAAAGAACATCTTCTTACTGGTATAAATCTTACTTTACCGCTATAAACGATATTTACTAATGTCTCACGATCCATATGATTTTCTCCTCTAATTAATTATCCTTATTTCTAGCCAATCGGATAAAATTTATCCGCATTATCTTTTCCATCTTCACGGAAGATAGCCATTTCTCGTGCCAGAAGGTTCGCCAGATTATCTACCGTCTCCACCTCCCTGCGGCTAAACCACTCTACCTTACTGTAGGTGTTGCCTATCCATATCACACTTACACGTTTCAGAGGACTAACCTCCTTCACCAGCCCTATATGATTCTTAGTATCCTTAATCACATTTGATTTGTCAATACTCGTAAGCCTAACAAAATCCATTGGTCGTATCACTTTATCCTCGTCCATGTTAATCCTCCTATATTTTTATTCTCTCAATTTGTTCTTAACCTCCTTAACATATTTAGGGGAATGTAGTCCCCTATGCAATCTTATAGCCCAATCTATATCCTTTTTAGGATTATGATGAGATTGATATATCTCGAACATTTCCCTAGCCTTGACAGGGTTCGTTCGATCTTCGTATCTATATCTCCTTTTCTCCCGTTTAAGGCGTAATATCCTATTAACCTCATCAACGTATATCCTTTTCATTTGCCACCTCCCTAAAGCCCCGGATGAGGCGTTATACGCTCGATCATCATCCCTTGACTCCACGAAAGACAGGGCGGCCGCCAGCTTATCCCACACCCGTGCCTCTACCACGGCAGGCCTTGGGGCGTGGGGCAGACCACCGTTTCCTTTTGGCGGTGTCAATATTATCATCGCCGTCACGAGTAAGCATCTTATCATACTTCCTTGTTTTTATAAAACTCCTCTTCAAATCTCACATTATCCACATAATCCTCCATACACTCATGAACAACTATATGAATATCCCCCTCCGCATATGTTACCTCGGACATCAGCCTCTCATTAGTCATCCACCAAGAATAACTATCAATATGCCGTATCTCAAATCCACGACCATGTAACAGACACATAACATTGTGTCTTAAATCCCTACCCATCATTATACACTCATACACGATATATCCGTTTATATTTTCATGAGACTTTCCGAACGTATAAATATACCTGCTCATCAACTTATACAACTCCCTTGCCACAGGATTCGGGATCGCCTCATCCATATCAAAATCATCACCCGTATCAATAATCTTATCCACGTCCCGTTCATCAATACAAGCCCTAGGCATTCCTATCGTCCGTACATAAAGGCGTGATCGGTGATCCCTACTTAACACTGTCCCGATATACTTTTCTCCTTTAGTGTATCATATATTATGGTTGCCGGTTATATTAAACACAATTTCATCTCCTATATTAATCTCATCCATATCCAAGATATTTATATTACTTGTTATTCTTTTATACAAAAAGAGGATATAATGGCATAATATTATGATGTCAAGACACAAATACGTTATCTATCATATTGCCATACATATCCTTCATGCAACGTTATTCACGGCATTATATCGTATATGATGCCGCATGCCATAAATACATCCAATCAATCCCCTTTCAAGCCTTTATCGCCATTAAGATTATCGGCTATACCCAATATCTTCGAAACAAGAGCCTTTTTAGGCTTATACTCGTCGTTTATGCTTATAATCGAGTAGTTGTATACCACACCCTCTTTCGATACCTCCACACCCACGTATTTAGGCGCAACGGCATCTTTGTGTAGTACGATAAATGGGCTTCCCCCGTCCAACTCATTTATCAACTGGTTAAACTGTCTTCTTGTCATCTGATAGCGATATTATTTCCATGTTATAGACGCGATCCCTCTTTACCCCTATCTTCTCGCATGGCCCATCGAAGCGCCCATCCTCTTCTAACTTATCAACATGATATAATACACTTGATTTAGGGCTTCCTTGAGGATATATATTTCCTCTTATGTCCCTTGAGAAAAAATTAGGCAAGACCATCTTCTGTCCCTTATCCTTATTATCCATGCAAGATATAACGACAACCCATAATTCCGGCTCCCACCCTTTCACTGATAACATGAGATCAAGGTTTGATTGTCGATCGATATATCTCCTGCCAGTTTTATCATAACGCAGGATGGTATAACTCTTTCCGCTATTATTATCAAACATTGCAACGATAGGACAATTCCCCTTCCCATTATCACATAATATTCCTACCTCTTTCCCATCGCGTAGATATACCTTATCGTAATCTCCTCTTTTATATATTTCAAAATCAAATTCTATCATCATTCTATTTCCTCCTGTTGATGTATTGTTGCGTACGACCTTCCTCTATCTTCTCAAAATAAAACTTATTCCCGTATAACCTTGTAAAACAGATGTTATACCCGAAATGCTCCGCACGTCTGATTTGCGCATAACCTCTACTGATGTCCTTATCATCAATCAGCGTAACAAAACAATGTGATCCTACTTCTGTATTCAAAACCAGATTTTCCCAATCTTTTACCTCCATATCAAATCTCCTTAAATATTTTTTTGTTATAATTATCGCTATTGTACCATCTATCAATATTCTTATATTGTTCTGGATAAACCCCATAAGACTTGCACCACCTAGGTAATGGCTCGTTTAGCACATCCAGTGCCGTCGCAAGGTCGAACGTAGCTTCCTCCTTGATACCACATCCCGATCCACTCCCACGGCTCGGTATATAGGCTCTGCTATATGCTACGCTCATTCCATATTCCCCATGACTCAGATACCCGATGTTAGGCGAATCAGGGAAGGCGTAATACAACATTATATAATCACCCTTACTCCAACCTCTATTATAAGTATCATCCTGCCACGCAAAAACCCTGCAACCGGCTTCTTTTAATTCCGCTGCCGCTCTTTTTAAAATATTATCTTCCATACTACTTACATTTAAGTTATGCCAAGGTGCCGGGAACCGACCCCGGACCATATCCGCACACGTACGATTATGATATATCCTTCCACCCCGCCAAGGTCATGGTCACAATATTAACAAACTAAAATCTTATGATCTAGTATATATATTTCTATAGCGTCCCTGCCGTATTTTGACATACCTCTTCCTCCTCCTTTTGATATTTTATAACCTTTTTCTCCCCATACGCTTTCGCTAACTGGATAAGTTGACCGGTAAATACCTTGGTACGGTGTTTTACGATCTTATCCACCAACTCCGGGCATCTGGTTCTCCATCTATAATTAACCTCGCCCTTAGCTTTCTTCTTGTAATACCTGTAGAATGTTACGGCTACTACCACTTCTCCATTCTGCTCAAAAGCAACCAAATCGTAATTGTTGTAAGTTATTTCGTTCATCGTGTAATATATTTTATAAATTCAATCACTTTCTTTGGCAGTGAATCTATATCCTTCACTCTTTTACCAAAATTGTACATATGACTTCTATGCGGATAATAATCTCCCGCATACATCCCCACTCCTAATGGATGGAATGGATCCTCACTACATGAGAAAACAGGATAATACACCACCCCATAACCATCCTTTATATTTTTATTTACATATACTATGGTATATCTATCAGCCACTTCATCATGATGTATGTGATAACAACCATTAGCTATTCTGCCGCAATCGGCTATCACCATAGCTATATTCCTATACCCAGAATCAATGAAAACACGAGCCAATCTATCCCCACTAAATATAGATACCTTGATATCGTCTTTCTCTTTTATAATCCTTCTCATATCATATCCTCCTATCAAACTAATCTATCATTTTACCATAATTAGTATATGATCCACACCACCCACGAGCCTCATTCGACATCCTAATATGATCAATGGGCTTATCCCCGACCATATTATTGGCGTACGATATTACATCCGACATACTTCTGAATCCGGAATCCTTAATGGATTTTATAAGCGTCCTATCATACCCGAATACCAATATCTTCACAATATCTCTTTCTTTCACAGTCCTTCTCGCCCTCATAACATTCTAGCCATAAAATAAACAAACATAAAATCTATTCTCTCTTTGTTATCATCCATCCTATGCCCGGTAATTTCAAAAACAACCCTACGCTTTTCTACAGTCTGTATATTATCTAACTGAATAGCTATGTAAGGATATTTCATAACTTTCTCTCTATTGATGTTATTCAAAATAGCGTTGACATCTTGCCTGCGAAAATACATATTTACACCTATGTAGCTGGCAACCAAAAGACACTCATCTATCACCCCATCAGTATCGAATAGAAATAACATATCATCCTTCTCTATAGTATATTCCGCATCAAGAATCTTGATACGTTTGCTCCCGTCCTTCTTATCAGCTATAAGAATCGCTAGCATCTCCTTATCGGTCGTAAGGATATAATACGCCTCATCCTTTGTAATATTATTACGAAGGTAAGACAGTATCTCATCTTGTAATTTTACAATCTCGTCCATATAATATTAGTATTTAGTTATTACCACGCCAAAGAAAGAACGGCAGCAGACACCCGTAGCCTGCCACGCCGTGACACAGCCGCCCGTTCCCCTTGGTGTTATTCCACTACCATCAATCGGTTTTAAATCCAACATTCTTCTACCTCTATCTCCATACGATCCTCCCAATTACATAAATCAGGGTTCTCTCCTTCATAAAAGTAATAGTAAGCCCATACTTCAATATCGCCCACTTTTATGCATCCATCACTGCACCATTCCACAATATCGTCATTCCTGCATACGTTTGTCGGTTCAGCACCAAGCGACAATAGTTTGTTTATTATATTGTCACCGAACCTTTCTTTCGCTTCCTCTTTCGTCATATCACTATCAGATTTTTAATATTACACTAACGCCAAAGGAGAATAGGGAACGGACGACCAGCGGGGCCGACCCCACGCCATCGCCGCCGCCCGTTTCCCTTGGTTCCCTCCGCATCACTCCCACACCAACAGACAATATCTACCACCAATAACACCATACCCACCATCGCTCGCAACCGCTTCGCGTTTCCACTTAACGGTAAAGTATTACCCCTGTTTAGAAAGGAATCCTATTGATTAAAGATACTCCCATTGATTTCCCTTGGTTGTCCTTGGTTTTCCATTGGTTGTCCTTGGTTCCCTTGATTTCCCTTG